AAGAAGAAGAAGAAGAAGAAGAAGAAGAAGAAGAAGAAGAAGAAGAAGAAGAAGAAGAAGAAGAAGAAGAAGAAGAAGAAGAAGAAGAGGAGGAAGAAGAAGAAGAAGAAGAAGAAGAAGAAGAAGAAGAAGAAGAGGAAGAGGAAGAAGAGGAAGAAGAGGAAGAAGAAGAGGAGGAGGAAGAGGAAGAAGAGGAAGAGGAAGAGGAAGAAGAAGAGGAGGAAGAAGAGGAAGAAGAGGAAGAAGAAGAGGAGACTTCTTCTAAGACTAGGAAGAAGTCTAAATCCAAACCTAAGAGTAAGTCCAGTAACAAGGGCGCATCAAAGAAGGGAGGTAAATCCGTGACAGAAAAGAAAACAAAGAAGAAATCTCTCAAAAAGGCTGGCTCTGGGATAAAGGGCGGGATCGTCCCGCTTAGTTTTGAGGATGCTATTGACGAGATTGCCGAACTTTGTGATTTCACCATTGAGCACAAGAAGAGCATAACCACTTTCAAGCAAGACAAGGTGGTTGTTGCTTCTTGTTTGCCCTGTAGGGATGGTGTGTGTGTACTGCTTAATCGACTCGAGCCGGGTGACCTCCCTGATGCTAAGGAATGCAAGAAGCTTAGTGAATTCAGAAGTGATTCATCCAACGCCGACAAAGCGGCATTTTTGCTGACTGAAAAGCTGAAGCCTGGGCAAAAAAAGCTTTTGAAGGCTGCTAACAAATTTGTTGAGGAGAAAAAGAAAGCTCAGAAAGATTCTGGCAAGAATCTTTCCAAAAGCAAGAAGTCTAAAGGGAGCGATGGCGGCAGCAAGACAAAGAAAAATAGTGCTTCCAAGTCTGGCGGCAAAAGCAACAAAAAGTCGTCATCCAATAAGAAAAAGAAGAAAGACTAATCCTCGCTTAAAAGAAAAAACCCATGGCGGTTGGACCAACCGCCATGGGTTTTCAACTCCTGAACAATAAATCATTAGTAATCATAAATGGGGGATGCTTTATGATCAATGTAGACTTCAACCCAATGAAGATTTTGTTGTATTCCAGACAGATGGAGCAGATGAAGCTAGGTAAAGTACCTTCCCCCGTAATGATCGAAATTGATCCAGTTAATTATTGTAATTTCGGGTGTCCGTGGTGTACGAGTTCCTACCTATTGCGCAGAGTAAAAGAAAGACGCCGCATAACACCAGAAAGGTTTAATCACATATTAGAGTTTATAGATCGCATCGGCACTGTGGAGGGTATATATTGGTGTGGCGGTGGTGAACCTACTCTGAATCCACACTTAAGGTCCTTTATGGAGCAGACAGCCGAGCGCGGCCTGAAGAATTACATAACTACAAACGGTTCCTTGCTTCGTACACATTACAAATATCTGATAGATCTATGTGATTGGGTAGCGGTAAGCGTGAATGCTGGTACTGAGGAAATGTGGCTAAGAACTGTGTGTCCCAAGATAAAATGGTCTAATTTTCTTGATGGTTTGCGCCAAGCTGCTTCTTATAGAGAGATTCTTGGTAAAAACATGGAGCTAAATTTCAAACATTCTTTTGATACATCCACTTATGTTGATATATACAAAGCCTATGAATTAGCTGTCTCTTTGAAATTTACCCATTTTACTGTAAAGCCTGTTGATATGTTCAACTATGACCGTGGCACCAATCGCAGGTCTTTTTGGGTTGTGTGGAGCCCTGGCATAATTGAGGAAGTCAATAGGCAGATAAAGGCTGTGCAGTCTGTTAATGATATCATGAGACATTTGTATCTGCAAAGTGGTGGATTCTATGGAATGTTTGATGTCGACAAGGAGGAATTTCTCCATTTTGATAGATGCTATACAGGGCAAATGGCTCCGGTGTTTGGCGCAGACGGCCATATATATCTTTGTTGCGTGAGGCGCGGTGAGCGCTCGCTTGGACGTTGGGATACTGGCGATCTTATAAATTATTGGGGCAGTGAGGAACACAGGCATAGAGCTTTGGATTTTGACCCCAAAAGGGAATGTCCCATGCGTTGCAAGATGGGTCGGTATAACGAGATCGTTCAGGCGATTCTCATAGACAAAGCTTATAGCAGGGGGCATATATGATTGATGAGGAGAATGGAATTAATGTCGTGTGTTTTATTTGCGGTAAAACATACAGAGGGGTGAAGTATGGGGATTCTAGATGCCCTCATTGTGGCCAAGAGCATGTTTATGATAATGATGTCTATCGTGTAGAATTGACAGAGCGACAACGCAGGCTCTTGCTTGATTTTAATATTATCAATAAGGACTGGGCAACTGTTCAGGAGAGTCAGTGGAGGTGAAATATGGACACTGGCGAGGGTAGATTCGAGGAGATAGATAGGAATGAATCTTTGTTAAGAGAAAAATATCCTAGGAGTGGCGGGATATTTGAGGTTGGAGAAGCTGTCGAGATTAAAGGAAGCACTTTCGTGGTTAGGAAGATTACCAAAAAAGATATAGTGTTGAGATTGAAGTCTAGAGTCGTTTCTCTTTGAGGAGGAGGGAGATGAAAATTGGATGGGCTAAATTTACCATGTCTATGGAGCTAGACTATAACACAGCTCGCAATGGGCATGGCGAAGAGCGCCCCATGATGCTTAAGGGGATGCTAGATAGGGGGCATAGCGTTGTTTTGCTAACTCCGGTCCTTCAGCGCGATCTGGCGATCCTCGAGATAGCAAAAAGTGGCAAGCGCCCTCCTGGTATTGTGGATAATAGGTGGCTTAAGGGCCTTACATATAGACCAGAAGGCTTTGCGAATGATTGTGATGTCCTCATAGTAGAGAATGGTCCTGATAATTTTACCTTCACCGATCCTTATTTTAAAATTCCCCAGATAAGAAGAGCAATGGAGATCATAGATAATTATGAAGGACTGGTGATTTTGAATCAGTCTGATCCATTGCTACCGTTTCCTTTGTGGAGATTAACATGTGCTCCCTACCAGTGGAGCCATGCCAGGAATAAGTGCAGGACCAAAGGAAAGGGAACTGAAGAGCATGGGTGGGGGGATTATAAAGAGCTGTTCCTGAACAAGAAAGTTGTGGTGATGGGGAAATGTCCTTGGCCAAAAACAATCTATCCATGGTCTTTTTGTGGCAATCGCCATAGGTATGACTTTTTTGCGCGTAAGAGACTTGTCAACTTTGCATATCTCCCGACTGGCTATGACAAACATTTTATTCCGCATATAAAGTTTGATTTCTGTGAAAAAGATTGGGACTTGGTATATGCAGGCTTCCCAAGGAGCAGGGTGCAATCTTTTAGGAAGTTCTATGGTGCTCATTTAGACAGAACTCACGTGTTTGGGCCGTGGGATGGTGGCGCAGAGAAGAAAAAGCTATTGGAAGAGGCTACTTCTGCCGGTATGACTTGGCATGGCTTCTTAAACGGCTTCCCAAATATAACAGGGGCGTATAATCGCTCTAAATGCTGTGTTAATCTAATGCCAAAGCGAGCTCAGTCTTTAGGATGGGTTGTTAATAGGTTATTTGAGGCCGTGGCTTCTAATTGTCTTGTCTTGGGAGATGCAGACACTGCTGGTATCGAAAGTTATGTGCCGAGAAAACTGATCGTTGATTCTGATAATATAGGCTATGTTATTGGTTTGGTCTTGTCTCTTACCGGAAGGCAGTATATGGAGTTCCTAGAAGAACAGAAATCCTTAATTGGATATATTGATTATGATCATATTATATACAGGCTTATGCATATAGTGAAGAGATTTGGGGGATAGAAGAATGAAGTGGAGCACAGATTATAAAATACGGGCGGGAAGACTGCCTGCTTTAGCTGACGGAGCAGTCACACTATTGGTGAACTAGAAGACATAATTGAGAAGTTCTCTTAGAAAAGTGGCCGCTATTTTTCTATAAAAAAGCACACAATGTTTTTGAAGTATCTAAAATAATACTTGCTTTGCCTAAATATACATGGTATGTAATATGTGGTGCGAGAGGGGGTGATCAAGTGATTCTGGCTGCTTTAAAGAAGAGGATAGAAGCTATAAGTTTTCCTGAGTGTTTCTCAGAGTATAGAATTATAAACCCTAAGAGACTACCAGTGAACGCGCTTGCCCGCTTGAAGTGTCAGAATTGCTGAGCGGACTTTATAACAGAGCAATTTTGTGTCCGCCATTACTTTCACAAACATACCCACAATTTGAAAATCTAGAGTCGATTAGAAGTTGGCTTTCCAAATGGCAGTATGTTGTGGTCCTCGTGTTTAAAAATGATGGCACCAAGGCATGGGAAGTTGACAAGAAAAAACTGTCCCATATTAATTTTAAAGTCAAGCAAGGAATGGAGCTTAAAGGAACCGAGGTTGCTTCCAGCAAAACTCTCTGTGGGCTTATGTACAAATGGCAACTTGGTCTTAAGAAAGATGGGATAGATGTTTTTGGATTGTTAAATGGTCATTGCGACAATCCTGCTTGTGGTGGTAAAAAATGCCCTAATCGTGGCAATCCACCATGTAGAAGGCGAGGCATGCCAGCCATGGAAGCCGTAGGTATTGACTGTTACGAGTTGTTGGAAGACCTCAACATACACTACGAATATCCTGCTGTGAATTTTGTTACCACCGTCACGGCTTTTTTAGTGAAATGAAGCGAGAACCCATCATAGAAGAATTAGGGAGCAAAGTAATGGGGACTGAGAGTTATGGAGACGGCGATACGGACGGATCCCCTGACAAATACCATGGAGAAATTCCAACTAATAAAACGAATGATTATTCGCAGGCCGAAATTTCGGTTCAGCAATAAATCTTCTTGTTTTATGTATAAGTTAGAAGAGGCTGGCATATCAAAGTGCGAATTGCGAGGGTATCTGCACGGTAAGTGCATGGACATCTATAGATATCATGGCGTAATACGTGGCAGAATGCAAGTGTGTCCGTGGTGCAGAGTTAAACAGACTGACCATGAGAATCTTCTTTTTCATATTGGCAGAGTTCACAATAAAACAGGTAGCAATTTATGGGAATTACGTATGCAGATGGATCTGTATCGGCTGTTGCTGACATATGTGCGTGGTGGCAATTATGATTCACTATCTTTTCTTACACAATCTACTTGTCAATTCTGTGTAAGTTCAGAAGTAGATGGTCGCGAAGGTATGTGTGCTATTCCAGAATCATCTAGAAATAAAACTAGATCTTTTAAGCTATTGGGGTTTAGATGCGAGGGCTTTAAGTGGAAGGACTATGATCATACATATGCCGCTATAGTGTATAAGAGGAGACCTACATGGGCAAAGTAATTGACCAGCTATTTTATGATGGAAGCTCATCTTCCATCACAGTGCAAAAGATGCGAGAGCATCCTGAGCATTTTAAGGAGGTAGGGATTTGGTCTCGCGTGAAACTTGGTGTGGGTGGCGAGATCGAACAGGTGCTAGGGGAAGGTAGGCTGTACGATTATGTATCAGAAGAAGGAGGTGCTAAATGATTTCCTTAATTGAGACAACCCCCACGACGTTTGAGGATCTCAAAAGGTTCAAAAGTTTTGTTGCTGACCAACAAGAAACTAAGAGCACCATCGAGACACAATTTAAGGATTGGGAGCTGACGGATACTGGTCTCAAAGTACAGGGGGAAGAATATCCTATGCGGATCCATGCCATGAAGCAACTGTTAAAGACATTGGAGATGCCTATAGGTTTTTATATGGAAAAAGCTCCGACCGATATGCTTGTACGTGATATAAACCGCATGCGGGATGAATATACAGAGGATAGCGAGATGCAGGTTTTCTTGCAGAAAAATAATGGCGACTGTGAAGTTCGCGGTGTTGCTGATCCAAACTTTATGCCTATTCGCTATCCCAAAATACTTGAGCGGCTAAAGGTGAAAGAAGGTTTTAAAGAGGCCAGTTATAGTGATTGGGGTGTGCGCATTACCACGGCACACAAGGCAGATCTTATAAAGGTGCAGAAAAATGATATTGTAGAGATTGGCAATGATCTCGTGTATAGTGATGTTAACAGTGTGCCTTTTGTTGGGAGTCCTTTCTTTCTGCGCTTGGCTTGCACGAACGGTCTTGTGGTGCGGGAGGCTGCTGACATGGTACACGCCTTCCGTATGCGTTCCACGGCGCATATGAAGGAAGACATTTGGTTGCAAACCCTTAAAGAGAACTGTAGAGCCATAACAGTAAATACCAAAAAAATGGCTACGGTATTTAAAGTTATGCGGAACGAACCAATGGAGGCTCTGGATGGTGCGGATAATTTTATGCGTACAGTCAAGAGTAAGGTTGGTTCTGATGTCTTTAATTCAGACGAAGAATTAACTAAGGAAGTTAAGGACGGCGACAAAAAGAAACGGGTTATTGATCTTGGCATAACCATTTATACGGCCATGGCTGCTATTACAGTTCTGGCAAAAACTCTAGCGTTTGTGGAGAGACGTAAGCTAGAGATACATGCTGGTAATCTGGTAGCTAGGACACTAAAGGCTGTTGGAACTGGACGCATAAATGCAACACTGTAGAGGAGGTACTGTGGAGTTTTATGATGATGATGGGGAGGAGGATTTGAAGGAAATAGGGTTGGTAGAGTAAAGGAGGTAGTTATGGAAAATGTATACGAGCCGGAGCTTGGGCAGATGCTTTTTGGGCAACCGACACAGGAGTATAAAGTTGAGCAGTATTTGGAGGATGCTCTTAGAGCTATAAAATATGCTTTTGATGTACTTTACTTAGATGAAGATAACCCATTTGGTAATGTTGGTACTAGTTTTAAGAATGGGGTATTTGAAGTTGAGGCTTATAGCTGGGACGAGAATTATGACCAGCCCTACAACTTCAAGTGGAATGACGTCGAGGTCAGTTGGTACAAGTATTTCGCAAGAGGGATAAGTGTGAATAGGCAAGTGACGGCTGAAGAAGCTAGGCTTTTGTTGATTGAGTGCCTAAAGAGCTTGCTAGAATGAAGTTCCTACTCACAGCAGATTCACACCTCGGAGAACGCAGACCATGGCGCAACTAGACACAAATAGGCCAAGACCTCTAAAGAGGAAACTTCATCTAGTTAGTCGCTATTTCACAAAGCAATACGTTAATAGAAGTGGTTATATATTGGTGTACATGGCGGATAGAAAAAAAGGTGTGCCGACTTTGGGGTTTGGCAAGGTAGTTCTATTTCATCGTTGGTATTATTGTTTTTGTCATGGTCTTAAGTCGAGAGATATCAAAGGGGATGAGATACACCATATAGGCGCAAAGAAAGATTGTCGCAGACACAAACTTACTCGGCTTTCGCGCGAGCAACACAAACTTATTGAGATGAGAAAAAGGGGGGTGCATGGACACCATTAATAAGTCGTTTAGAAACAGCTTGATAGAATTGGACACAAGTGGTCTTGTAAACACTATAAGAGGATCAGACAGAAAAGAGCTGGTGGATTTTAGGTTTACTATTAATTCTCCTCAGTGCAGGGTGTTGACTGCTCCGTTTAGATATAATAATATTTTTTCCACTATAGCGGAGACATTATGGGTATTTTCCGGCCAAGACGATTTAAGATGGTTGCTCCATTTTCTACCAAATGCTATAAATTATAGCGATGACGGCCGAACTTGGTCAGCAGCTTACGGACCCAGATTGCGTAACTATTGGGGCGCTTATAGGCGTGACTCAAGTATGCAACACATAAGGATGCGAAAAGGGGTTGACCAAATACAAAATGTTGCAGATATAATTCGTGATGACCCGGCCACCACGCAAGCTGTTATTAGCATCTATGGTGCTGATAAAGACCAAAGATTGCTTGGTGGTACTAAAGATACTCCATGCACCATGTATCTACAATTTTTGCTGAGAGAAGGCCGTCTGCACTGCATTTGCAAAATAAGATCAAATGATGTGATGTGGGGTTGCTACAATATCAATGTAGTAGAATGGACTTTTTTGCAGGAGATATTGGCTTCTGTTCTGGAAGTAGAGATCGGGAATTATATGCATAATGCTGGTAGTTTTCATTATTATATGGACAAAGAAGAGCGGGTTAATAAGATGATAACAGCGCCACCGTTTGATATATATGATTATTTTATGCCCACTCCTATTGATAACATCACTACCATAAAGGGCTTCTACAATAATGTAGAAAATGCCGTAAGCTGGATTGAGAATACTATTATTCTTCATGCATTTACTAAAAATTACAAGATGTATGACAGATCTTCTTTCTCCAGTGATTATATATATGCCATGGCAAAGATGTCGGTGTTATATTGCATGTTCGTAAATGGTAGCCACAAACATGCTATTCTTGAATTACTTAGGGATAATTTTGTGCCAGAAGACTTACGGGCTGCTGGTTTGGAATATATGGTGCGACAGTTGAAGAAGTTGGTTGGTAGAAAAGCCGAGGATGATCTGGATGCATGCTTGAAGAAGATTGAGAAGCGCTACAAGAACTATTCTCCAGTTTTCGATTTTATAAGCGGTAATTGGTATGAAGCTTATCGGATTTGACCTATAAAATGTGGGCGGGAAGATTGCCTGGTTCATCTGGCGGAGTAGTCACTGGCAAAAGAAGGGAGGTGAAAACATGGCAGATAAAAAAGGCAAGCCAAAGCAAGACGGAAGCGGAAGGGGCACCAGAGATAACCGTGGTCGCGGAGGATGCAAGAATACCAATGAAAAAGGCAAGGGGAAAAACCCTAAGAAAGATTAAGATTTCTTAGAAGAAGTGGGAGGTGATTCTTTTGGGCGAGATGAGCATTATGTGTAAAGAAGGAGATACCAAGTTTATATGGGATCCCGAAAACAGGGATGAAGTGGAAGCGGCAAGGTCGCATTTTAACGAACTTGTCAAAGAAAAGAAATTTTCTGCTTTTGAGGTTACCACTAAAGGGAATAAGGCTAAGAAGAGAGTTGATGATTTTGACCCTAGTTTGGGAAAACTCATATTAGTCCCACCTATAGCGGGAGGATAATGTGGACACGACATGGTGTGCGCAGACTAGCAATAGTCACACTGTTAGCTATTCAGGAGATAATGTCGGATACACTGAAGACACTTCGCAGTTGTTTTGGGCTTATTGGCAGAGGGTTAATGACACACAAATTCTCTCAGATTTTTCTGGCGACTATGCTGATAGCCATGTTGTTCATTATTATGAAATATCTCACAAAGAACGGCGCAGAATTAAGTTTTTGCGATTGCGCCAAAAACGTACCGAAGAAAAGCAACGACGTAAGCGCTTGTTTGCAAAGGAGTTAGAAAGGCGCAATGAAATTATATCAGAACGTCGTGCTCTAAGGTTGTTTGAAGATATACTCGGCCCAGAGCAACGCAGGGTGTTTGAAAATACTGGTCGTTTATTTGTGCGTGGACAGAAATATGGCTGGTTAATTTATAGTAGGCCACACCAAATTATAAAGCTAGAAAAAGACGAATTTGTATATTTATGTATTAACCTCGCTGGTGGTAATAATTCTGTACCAGACGCAGACCGTGTGCTTGCTTTTGGTCTCATGGCAAAGTATGATGAAGAGAGGCTTAATAGAGAAGCCAACGAGTTGAATAGACTAGACTTTTTTCCTTTTTTTAAATATGGAATTCCAGAGTCTGCTGTGATGTGAGTATGTAGGCGGCAACAATGAGGATTGCTGTCATCTTTTGTTTATAAGGAGGATTAGGACAGTGAAAGATGGAATAATTAGATCTGGGAAAATTATAGGTATGGAGTCGTTAGAAACTAGCATTAAGAAACCACCTTGTTTTGGTTTTTATTTGTCTGAAGAATATGAATGTGCTAAGTGTTTTTTTGGGGGGCAAGGACCAGGCTTTGAATGCCCTAAGGCCACAAAGGAAAGGAAGGAAAGAGAGAAAAAGGAGGAGCAGGAAAGGGAATCTGTGCAAAGGCAGAGAAATGTCCATATCCTCAGAAATTCTTTAGCCATAATAGACAAAATGTATGAGGGTTTGGAATTAGGTGTTGAACATAAGCGCAAAAGCGACGGTGCTATTCTAGACAATCCTAGAGATATTATTAAGGCTCTGTTGGCAGAAGGCGAAATAGAATGTACTGCTCCTCCTAGGCGCGATGTCGCCGACAATGATGAGGAGAATAGCCAATAGCAGGTAGGAGGACAAGGGATATGCCGAAATACATAGAGGAAATTGAAATTGCTGCAACTGATATAGAGACAAAAAACAATGCGCTTATGCTTATAAAAGCCATTGAAGATACAATGTCTGCCGGTTCTGTTTATATCCGGAAAAGTGACAAGCAAAAACTTATAACAGTTAGAGGAGTGCTCGAGACCATGGTGGACGAAGGTGTTGTATTATATTATCCTCCCGCAGCAGAGATAAAAGGATCTGAAAATATTTAGGCTACTTGGTTGATAGATATGGGTAGCATAATTGAAGACGTAAAGGAGGCTCTCAAATTCAATGGCATACGTGTTTACGATTATAAAGACCGAATATTCAGAACAGACCATGGTTGGTATAGATTTTATAAGGCCAAGTATAGGTTCCACGAGACAAAAGAAACAAATATTCCTTTTGGTGTATACCGCAAAATCCCCGACCGCGTAGAAAACTTTATATTATGGTACGGGGGCAATTTATTTATTCTTCCAAAAGAAAGTGTCATTAAGGCTCCTAGGCTATTAGGCGGAAAAAAGGTTTTACCTATATCTGAAACTTCCTTAATCCCTCTCAGAAAGCCTATCAAGATAGCTAAAGCGAAACGCTTTACCCACTTGCATGTACATAGTTCATACTGTTTGTCTGGAGACACCTTGGTGTATAATTGCATGTCCAATGGTCCCAACACGAGGTCCGACTGGACGTGTTTAGGGTCTTGTAAGACACTAGAGTATCTGTATACTAATTTTGCCGGTTTGCATCCTAAGGGGCGAAACTATGTTGAGAACTACAGGGTTAAGGTTTTCGATGGAGATAAGTTTGTTGCGTCAAGGATATTAGATGTTAGGTTTTCTGGCAAAAAACGGATGTGTGAGCTGACGACTGAGAGCGGGAAGAAGATAAAGGCCAGCTCTAAGCATAGATTTTGGACCAAAGATGGATGGAGGAGAGTGTGGCAGTTAAAGATAGGGAATGAGATGGGGTGTAATGGTACACTGTCGGTTGTTAGAACTCCTGCCATCACATCTGAAGAAGACGCTAGGAGCCTTCTCTATAACAAGGAGTGGCTAAGAAAGAAAATATATCTAGATGGGTTGAGGCATTCCGAAATAGCTGGTTTTTTAGGGTTAGCTAGAAGTACTGTGTCATTGAAGGTACAGCGCTTTGGCCTATCGATGGATAGGGAAGAAGTTGGAAGAAGAGCGGCGGCCACTTATGCTAGGAAGCATGCTCATAAAAGAATCGCTAATCTTAAATTGCTAGAAGGTATTACGCCTAACTGTTGTAGGCATAGGGCCAGAATAACGCTAAAAGACAGATGCGAAAGATGTGGAATTGGTAAGGATGAAGTTAGAAGTCGTATGGGCTTGATCGTTCACCACAAAGATGGTAATCCATATAATAATCGCCCATCTAATCTTATAACGCTTTGTCAGAAGTGTCATCGCATAGAGCACTCTCCTTGGCCATATACGGTCAAATATGAGCGACTGGTTTCTATAAAGAGATTGGGCTTTGAAGATACTTATGATTTAGAAGTTGAGCATTCTGCGCATAACTTTGTCGCTAATGGCTTTATAACTCATAATTCAGCGCTAGATGGAGTTAGTAGTTGTAGACAGCTTGTTGAGAAGGCTGCAAGCCTCGGTATGGATGCTATGGCTATAACCGACCATGGAAATATTAGCGGCCATATGGATTTTTATCTTCGTTGTAATGCAGCAGGGATCAAGCCTATTTTTGGCTGTGAAGAATATTTCGTTGGTGATGCTACTATTAAAGATGGCGATCATCGCAAAAGTTTTCATATTGTGTTGCTAGTTAAGAATGAAGAAGGCTATAGGAATCTTTTGCGCTTGCAAAAACTTAGCTGGAGCCCGGAGCATTTTTACTATAGGCCAAGAATAGACTGGGGCATGCTAGAGCGCTATAGTGGGGGGCTAATATGCCTTACGGCATGTGCAAAAGGGCTTCTGAATCGCTATATTTTAGCCAAAAAACGTAAAACAGCACTAAGCAAGGCCAAAAAACTAAAGGCCATTTTTGGTGAAGACCTGTATCTTGAGCTACAGTTGATCAATTTGGTCGGCGATGACGGCATAGACTTGCAAAAGGTAGCCAACGAGGGTCTTGTGCGCATATCGCGCAAATTGGATATTCCTACGGTGATAACCAGTGATGTGCATTATATCAACAAGGGCATGCATGAAGTTCAGGATATGGTTTGCAAGATACACCAAGACACTGAAATGTACAGCACTGAGTGTACGGACAACTGGCTTAAAACCTATGAGGAACTGATTGATACTTGGCGAGAGAAATGCCCTTACTTAAAGGCCCGTCGCGTCAAGGCTAGCCTAAGAATAACGCAGGAAATAGCTGAAAAATGTAATTATGAGATCCCCACCGGCAAGGCATACTTTCCTAAGTATGACCACAAGCACCACGTAATGTACAAGAAGTGGGGCAAGAAGCTAACCAAGGAGAAGTTCTTTAGGAAGCTTACACGGGTTTCTGCCAAAAAGAAAAAGTTGTGGGGCAAGCCGGAGTATCGAGAACGTATTGATTATGAGATAGATGCTTTTACTAAGACTAATAGCGTAGATTATTTGTTAATCGTTGACGATCTTGTTCGCTACATGCGTAAGCAGGGTTGCCTAAGTCACATGAGGGGTTCGGCCAATGGAAGTCTTGTATGTTATCTACTTGGTTTGGGAATTGTTGATCCTGTGCGCTATAATATCATGTTTGAGAGATTTATATCGCCCGGAAGAATTTTGCAGGGGCTTACGGATATCGACATCGATCTGGACTTTGAGGCTGAGTATCGGGACGTTGCTATTCGCTATCTTAAGCGCAGGTATGGGGCTGACCATATTTGCTCCGTAGGTAGCTTTAGCAGGCTTCAACTTAAGAATGCAATAAAGAGTTTAACCAGGGTAGAGGCCGACAAGATACGTAAGCGCATTAAGGAGAGTGAAGATAAGGAGGAAGTAAAGCGCCTGGAGAAAGAGCTGGAGCCTTTTACTTTTCAGGCCATAAATAAGGTCACTAAAAGCATGTGGGGAACCGGCGAAGATGCTTTAGAGAGCAGTGATGATGCCTCCGAATGGTATAGGAAGAACAAGGAGTGGTTTGATACTTTCGTACAGCCGATCATAGGTAATGTGTATGCTGCCAGTATCCACCCTGCTGGCGTGGTAATATGCCCACGGCCCTATGACGACTTTATCCCCGTTAGGACGCAGAAGGAAAAGGGCAGTGACGATCGTGTGTTTACAACCCAATGGGAGAATAGCCACACTTATGAGGAGTTCCTTAACGAAAGGGGCGTCATGATCCTGGACGTGCTAGGGGTTAATGCGCTCAGTATTATAAGTAGAACAATTAAAGAAATTAACAAACGCCACGGCACAAGGCTGAAGCTCGAAGACATACCTACTGACGATCCTAAGGTTTATGAAACCCTGTCCGAAGGGGAGAACCTTGGCTACTTCCAGCTAGGCAAGCCAGCCTTAAAGAGCATGCTACGTGACCTAAAACCTGACCGTATAGATGATCTAATATTTTTGAGTGCAGCAGATAGGCCAGGCGCACTGGCGGCCCAGGCACATGTTCGATATATAAAACGAAAGCATGGGGAAGAAAAGGTAAAGCATTATCATCCTTCTTTAAAATCTGTATTAGACGATACCTATGGTGTAATTGTGTATAGCGAACATATAATGGGAACTGCGATAGAATTTGCTGGTATGTCCATAGTGGATGCTGAGGAATTGCGAAAGATAATAAAAGCCAAAGACCCCAAGCGATTTGCTGTATTCAAGAAGAAATTTATGAGTGGCGCTAGGAAAAAATGGGGCAAGTCTGTTGTGTGCAAGCAGAAAGGGCAAGACCAAAGCTTAGCAGAACGTGTGTGGGAAACATTCAGAGCTAGTGCTACTTATTTGTTTCCACGAGGGCATTCTACGGCTTATGCCCTGTATGGTAATGCTACGCAGTGGCTCAAGATACATTATCCGCTAGAGTTCTTTAAGAACTATTTGTCTTATGCGGACGATACAGATTATCCTGCTATTATGTCTGTTGCGAAACAATATTATGGAGTGAAATTTATCAATCCTACTGTGAACTTTAGCAAAGAAGACTTTATTATACGTAAGGGCAAGATACAATGGTCCATATGTAGTATAAAAAACGTAGGCCAACGTGCAGCACAATCCATAGAGTCTTGCCAACCATTTAAGTCTCTTGAAGATTTTTATGAAAGGATTGACAGGAGAGTTTGTAATGTTAAAGTTGTGACATCTTTAATCGCATCAGGTGCTTTTAGGAAATTTGGTGACAGAGGTACGTTGATAGAAAAATATTTTTCTTTGAAGAAGCAGAGCGTTCCTGACGCATATACTGATTTGACGGAAATAGATTGGCAGATGGAGAGGTCCAAGGTTATAACTTATGGGGAGCAGTCTATACGCCAATTATATAAAGACAAGATCAAGCGTATGGACAGCCACAGCCAATTTCTGAAGGCTGGTACTGGCACAAGGGTGGTTGTGTTGGGCAAAGTTACACGTAGGTCTGAAATCACAACGAAGCAAAACAAAAGTATGTGGATGTTAACTCTAGAAGATGCTGGTGATGTATATCCGATTATATTTTGGAGTGAATTTCTCAAAAAGCTGAACCGTAAAGGCCTAAATGGCCAAATAGATAAAGAAGCTGTATTGCTAGTCAGCGGGTATAAGGGTAAGTCTCCAAAAGGAGAACATCAGCTCGCATTGGGCAGCGAAGCTGGTTCCTACGTAAAAGTCCTCCGATCATCTGGCTAAGTTCCATAAAATACTCCCGATAAGGCAAAAATATTTGCATCCAAGTTTTATTTTTTGCCTTAGCTACTTTAGGTGTAAATCATTGTGAAGTTAGGGGGTGTTATGCTTAGCTTTCTTCGTAGTTGTAGGGTTCTTGCCAATCTCCAAAGATGTAACCAACTCAATCGCACTAAGCCATATAGTGTTGCTGAACATAGTTATTTTTGTGCTGTTCTTGCTCTCGTGCTTTGTGATTATGAAAATCATATTAATTCAGGCAGAAAAGAGCCCGAGAGCGATCTTGATACTGAAAAGGTAATAGTGCGTTCTCTCTTACATGATACTCCAGAAATCCTAACCGGAGATATCCTATATCCTGTGAAATATTTCAACGAGCGCGTTAGAGTTAATTTGGAAAAGATGGAATTAGAGTTAGTTGACCATTCCCTGTTTAAAGACTTAGAGGAGGCTGTGGTTGAGGATTATAAAGAGCATGTTATATGTGCCAAAGACAAAACCCCTGAGGGCAGAATGATGACTGCTATTGATAAGATAGAAATAATGCTATTTGCTCTTGAAGAATTCGAAATGGGCAACAGAGCATTTACGCATATAATGGACACAGCCATGGAAATACTTGAGAGAAATGACTATTTTGGATTCCAAAGCGTTAGGGAATTGGTTGGAGAGGTTAAAGACACATTATATTTTGTCACGCCTAAGGAGCCTAAGTCATCAAGCAGTAACGATAAAACAGGAGGATAAATGTATGACTTATTTACAGTCTCAAAGGTATCCATTTAAACTTTCTAAAGTAAGGCGCATAGAGCAACTTGCTGAATGGGGCCTTAACACTCCGCGCATGTTATATGTTCCCATGAATTCCGACGGGAAATTTGACGAAGGGAGTGTGCATGCTTTTATAAAAAGACACGCTGTACATACCTCTAGGTATAATCTTCGCACTTACCAGTGGGACCCAGACACAGGTGCCGAGGGTTGGAACAGTAAGCATTATGTCCATTTAAATGAATACCAGGTATTAGACATTCTTGCAAGAGTTTTGCCTGAGCGATATTGTATGATTGATGCAGAAAAACCGGAGGATGGGATATACGCTGGTAATATCGTGATCCAGACAGACGGTTATTGCATTATTGAATATTGTCACAAAATGGGGGCAATGGTTCGCATGGCAGATACAACTATGGAGGGTCATTGGGAGAAAGTACAACAGGAAGCTATAAGCAAAGTAAGTACTTACGGGCTAACAGAGCCCATAAATGCTGTGCTTAGCGTGAAAAAACCAGACTATCTTTTTGAATGGTCTATAACTAATAAACCTAGTGGCGTGGAGCAGGAGTTATTGATATTTTGGGAATGGCGTAAGTGGGTTCCAGATAGAAGTGAGGATAGAACCCTGCCACACTGGAGGTATTTTAGATGATCAGTGAATATCAGGTGGTTTTTGCAGATAATTCAGTAATTCTTGGTCGCTTGGTAAATGAGTTGATAAGAGAAGGTTGGCAGCCATATGGTATCATGCAAGTAGGAATGTATCTATATCAACCGATGATTAGAGGCAAAATTGATAACAACGAAATTCAGCGGACAACATCTAAATGTCCAATTCACGGGCCACTTACCACGATTCAAATCTGTGAACAGTGTGTGGAAGTAGTAGAGCGTTGCTGATTTCTACGTTAAATAGACCTGTCAAGAAATCCCCGTAGGCTTGCCTCGGGGTACGTCACAACATAGAAAGCATGAGATTGAACAAAGAAGAGCCAACCAGTGACGCCTATAGTTGGGATAGGAGACGAAAGATGGAAAACATAGAAGCTAGAAGGAGGATATTATGCCTCGTGGATACGAAAAGATGAGAGATAAGTTCATTGCTCAAGGAATGTCTCCTGCTGCGGCAAAGGCTAAAGCTGCCAGAATATGGAATGAAAAACATCCAGACAATCCTGTAGGTAGACACAGTCATGAAGAATTTGTAACTGAGCCATTTGTGACGCAGAAGAAAGACGAGGAATAGTGCGATGTTGCTACTTCATTGTGTTAAGAGGATGAAAGAAGGAAGAGATTATAAAGATGTTCCCTTTGAAGAATTAATGGATGCTCTTAGGGCCGGTTTTGACACCATAGCAGAGTTGTTAATTGAACAGGGCGAAGATGCTGTGTTTCAAATACCGAGGTTTGGAGTATTCATTCTCAAGAAACACAAAGGTCATGTTGCTAGAAATCCAAAAGATGGTTCAAGAATAAGAGTGCCGGATAGGATGAGGATCAAGTTCAGAACCTCTCCAGCGCTAATGCGTAAGCTGAACAGGGATATGGCGGCTAAGTATAAGAGAAATGTAAGGAGGATATAATGGATTTTTCTGAGGAGGTAATGACGGAGGTCCCATACGATGAATGTGTGCATGATGGAATTGGTAAAGGCGCAAAGTGTTATCAAATAGACGGGACAAAATATTGGATACCAAAAAGCTTGATTGAGAGTGATGATGGAGAGATATTAATTGTTCCTACTTGGCTTGCCTTTGAAAAAGGGCTGATATAAAAGACATGGAGTTGTAGGGTGGCTAAGCGATCTAAGAAACCAAAATCGTCTGAGCTTTTTGGAGAGCACGAAGTATTTATACGTAAAACGCTTAGGCTCCAGCTCGATGATGATGATATAGGCCAAGAAAGATTAATAGACATATATGATTACATAGTTACGGGCCTAGATATTGGCGAAGAGTTCGACGCTACTATGGCGATGTACGAATGGGCTAGTGTGATGAGTGCTAGATTTAAACACGCTAGCGATGTTGCCCAGATAGAACGCCGTAAGTGGGGAGGTCAAGTAGGTGTGGATTTAAGAAGGACCGGTGTAAGAACTACAGATGCTGCTGTTAAAGACGCTGTGCGCACCGAAGATGAGTGGGAAAGGTTAAGTCGTGAAGAGGCGAGATATGCAATGTGGTCTGATATTTTTCGATCTTTTGCCATAATGCTATATAGAAAATCAGATGCTATAGTTGCTAAATTAGGTCCAAAGCGTAAAGTAACTAAGCGGAACCCTGCATGATCAGATATGCGAAACATGCTAGGTTTTTGCAGTATATTAGAGCTTTGCGTTTAGAAGTGGCGATTCTGAGGAAGTATGTGGTCCTGCTTAAAAAACGATTATAGGAGGGAGGTGTGGTGGTGTCTTGGTGATCTATTGATGAATTTTGCAGTCACGCGAAACTAATTAAATAGGAGGTTGCGCCATGAAGATTAATCCCATTATAGACAATATGGTTCAAGAATTGGAGTCTGCCAAAGAAGAAGTGCTGAAGTTCAAGAAAAAGAAAAATAAGGCTGCTGGCACCAGAGTGCGAAAGGTCATGCAGGAACTTAAGAAAAATGCTCAGGATATACGTGGGGAGATTCTGCGAATCCAGAAGGAAGATTGGTAGAGTCCAAAACAGATCACAGATGAGGAGGAGCAATAATGGCAAAGAAACAAGATAAAGAAAAAAGTAAGAAAAAGGGTTTTGGCAAGACAGACCTGAGTGCTGTTAGAAAGGATGTCAAGAAACGAGAAGAACAGAGGGCTGACTTTGTAAGGGGCTATGTTAGGTTCTATAAATATCGTGTTGGTTATAATTTTAGTCGCATTTTGCCGCCATTACCAGGCCGAGCTTTGCCATGGGAAAAGGCTTTGCGACATTTTAATCTGGGCCCAGAGGGTAATGCTTTTGGCAACTGTGCTGGAAAGGGTTGCAAGGCTTGTTCCTATAGCAAGGCGCTTGCTAAGAGTAAGAAAAAATCCGATAAGAAAAAAGCTGAAGATATCAGGCGCACTCAAGGTTATTACTTTGCCATGATCGACGTTGCTCCGCTCTATGACCTAGTGGATGGTAAGGTAAAAATGGTTGGTGATCCACAAAAAGATTGGCCTGAATGTTGGGGCAATATCGAATACGAAGACGATGAGCGCGAGCAGCTCAGTAAGAAATGTGCAAAGTGCAAGAAAAAGGTCAACGAATGGGGTGTTAGTTGGGCTGATAGTTGCGAACTTGGTGTTTGTGTTGCCAGTGTCAGCGGTCAGAGAATAGATATTATTGCGGAAGGCTTTGACGATGGTGACTTTACGGCTATTGGAAAAGAAGGCCGCACCGTACAAACTAGACGCAAAGGCAAGACGCGCTTTAAGACTAGCTATTCTGACAAGGTGCTTGGGAAAGGGTGGGCTTTGCCCAAGCATGTTGTGGAATACATTAAGGAGAATGCCATAGACCTTGTGGAGCTTACCAGGCCATCCACAAAAGAAGAGATGGAAGCTATAATGGAAGGCCGTAGTAAAGATGACGATACGGCGGACTGTTTTGGCGAATTTGATGCTGATGAGGATAAGTGCAAAGAATGTGATCTTGCTGATCTTTGTGCAGAAGAAGCCGGTGTAGATTTAGAAGGCGATGACGAAGAAGATGATGAAGGCGAGGGTGGAGAAGATTTAGAAGGCGAAGAGGAAGAAGAGGAGGAAGAAGAGGAGGAAGAAGAGGAAGAAGACGAGGAAGAAGGCGGAGAGGACGAGGAAGACGAAGAGGATGATGAAGATGAAGATGAAGAGGATGATGAAGATGAAGATGAAGAGGATGATGAAGATGAAGAAGAGGAAGACTCTTCAGCAAGAAAAAAGTTGAAGGAACACCTCAAAAATAAGAACAAGAAAAAAACGAAGAAGAAAAAGAAATAACCTAGAGAAAGAAACGAAAACAATTGAAGAGTAGGGATTGGATAGCTAAACATAGTCACTTCTGTTCACAAATAATTAGATACGGGCGGCAAGATTGCTTGATGAAACAATCAGAATTAGCCAAACAAATTTATGAACTCTCCTACATTACTGGGGAATTCCGGTTGTCCTCTGGACAAATTAGCGACAGATACTTTGATAAATACTTATTTGAGGGACAACCAGAAATCCTCCATGCTGTGGTGGCTCGAATGATTCTGGATCTTTTTGCGATCGGGGACATTGATGCTATAGCTGGCCTTGAGATGGGCGGCATTCCGATTGCCACAATAATGTCGCAAAGAACTGGTTTGCCTACTCTATTCGTGCGAAAGGAGAGAAAAGAGCACGGTACGTGCAAGTTAATTGAAGGCGGAAAGATAGAGGGGCAAAGGGTCGCGGTAATCGAAGACATCGTAACATCTGGTGGGCATATAGTCGGAGCCGTAGACCAGCTACGGGCAACCGGAGCGATTGTGCGGGACGCACTCTGTGTCATTGATCGGGAATCTGGTGGCAGAGCCAATCTTCGGGAAGTAGGTCTTCGTCTTTACGCGCTATTCACCATGTCAGAATTAGAGAGGTCTGTGGAAGAAGATGATGGAAGAAAAAGGAGTAAAGATCCGAAAAGATTTGCTTGATGCCATTGTAGAAAAGTCAAACAAGGCATATGGCAAAGGTTATGCGGCTAGCCTTGGCTCGGCTACTGTGTTAAGTAGAGTGACTAAGACGATCTCTACAGAATCACCAGAATTGGATAGGATCTTGGCTAGAGATGTGGACGGTGCTTATGGTATGCCTGTTGGTCGTGTTATTGGAGTGCAAGGCAAAGAGGCCAGCGGCAAGACGACTCTGTTAATAATGCTTATGAAAGGAGCACTTCAGTTAGGTGGCATTGTGCGTTTTTATGAAACTGAGCTTGCTTTTGACCCGAACTACGCTAGGGAATGTGGTTTAGATGTGGATAGAGTTATCCTCAGCCAGCCAGATTATCTTGAGCAAATGCTGAATTCTATAAAGCAAGACATAGAGCTTTTCAGGGAAGCCAGAGTCGAATACGAGAAAAAGTATAAGGAACCGTGGATGGTTCCTTTTTTTATAGGTGTAGATAGTATTGCCGGTAGTCCTCCAAAAGAAGAATACTTAGCCGGTGGTTTCGATGATGAACAGGCTCGGGGATTGCACGCCAGACGGCTAAGTAAGTTTTTTCGTTGGGCCTCTGGGCGCATTGCTAGAGAATGTGTTTGTCTGGTTATGACTAATCAGACTAAAGTAGATATAAGAATTACTTATGGCAGCAAAGACACTGCCATAGGCGGCAGAGCACTGAGATACCATGCTAGTATAATGTTAGAGCTTAAGAGATCTGGCTATATTCGTCCATCTAAGGATGCTGATGCCTTGGGTATAGAAACTGAGGTCAAGACTTCAAAGAATAAATTGTCTCCTCCGTTCAAGCGCGTGACCGTTCCCATTATGTTTGGCAGTGGAATTGATTATAAAGTTTCTCTCTTTAAGATGCTCAAGTCGGAAGGCGTGATTGAGCAGAATGGTTCTTATTATCATATGGAATTCATGGGCAAGACTATCCGGGAGAAAGGTGAAAAGAATTTCATAAATGCGCTAGGTGATTTTACTGGTAAGAAAAGACTTAGGAGAAAATTGGAAGAGCTTGCTGAGTCTAAGAAGAAAGGATAGAATAGAATGATTAAGGAATCAGTTACAATTCAAGAGGTTGTTGGTTTTTTAAACGAATTGCTCGACATAGACCAATGTACAATTAGTTCTATGATGTCTACTCGTTTCAGTTGCAGAAGACATCTTGCAGACCATGCAACAGTACAGGTTGGTTCACTAGGAGCAGAACATTGCGTGGTGGGGTTCATTGGGTTGTTGAACGGTTTGTTTGGTATAGATAAATACGGGTGGGGACACATAAGCGCAGAGTATGAAGAAAATATGATTAAAAAATTTAGATTGTTGACTGACCAAGAAGTCAGTGAGATGTTGTAGAATAGGAAAATTATCTATGAACAGAAGATTATTTTTAAAAAGTTTTTTTTGTGTAATCTGCTCATACGGGGCTATAAGTTTTGTTTTGGATTTTTTTTCTTTTCTTTTTGGTGGGCGTAAGAAGAATAGTATAGGTTCCGGAGACCTTATCGTAGTTGTGATGGATATGGATGGGGCTGTTCGCACTTATGGTGGCGTTGTTAAAGATATCGGTTACGATGAATATTCTGATATTATCGTAATGGAATTAGGTGTAATGGGTAATGGGAAAATTGAAACCGGCAGTGCGCAGGTTAGGATAGGAAATGATGAAAATATACAATATTACATCTGTGGTTAAGGACGGCTATGCTTGGATGAAGTTAAAAAAACGCAAGCAGAAGCGCATCGTGCGTAGAGTGGTCAAAGATGTTGTTAACCCAAAAGATGTACATTCGGATGCTCCCCATATGTATGCAGATTATCTTGCTGGTCGCATCACTCATACTTATGAATTGTATATAAAATCAGACCTCGAGCCGGAAATCGTTCATAAGATATTGTCAATGTCGTTTGATAAATTCTTGTATAGTGTAATTATCCAACAAAAGAGTGAGATGAATGCGGCTAAAAGTAAAACGTCTTCGATCCTGGAAAAAAATCCCTCCTATAATTGATGGCTTTGTTGTTTGCGGAGATGTGCATCTTTATAATTTTCTTCCGTTCAGCGAATTTGACGATAACAAAGTTAGTTCTCGCCTGTTAGATATCAGAAAAGCATTTGTCGAGACAGTGGACTGTGCCAACGAGTTGGATTTGCCTTTGTTTGTTAATGGAGACTTAATTACTGGCCGAAGACTCGGGTATCCCGTGCTCAAGGTTTTGACAGAGTTGAGAGATTATATACAAGATTGTGAAGTTCATACATATATCAATTTGGGCAATCATGATCTAGATGGTAACACAACTATGCTGGAACCATTATTTACTGATTGCAAGTACATTAATCTTGTTGGGACAGGTTCTGGAAGGTTTTGCGTGTCTGAAAACATAAACCTTGTGTGTATGCCCTATTGTGGGCAAAGTGGGGTTAAAAAAGCCCTTTCAGAAGTCGCTAATTTGTCTTCTGAAGACCTTAAATACAATGTACTAGGGTTACATATGGGGTTTAAGGGTGCGCTCTATACGGCGACTGCCAGCGAGACAGGGTTGTCGCAGGGTCCGTTTAGGGAGAATGGTATTGTAGGTAAACATTTTGACATTATTGTGGCAAGTCATTTTCATAGACACCAAATAATAGCAGGAGGTCATGGTTTTTATACGGGATCCTTATTGCCCATAGATTTTGGAGAGAGAGGCAAGGATCATGGTTATCATGTTGTAGATTTGGGCAAAAGGACACGTTATTTTGTCAGACCAAAAGACATGTCTTTATTCAAAATTGTGAAGATGAGTAACGTATCTCGGATGAAGAATGTTAAAGGAAACTACGTAAAGGTGCAAATAGACTCACCGGAATTTGATATTGTTGTAGAAAAAAGCATACGTAAATTGCTTCTTGGCAAGGGCGCTAGAGGAGTTGTTTTCAGCAAGGTGTATAAAGAAGAGGTAGAAGACCATATGGGCTCTTATGAAAGCATTACTGTGGAGGAAATTGTAAGCAAGTTTTCTAAAACTAAAGCAGAACAGACTGAGTTAGATCCCGACAAGCTTGAGTCTATTGGTCTTAATATTCTAGAACGGGCAAAAGAAAAAAGAACTTTAAGTGCGAGACTGAGCGATGTATAGATATAATAGAATGACCCGGTTTTTTTGCAGAAAGCTCAAAATGTGGCTCACACTTAAGGGCTGTAGAGCGCGGTGGTGGATGGCTAATGAGTCTAAGAGTCTTGGTTTAGATACTAGTTTGTCTCCATGTATTGGTTGCAGAAGTGGCGAGATGCTATATAAGAGATTAGAAGAACAGGACAAAGAAATAAAGTCACGGGAAGTGTTGTTTAGAAAGTTTGTCTAATGTTATCAGTAAATAAATTAGAACTCAACAACTTCGTTACCTATGAGCACGAGGTTCTGGATTTTGATGTTTATTTTAACGAAAATAGACTTCTCCTTATAAGTGGTAAAAACCAAGATGTGCCTTTTGTCTGCGATTCTAACGGCGCTGGAAAGTCTCTTATATATGAAGCTCTCTGTTGGGCTGTGTTTGGCCGTACCACCAGGGGCGGTTTGAAGGATAGTGTCGTAGGCAAATTTTCTAATAGTTGTTCTGTTTTTGCTACTCTTTCAAACACAGTTACTGGAGACATGTACGAAATTTGTCGCTACAGAAAAGATCGCATACATGCTAATAATGTTTTGTTTTCCATAAACGGAGAAGAACAGAAATTCACAATAAAGACCGATGTTGACAAATTCATATGGCATACGCTAGGCGTAAGTTACGACAAGGTAATAAATACCTGTATCTTTCGCAGTGATGATGAACGCAAGCGGTTTGTGTACATGGGAGATGTTGACCGTAAGCGCCTTTTGTCTGAAATGCGAGGTACTGACATTTTTCCGCTTTGTGAGAAGCTTGCAGTGCAGGAGCACAAGAATGCCGAGGCAGAACTAGACGCTGTTAATACTGTATTGCAAAATGCTTTGCACCAGAAGCGCCAGCTAATTCATGAGCTGCGTAACCTACGAGAACAGGCTAAGGTCGTAGCCAAGGAATACGAACAACGCGCAGAGCGTGTGCGCAAGCAAAAGGCCGATGCAACCGTAGAGTTCCAGAAAAAACACCGCAAGCTAAAGAAGAAGCTGCAACACAAAAAGCGCAAGCTTGATGGACTAAAGGCCGAAATTGGCAGTGTAAAGATAAGCAGGGAGGAAGAAAAATACAGGGAGCAAGAAGAGAGGATATCCAAGTTAGTTGAAGACTATGCCGTTATTACAAGCAACATGGTGCGTACTGAAAAAGTTCTGAGAGAATGTAGTTCTGCCAATCATGTTGGTACTATATGTGACAAATGTGGTAATAAGATAACCGGCTGGACATTGCGCAAACACATACAAAATCTTGAGATGGAGATGTCTGCATTCGAAGGCAAGGTCAGGGCAGCGTCGTCCAGGGTGGAAAAGGCCAAGAAAGAGGCCGAGGTTCTGTTTGTCAGCATAGGCAAACTTAAGGAGGCAAAGTGGCAGATCGCTACGCTCAAAGACGAGGTTATTGCCGTAGAGGAACAACTGAAAGACCTTAATAATGCTTACCAAGAAAAACAGGAAGCCTTAGATAGGGATTTGGTGGATGCTGAGACGCAACCTAATCCGTATGGTGAGTTAGTGGACAGCCACATGGAGCGCATTAGTGCTTTTACCATGGAAATAGCAGAGCAAAGGTGCAAGATAACTAACTTAAGAGAAGAACTTAAATATCTGTGGGCATGGCGCACAGGGTATGGCAGAGAAGAGATACAGAATCAGGCTCTAAAGAGTACAGTAGACAAGCTAAACGATAGTATATGTAGAATCTCTGATTATATTACAGCAGGTTCTCTAGAAATATCGCTTGTGACTGAAAAATTTGGCGCGGTTAAAAAATTGGGAAATTTCTTAGATCTAGAGATTAAGGATGTCAAGGAAGATAAGGTTAGACCCTTTAAAGAGTTCTCTACGGGCGAGCGTAAGCGCATAGAGATTATCTTTAGCCTTGCGAGTTTGGATTTAGATGATAACATTTTCTTAGAGCTATTTTTGGATGAACTTTTTGATGGATTAGATGCAACAGGGATAAAGCGAATTGTGCGTTTGCTTGAAGAAAAAGCTGAGCAAGGCAGAAACATTGTAGTCATAACGCATATTCCTGAGATAGGTGATCACTTTGACAACGTGTTGCTCGTCGCAAAGAAGGACGGACGTAGTTCTGTAGTTGGCTTGAATGAATGATGTGATGAAAGAAGTATCTCCGTGTTTAAATTGTAGCAAGAACCGATTTTGTGACGAACGTGGCCTATATGAAACCTGTGAAAAATTGGCTGCATGGAATAGAGGAGATGTTGAAGACTTGGCGAAGCTAGACGTTGTGGATATGGTTGTTGACGAGGACAATAGCTATAAGGATGAGGAGAATTTAGTTCCGACTATAAAAGACCAAGATTATGTTAGGGCAGTTAAGGGAGAACGATTAGAAGGAACTAAGTGTGCAACGGAAGGGTGTGAGCGAGAAGTATGGGCCAAGGGCTTATGCAATGCTTGTTACTCTAAAGAGAGAAAGAGGAAGATTAAGGAGGAAGAGAAAAAAGTTAAAGAGAAAAAGCCTCCGATGAATGAAACTATTTGCAGTGTTGAGGGTTGCAACAATATGGCTAGAGCAAAGGGGCTGTGTATTAATCACTATAACAAAGAGCTTGGCATTGATAAATTACATGTCGCATTTCCAAAAGATAGTAACATACTTGCCATGACAAGAAAGATAGCAGAAATTGAGTTTAGGACAATGAACGCGCAAATAATCTATTTTATCTCACGTGGGATTGAGAAATGGGTCGCTGAAAATAAAGAAAGGGCAAGGGCGGTTCACATTATTAAGAGAGGAGAAAGGTAATGGCAGAAGTAAAGAGTAAGTACAACCATGCAGAGGCTTATTGTTTGATGATGTACAAGTGCCTGACTTGTGGTTACATGGAACGCATCTGGAACTCGCGCGATGGCGTAACGCCATTCATGGTGGGCTGCGAGCGCTGTAGAGCCAATGGAGTGGCGCGGACACTCAGCGAAGGTATGATGCAGCACGTAGCGTGGGAGGCCGATATGTTTGCCCCGGATTATTTGCCAGAGGAGGGGCAGCGTGTTTTTGTTACGATGACAAAGGAAATAAACAATGTTTTCACCAGAGCTAGAGTGCGCAGGCAGTGGGATATGGGTGAAGAGCCATACCGCATGTGTGATACGTGGGACAGCCAGGCAGAGGCAGTAGAGGCGCTGTGCAGAGATTTTGATGAGGAATATGGAGAACCATGGGTGATTATGATATAGGGGGTTAAAGTGATAGAAAGCCTAACCTACCTTAATGAGTACGACCCAGAAGTTGCCAAAGCTATAGGCGACGAGGAGCGTAGGCAGCAAAATACGCTGGAAATGATAGCCTCTGAGAACTTCGTTAGTTTACCTGTAATGATAGCTCAGTCTAGCGTGATGACAAATAAGTATGCCGAAGGCTACCCAGGTCGTCGTTACTATGGAGGATGCGAACATTATGACGAAGTAGAGCGTCTCGCTATAGAGCGTGCGTGTAGTTTGTTCGGAGCAGAATATGCTAATGTACAGCCGCATAGTGGTACACAGGCAAACATGGCCGTATATCAGGCTTTGCTTAATCCTGGCGATACCATGCTTACTATGGATATATCCAGTGGCGGACATTTGAGCCATGGCAATAGAGCTAGCATTTCTGGCAGATTGTACAATGTGGTGCATTATGGAGTTGAGCGAGATACCGGTCTTATAGACATGAATGAAGTTTGGGACAAAGCTAGAACGTGTTCTCCTAAATTGATTGTAGCTGGCGCTAGTTCATATTCTAGATTTATCGATTTTAAATCTTTCCGTGAAGTTTGCGATCTTTTGGGCGCATATCTTGTTGTGGATATGGCTCACATTGCCGGACTTGTGGCTGCCGGTGTTCACCCAAACCCTGTGCCGTATGCCCATGTTGTAACTTCTACAACCCATAAAACAATGCGCGGTCCTAGAGGTGGTTTTATATTGGCAAACGATAGGCTAGGTGGTATCATAGACAAGCAGATTTTTCCAGGCTCGCAAGGTGGTCCACTAATGCACACTATTGCAGCAAAAGCCGTAGCATTTAAAATGGCAGCTTCTGAAAGCTTTAAATTTTACCAAAAACAAGTTACTATTAATGCAAGAGTTCTTTCAGAGTGTCTCATGGATCACGGCTTTAATGTTGTTACGAAAGGCACCGATAATCATATGTTTGTGGTGGATTTGCGTGGCTATGGCAAAGATTTAACTGGAACTCAAGCAGAGAAGATCTTGGAGAGAGCCCACATAACCGTGAACAAGAACGTCGTGCCATTCGACACACAACCTGCTAGGGTTACTAGTGGAATAAGGATAGGCACGCCAGCCATTACAACGAGAGGTATGCTTGAAGATGTGATGCAAGACATTGCACATGCCATATATGTTGTTTTAAGTACGGACGGTAATGAATATATAATTAAAGAAATTACGAGTTTTGTATTAGAGCTAACTACCAAATATCCTATTCCAATAATGAGGTGATGACATGTCTAGAAAGAGAAATCTTACAAGTTTTGAGCTACGTTCGCAGTTTAGAAAAAATAAGAATGATATCTCTTTGTGGCTAAAAAAAAACAAGCCGTGCATTATCGGTTTGGATATCAGTACAACTAATACTGGAGTGTATCTTTTTCCTGACTATGCGGGTTATCTAATTTCTACTGCTAAAGATGAATCTCGCGTATCTAGAATAAATACTATTAAGATAAAACTTAAGCATTTATTAGACCAATACACTCCGAACGTTGCAGCTATAGAGGATTATTCTTTATCTTTGCGAGGTTCGTCCTTGTCCCAATGTGCTGAGGCAAGTGGCGTAATTCGTGATCTTCTTTATGAATATAACATTCCAGTTTTCTCTATAGCTCCCACCACATTAAAGAAGTTTGTACTAGGGCAGGGAAAGACTAGCCAAGCTAAAGGAGTACAGGCAAAATCTCTTGTCTTGTTGAGGACGTTCACTAATTGGGGATTTCAGTTTGAGAATGAACACATATGTGATGCTTTTTGCGCTGCGAAGTTTTTGCAACAAATTTTTGCATATGTTACCGGGGAGATTGAGAAACCTAAGTGGCTAGTGTCCCATCTGAATGCCTATATTCAGAAAAGAGGCGACAGTCTGTCTACATGAAGGTCACCTTGTATGATTGGTCGCTCAATAAATTGGAAAGAGCTAGCTATCCTTTGCGGCTATCGCGAGACCCATACATTGATGCGCAGTCTGCGCAAAAATAAAGGATGGACTTATAGAAAGATCTCGCGCGAGCTCGGAGTTTCTGAAAGTGCTTTGTACAATAAGTGTATGGACTTGGTTGATAGGGGTGCGTTGACTCTCGATGATCTCAAGCGTAACAGAAATGTTTGATAAATGGCCTATTCGAAGAATCCGCGCATAAAAACTGGCAACCCGCACAAAGATTTCTATGCCATGCTTTGTTGGTATGCTATAAGAGATTATATATATGGCAGCTATGATGACCACTTATCTGCAAAATATTTTTTTATAAGCGAAGAGCCAGAATTTGATGGTTTAACTTCAGAAGCCATTTTTGAAATTGCTGGTTTAGATAAACAAAGGTGTTATAGAAAGGCAAAGCAGAGAAGAAGATCTCTGTATAAAAACTATAAAGAGCCAGCTAGAATATATGTATGTGAAGAAACCTGTGCGGACGGTAGGGTTTGTGGTAAGGAATTTATAACACTAGAAGCTTATAGGCACCATCTGAAGACATACAACCACACCCTTAAGTTATGTGCTAGGCCAGGTTGCAACGAAAGAGCCAAAATAAAGTATTGTTCTCCCAAATGTTATTATGAACATAAGAGAATGTTGAGACAGAAGACAAAGGCTAGAAGGAGAGTAGAAAGGTATCCAGTATAGGGAGGTGTGATTATGGCAAAAAGAAATGACGGAGATGCTTTGACTGGGTGGGGATTTAAGCAATGTCATATATTGGTAATTGGAGATTATATGTTGGACGAATACGTTACAGGACAGGCAGATCGTATTTCGCCAGAGGCTCCTGTTCCAATAGTTAGAGTTAATCATACTACTGTTCAATTGGGCGGGGCCGGCAATGTAGTGAATAATTTATATGCTTTAGGGATTGTCTTTGGTAGTACTGTTTCTGCAATGGGTATACGAGGCTGGGACGATTCTGGCGCTATGATAAAAAGGCGCATTGCCATTATGAGAAACCATTGTAATGATCTTATGCTGTCTGATCCATTGAAGATTACTACTAAGAAAGTTCGTGTTGTGGCTAACGGACAGCAAGTGGTTCGGTTTGATTTCGAGACACCGTGCCCTATTTACGGCCAAAAAGTTAACGATTTTCTATGTCTGCTTAAAAAAGGCATTAATTATTATGATGCTATATTAATTTCAGACTACAACAAGGGCGTCCTAACATTGGACTTCTTAGTAGAGATACAAAAAATAGCAGCTAAACATAGTGTTCCTATGATTGTGGATCCAAAAGGAATGGATTTAAAGAAATATGGTAAAGCTAAGGTCATTACTCCCAACGAGAAGGAAGCCATGGATGCCGCTCGATACTGTGGGGTAGATATTGGAAACAATGTGGCAAAGGTTGGATCAAGACTACTGAATTCCATAGAGGCGGAGAGTTTGATTATTACATGTGGGTCGCTAGGGGCATGGGTATTTGAAAGAGGAAAGGGCAGAATAAATGGCACTTTATTAAGGGCTAGGGCAAAGAGAGTTTACGATGTGTCTGGGGCAGGAGATACGTTTTTAGCTGTTCTTGGTTATGGTCTGGCATGTGGGCTGGCAACGCTAGAAGCAGCTCGTATTGCTAATGCTGCTTCTGGTGTGGTGGTCGGCAAGCCAGGCACGGCTCCAATATTGCCTAGTGAACTGATAGGCGTGCTTAGGAACCACTAAATAGTTCTGGTATATCTTCGTGTTGCCTTATGAATGAATTTTAAGCATGTACTGATACAGCTGATTTTCACGTTAAAGAAAGTAGCAAGGTCTTGTTTTGTTATCCTAAAATAAGCCCGTCTGTTTCTTTTGTCTTTCAAAGATAGCTCGTCAAGTTCGTCACACTTTTTTCTTATTTGTTCCACCAACTCCGGGCTCGGGTTGACTAACTCGAAGAACAATAGCTGTGCAAAGCTTTTGTCGTTTGGTATTTTTGCCGATGGTGGCTTGTATCTTATATTGCCCATCTGCTCGTATAGAGTTTGGTAAGCCTGTCTACATTCTAGCTCTTCTAGGGGAGTGCTTACCTGTTCTGTTAATATTATTTCCATAAGCGATGGGTCTCGTGAGCTTCGTTCTACCAAACCCGAGCTTGGCATGCGTTTTTGCCTAGTTTCTGTGTCTAGTACATCATGCATGCGTGATGTACATATGTGTTTCATCCAAGTAGCCAATTTTGCCCTCCTTCTATCAAAGCTTCCGAATCTAAAATAAATTGCTAAAGCCATTTCTTGTTTTAAGTCGTCTGCAGTTATGGGAATGCGGAGATATCTGAAAGTAGGTTCCCATTCGGCTGCTATTTTAGCAATCAAAGGTTGAAATTGGCTTATTATAGATGTAAACCTCTCATCCCCCATATGTCCTCCGTTCTACTTTATCCCCTTTAAGCAAGCATCAACGATGTCGTGAAAACCATATTCTGGATGCTGTTTTGTAATCTTGTCTAGCATTGATTTTGCTTGACTTTTTGGTAATCCCAGTTGTTTATTTAGGGTGTTTACAATACTTGTTCTTTCTTCTTGTGTTAGGTTTGATTCTCTCTTTTCTACTGTTGGCGATAACCCTCCTTTCTCTTTTAATTTGATAGTGCTGCCATGTGTAATTTCATTGAGTAGTGCTCTGTGTAAGTCGCTGAAAGATCTATCGCTTTGATTTGTTCCACAGCCACATTCCGAATATAGCTTTTGGTGGTTTTTGCAGCATAATTCATTTAATCTCGCAAGTATGCCCCATTTATTGAGTAATGAAGTAGTGACTACTTTTTGTGAGTTGTCAGACAATTTTTGTCCAATAACAGCAGCGCAAATGTAAGTTCCATTATAGAATAGCGGAAATTCGCCACTGTAGGCGCATATTTCCGACACATTTAGCCGCTCTAATGTCTGGTGGCATGTATATCTTAGATCTGCTCTGAAATCCACATGCCAGTCACTCATGCAGTCTTGTATGAATATCTTCTCAAAGAAGTTTGGCAAATATACAACAACCTCTTCTTCCATTTGTTTAAGTAATGGGATTACTTTCTGTTTTAGTGAAGTGTTAATGTGGCTGTAAACTACTTCAGTAAAACTGCTCACTGTCTCACCTCCTTTATGCTGGCGTTCTCCTTATCTTTTTTTGGGTTTTGACTACGATTTTTTCAAGTATTATGTATTCTTCATTAAATATTGGAGGTCCAAACAGACCAACACAACGGTAACCTTCTTTGTTCTTTTCTTCAAGAGTAGATATTTTAAACTTTCTGAGCGGTATGGCTTCGGTTTTATATGCGATGCCTTGTTTTGATAATTTGTCGAATCTTTCTCTGGCTATCTTCTCTATTGTTTCTTCTATGACTTTGATTGGTTGGTTGTGTACCTCAACAAATACTGCTTCTTCTGCTTGTTTCTTCACAAAGCTGGAAGCTTTTTTCACCCGGTCCATCAATTCTTCGAAGTCTCCCTTCAACTCTGAGATTTCTTTGGTTTTTTTGTCGTGTCGCTCTGTTAGTACTTCCATCTTGTTGATACGCTCTTCTGTTTTTTCGATAGTTTTTTCAATTCTTTCAACCACTCCTACCAAAGTATTGTGTGCTTTTTTCAATTTTTTCAACTTTTCGGCTAATTCGCCCATTTTATCACTTCCTTTCTATTATGCTTTTAATTTCCTCCTCTACCATGGATTTTATTTCTTCTTCCTCGTACCCATCTTCTTCATATCTCTGCCACAGAAGTTCTTCCATTTCATTCAATATTCGTCTTTGTCGGATGGTAGAATCCAGTATCTCTTGCTCTGCTCTAGCTTGTATCTCGGCAAGTTGATCATCGCTTAGAAATCCATAGAAAAATACTGTTATGGAATCCAAGAATTTATTCCACAGGTTATTGGCACAACACACCACGGACTCTAACATTGGCACACCTCCTATGAATGTGTTTTTTTGGATATATTTTTGGAGAGGTTGTGCCGTATATATAGCATGCCCATGGTGTGGATGCAAGTGTTTTTTTTGTTTCTTCATGGTGTAATTTCTGTATTGGTTTTAGAATTGTATTTCATTTTTATGGCCTCCTTTTATTTTAGGGGCACCCCTTTGTATTAGCGGGGCCTTAAACGCCCTTCAGAAGCTAACCATTTAGCTTCTGAAGGGTTGTTTTTGTTTGCCAAATGCCATAAATTGCCAAGCATACCTACGATACTGATCTATGCCAAGGCTTAGCTGTACTATGCTTTGCCGCAACTTCACAAAATACCAAGACTATGCCATACCTTACCTTAACTTGGCACCGCATGGCGTCACCATACCGAGGCAAAACAGTACTGTACCATGTCGCCACGAAACGTTACATTTCTATACATTGCCTCTGCCTCACTGTACTCGTCTATACAATACCTATGCCTTACTGTTTTATACAGCACTATGCTTTGCTATTCTATATAACAATTATGGTTTCTTTGTTATTCAAGGCTTGAAATCTACTACCTTGAACCGGCCATATCCGCCAGATCCTCTCCACTGCCCGAGGCCAATGTATTCCCCATACAGAAAGCATCGGCTAATGGCGTACCAGTCAATTTTTTTGTCATTTTTAAGAATTTCTATTGCAAAGAAAAGTTTTCTACCTTCTTTGACATAGTCACTTTTCAATAATGTTACGCGCTCGCCTTGTGGGGTCATGGTGCGGAGTGCTCTGGAGAGATTGCCGTCTGGCTTGTTGATGCCAAAGTAGATTTTTCTGGGATAGATAAAGACCATGCGATCTATCCACTTTTTATAGGCTGGCACTTTTGGCACAACACCATTGATCATTAGAGTTTCGAGCGCTGTTTTTATAAAGCCCTTGACCATATAGCTATAAATAAAAATGCCTCCCGAATCTTTGTGAAATCCAGTCCAGCCTTTTTCTTCTGCCTTCGTTTGTGCCTCCGGTACGCTCTTTATTTCTTCTTCCGCCTTCTCTGGAGAAGGAGCTTTGCTGGCAATGAAGTTGTCATATAGTTCTGGATCTTTTGGGACTGTTGCCAGCATTTTTGTAATCAGCTCAATGGTTACCAGATATTTTTCTTTGTTTAGCTTTAGAGGCATTATGTCTTCTAAAGTGCTGGTTTTCTTTTTAGTTTTTTTCTCTGCCATTTTTTTTCTCCCTTTTTCTTCCCTTTCGCTTTTAGTTCTGAAATAAGTTCATCTGTTTCTCTTTCTGCCCTGGCTTCTAGTTTCTCTAGAAGCTTAGGGCCGCTTGGTTGATTGTAGTCAGCCAGTAGTGTTTTTCTCACCTCCTTTCTATTTTCCTTGAATGATCTGTACCATCCATCTTCTTTCATTTTTCGCATGTATGCATTGTGTTCCTTTATTACTCTTTGCCTTTCTGTAGGTTTAAGACAATAAAGCTTTGGAAAGCACCCTATTACACACGGCCCAGAATTAGGATCCCATCTATCCTTATTTGGCCTGCACAGAGCAAACCATTCGCCTCCAGAATCTTGCATCCATGCAGGGCACTTCTTTCTCAAAGCTAATCTTGGTTGTTTCATACAATTTCCTCTGTTGGGCCTACTTTTCTTAGGTAGTAGCCAGAAATCCGCCACTGTTCTCCTGTTTCTGGAACAAACACCTTTGCGCTTGTTTGGTATTTGCGTATGATCTTGCCCTTGCGAAAGATATTTTCTAATTCTACCTCAACTGTATCTCCTTCAGATATTTTTTCCAAATATTCTTCATTGACCTTTCGCCCAACAAAGTTGTTGACTTTTTTTCTTATTCTGAGCTTACGTGCTTCTTCATCTAATGTTGGGTCTTTGAAAGTCATAAACTTTCCTTTCTGATCTAAGTGTTTTTCCTTTTCTTTGACTCTGTGTGTAATTCCTCTACGGTTTTGTTTAGTGTTACCATAGAGCCTTGCCCAAAATCCTCGTTTCCGATATTGCTCATTATGGCGGCAACCCAATAAGCCATGGCTCTTGCAACTATATCACTAACTCCAGATTCTCTGTTGTCTAGATCGTGCAAGAAGCGCATGGCGGTTTTTACTTCTCTTTCAATTATTGTTCCAATGTTCTCTATGCAATAAGCCACCGTTAGAATATGATCATCATTATTTTTGAAGTTCATTTTTTCCTCCTTTTCTTTGGCTCTGGCGGCTCGTCAATCCAAGCCTTGGCTTTCTTAAGCATGTCCGGCAGTTTAGCATAGAGCTTATCCACTTCTTCCCCACTTAGCCTTGGTATCTTGGACATAGTGATAGTGTCTGGGTCGCTATCGCCTTTTTTGTTCCAGTTTGACACCTCCATCTGCATTGCAAGCTTTGGTTGAGAAGATCCATACTGGACAATGCGTACTCTGAACGCTCTGTACTCTGGTTCCTCGGCAAGTACAATTTTACCAAAGTCTTTCAGAACTTTGTCTTTCTTTGGATCGTACGCCATTTTTACTCTTCCTTTCGTGGTTTTATTAATCCGAGGAGGCGCAAGGCGACACCGTTCCTAGCTCCACTTTGCCTACTTGAGCAGGACAGGCAAACTTACTCACCGCTTTCTCTTCTCAGTGCGGATCGATCACGGCTCCCATTCCCTAGACGCCTTGCGCCAATTTGGATTAGGCTATTTCGCCTGGCGGCGCTATGCCATGTTTGCGAAACAATTCAGTCGCCAATGCCAGATCTTCTTGTTTTTCTCTATTGCATAATGAGCTGTAGATGCGCTCAGCGTGAGATTCCATCGTACAGCACATTGCGGTGTTTATATCAGCATATCTGTTATCGCGCAGCCAATAAGTACAACCCATTTCGGCGGACCCGCCTCCTGATTTTCTTCTATCAAACTGCATAACAAACTTTCTTGTTCGCCCTGGTGTGAGGAAGTAATACTCATAAAAACCCAAAATGTTGTAGTGGGCTATGAAAGAGCAGTGTAGAATTAGGTGCATGTAGAGTTGTTTTGAGAAGTAATTGGCATTGAAATGAGATGCTACAAACTTTTCCCAATCCTTGAGCACTTGTTCTTTTTCTTTGGCCGACATAAATTCCGTGTCATGCATTTTGCTATTCATCTTTTCACCTCCTTTATGGGTCTATTTTGTACAAGATCCTGCATGCGTCTCTGATGAGCTCAGCTATGCTGACATTTCTTTTTTCATCCTCGCTTCGGAGTCTTGACAGCCTTTTCATCTCTTCAAGCCACTTGTCAGAGACTTTCATGGTAAAGAGTTTCTGTTTCATCTTCACCTCCAATATTCTTTGCGCAGTTTCTGGTCTATCCTTTTTATTCTGGTGAGAACTTTTTCTTGTGCCTGAGCGTTCTTGCCTTCGTTGCTATCAAAGTAGATCTTGATATCCCAGGTGTATTCTCCCTTATTATTAGTTTTTAGTGTGATGCTGTCAGGAGTGTGAATGAACCTAACAGCGTGTTTTCTGTTTGTTACTACTGGTTCTACTTTTTCTTTCATACAGTTACACCTCCTTCTTATTCTGGGTTTGTCTCTCTGTACATCTCACCATGGGTATAGAATTCTTTTTGGTCAGTATCAATCCACTCAAAGCTGGAAGACCCGCATTCTGGACAGTTTTCTTCCCAGTCATCATCTGTCCAGAATGTTTTTCCACAATCAAGACATCGCCATCTGTGTTTAATTTCTACGAATGGCATTTTTCCTCCATTTTGCTAGAATAACCAGCTTCCTTACTATGCTGATGTGCCTTATTTGCTCTAGCTTCAAGCCTGCATTCCTACATGTTGCATAAACATTGACACCGAATCCCTCTGAGAGCCAATAATATCCCCTCAGATCTTCTTTTTTTATAAAATCACTGGCTAGCCTAACAACACGTTTGTCCACTCTTCTTTGCCAGTATAGTAAGTTACGACATTGACGCTCGCTCCAATTAGGATGACGAATTTTCATTCTTCTTGCATGGTCTGCAAGATCAAAGGTTGCATAGCAGATATACATGGGTTTTTCTAGATCAAACACTTCTGCTGCCGTTAGTTTTTTCCGCTGGCTGTGCCTGCATTTTGGATAATTCGGACATCCTTTCGGATGCCCTGGATACTGCAAGGCGCACCATCTGTTGGCAACCCAAAGTGGAACAGTTATCAGCTTATTGCATTCTATTACCGGCATTTTTACCTCATGCCACAATTATATACTATGTATATATGGGAAGCAAGCTTTTTTTGCACCTTATCTATTGTTTCTTTTTTACGATCTTTCTTCTTGGTGGTCTTTTCTTTTGTTGTTCCCTGACGGGCTTCAAGAAATCCACGTTCTTTGCTCCGTCAATGCATCCTTGCTTGTCGTTGCAGTACCTGATGTTCTGCTGAAAGTCTATCCCATTGATGTTGCTCCTCTTTCTGAACACTGATATGCAGATATCCGGCCTCTCCTCTCCGCATACGTGGCATTTCCAAGTCAACTCTTTCACCTGCTCCCTCCGCGCTCTGCCGTTGCATCCATCACACAAGCCGTCTTGCACCCAAACAAGTTTTCTGCGCTCACACGACGGACACTTGGCTCTTATGTATTTGCGTCCTTTGATTATCACGGATTTAGCCTAGCATCAAGTTCAATTCATCACGCAATTTCCTAAAGAAGCATCTACTGCAAATGTTTACGTTTTTATTTTTCTTCCCGCTTTTCAATATTGGTTGGAGCCTTACAGTAAATCTCTCCATTTCCAACTCCGGGAAAGTTGTTATTACGTCCTCTTCATCCGTGATGCGGTCTCCGCACTCATTGCACTTGATAATTATTTCTACAGTCATGCGCGTACTCCTTTGTTTTGGAGATTCCCGTCACCGGGGTGCGTTCTCCGCCCAGCACCTCCCCCGGTGACGGGATCTCCGGGGATTTCTTTTATTCTGCTTCTTTGAAGTCGAAGTAGAATCTTGGCCTATGTTGGAACATGACTGTTCCTTTTCTGCCAGTGTTTTTCTTTTTCACAGTACAAAGCGGGGCCATAAAGCCGATAACTTCGAACTCCCTTGTTAGCTCGCCAGTATCCCATACGTTATCCGCTCCGTATGTTGCCTCCAGAGCTTCTCTGCTTCCTGGCGAAGCGTTAATCTCGGACACCATTTCTTTCCTAATCTTTTCTGTTTTATCAGGCATTTTCTTTACCTCCTCCATTTTGTAGTCCAGGTCGTAAATGATTTTCCTATGCACATAACCTGTTTCGTAGCGCACTTTCTCCCCTAGCTGATTGGATATGTTCCACAAAGCCATGTCAAACGTCGCAGCATGTGAATACAACACATGCACTTCTCCGTACCAGTTAACGGCACACCTCCACAATTTCTTTCCCTTTACCGGCATGCTGCCTCCTTCAGCCTAGGAATTTCTTTGACTGGTTTTATTTTCCAGTTGACTTCCCTATCCACTTCGAGTGGGCCTGCTGTTGCGTTTTTCAACTCTCTGAAGCTCAAGTATCCCCATTCTGCCATTGCGGGGTCGCCAAGGCAAGCAAATCCAAAGAATGTATCCTTGCCATCAAACTCTGTGATCCACCAGTCACACGAGCCGATGAAGAAGTGCAGATGAACTAGCTTTTCTTCAATCGGTATGTTTTCTGTTTCACATAGGTCAGGGATACTTGCCAGTTTTTCTTTTGACGGAATGTTCCACATTTGATCTCACCTCCTTTTCCAAAACCCACTCTAGGGCCTGTATTTTGGCGTATGCATCACACATTGCGAAGTTTTGTGTTGAAAGCTCCATAATGACCTCATCATTGCCAAGCTTCTTTTCTTGTTCGAGAAGAACTTGTACTATGTGCGACAAGCCATCAGCTTTTTCCTCTAGAAACTTTACCATTCGCTTTATCTGTTCTTCAGTCTTCATAGACATATCCTTCCAACCATGGGTCTAGATGGAAAGCTTCTATTATCACATGGACTGGTACGTCTTTGCCATATCGACGGTGTTCTGCTCCACCAGGGAGTTCTATGGTGCTATCTAGATTACCATCTCTTGCTTTCTTCACGGCTTCCGTGGCAACATCGACCATGTATCTTGGTGGTGGTGGATAGTGGTTGCTCATGATGTGCCACTCTATACCTTGTTCGAGGCTAGCGTGTTCTGCCATGTCCCTTGCACTAAGTCTGCCCATTATATCACCTCCTTTTCTTTTAATGGTTTCATTCCCCAGAATGCCCTGTGCTCATTCTTCTTTTCAAGCGGAACTTTGCTTGTCCACTCTATGGCCATTCCAGATAGAACAGATTGTAGTGGGCTAATGGCTTCCAGATGGCTTTTTATTTCAAAACCATCCTCTGGACACATCTGGTCAAAGTCTATTATTGGTATAGCTATCTTGCCTGTGAGTAGATTCTGCGAAACCACATAGCCGGTGTATGTGTCAACCCCATATCTTATTCGTTTTTGCCCAGCCATACTGTCCTCCTTAGATTATTCCGGCGAGAATGAGCGCACTTTTCATGGAGTTTTTACCACAGGCTTCACAATAGCCTCTATCCTGATCGGGTTCGAGTTCACTTGTGAATCCACACTCAATGCAGATGGCAGGGCATAAACCATCATACAAGCACTCTTGTGCAATTTCCTCCAGGCCCATGCCCCAGGATTTTGCCAGGTCCCCCAGTCCATAGGACTTGCTCTGTCCGCCGCTCTTCATGTGGGCAATGCAATCACCAAGGGATTTGCCTTCTGTCATCATTTTCTTGATGTCTTTGGGCCATTCCATCGGTAGATTGGCTTCGCACTGGAAAGCATAGTTTCTGGCCTCTGGCGATTCATCGTTGTAGATACATACCAGTTCGTAGTATCTACCAAAATCATGGTTGAATCCCTTGACTGCCAGCCTTGCGCCTGGCGGTGGGACGCCGAGCTCCTTAATCATTACTTCCTTCAACAGGCTGCACTCCAACTTGGCCTGTTCATAGTAGCCCTCGCTGCCGAGTTGTGCGCAGTCCTCATCTGCCGGTCCACTGCCGATGTTAATGTAGTCTTCCATTTTTGTGCCCTCCTTTTTTCTTTTTTTTACTCCGCCTCTACCCATTTCAGATGATCTTCACACCTGACAATGATTGCCATAGTTTCACCTCCATACCTCAAGGTTGCTCCACCTTGGAATGGGATATTTGTTCTCCACTGGAAGGCTTTTGTTGCGCTCATGTCGCCAGAGCATCTCTTTCATGTAGCATTCGTGGCAGAGGATTAGATCACCACCGCCACCGCAGGGAATTAGCCTGATCTCGCCATCAGGTTCTAAACAGTCTGCCCCTTGGCAGTTCCAGTTCTTTCTGTCTATATTATCCATTGTAGTCCTCTCTCCTGCTTGCTATTTCTTTCTTTATCCTGGGGAGGTGGCACCTGTACATTTCCCAAGAATCATGTACTCTGCTATTAAGTAGGGAATGGTACTGAGTACGAAGTGTGTCGTCATCTATGTCCTTTAGATTGCAACAAGCGGCAATTATAAGATCTTCAAACGTCAGTCCATCTAGCAGGTTGTCGCCAGGATGCCAAAGTTCTGGGTCTGTGAATGGATTGTTGTCCATATTTCATTTCCTCCTAATGGCAGTGTGAAACAATTGTGACATAGCCTATCTTTGCGTATACGATGTACATTCCGATCACCTATTTTACTGTGGTACTGTATATAGTTCGCTCAATCGCCAAAAAAATCCGCGTCCATTTTTGGCATTTAATACATTATATACAGTATATATATGTAAGAAGCAAGCAAAAAATATATATGCTCGCGTGCGTGTGTGAAATTTAGATCTTGCCTCTGGCAAGATCTGCCTAAGTCTCCTGTGAGATCATGGATTTCTTTCTGAGGCTCATGATATATCCGGCTTTCTGAAAAAAACACACGCACAAATTTTTCTTCCTTTTTCAAAAGTCTAGACGATGTGGGTCGTCCCTCCTGGATGTGCCTTTCGAAACTTTCTTATGGTGTCCTCTGTGCCTCCTTTTCTGTCTTCATGGACGCATGCAATCAATGTCTCTGACCAATATGCTATCTTTGTATTCCTGTGAAATCCTGCGGATTTACCCATCGTCTTCCATGGTGGATAGAATATAAGAATGCCTAGTCCCGCTTCCTTGGCAATCTCTTCTGCAAATCTATCTCCTCCTCTTGGGCAACCACCACTTACAAGGACATCCCCGTCTTCATAAATTTCTTTGAATTTCTTGAGGACTTTCCGGAAGTCAGATTCCGTGTTCCTTCTTCTTGTTCCAACTATGCCAATGTATTTCATGCCACAACCTCCTCGCAGGACACAAGTTCTGCACTTTGGTGCGTGGTAGTCCCGTCGCTCAACTCCACGCCAATTACCTCAGCCTCCTCCTGGCTGATCACACTTCATCATGCCTTCTTCTCCCTTTCAGTAGGTATGCTGATCACAGCTCCTGTATTTCAAACCATCCGGGGCCATTGTCCTCTCCATCGCGGAGGAACCATATGGCAAACTCCCTCTTTCCATTTCTTATCCTTAGCCCGTAGTATCCGTCTTTACTCTCTGCTACGCTCACAACTGTGCTCCCCTCTGCTACGCCAATCAGATCGATCAGTCTCTTACTTTTCACTTTCTTTGATGGCATATTCCCTTTTCCTTTCTGCATCTTTCATTTGGATCAGCATGAATAGATTGCCTAGTTGGACGGCTGACATTTTCTCAAGTCCACGCCAGACATGCTGGATGAATCCAGATTTCATAGTGTATGGACTACGAAGATGCTCCAGTATCTCTATCATCATTCTGTACTTCTTATTCCGTATAGTGTCCATACTATCGCCTCCTTAGTTATCGCTTGGGCCTGGCATCACACCGAACTCCATGTGCTTAATTATCCGAACGTCCTCTGGTAGGTCTTCATCGTTTGATTCCAATACATGCATCATCATCTTGTTGCAGATGCCACAGTGCGCCACGACGTATAAGCTACCTCCCCCTCCAACTATCATGGCCTTCACATCTTTGGATCCGCAGTTTCCGCACATGGCTTGTCCAGGCAACGCTTTCCGGATGACCATAAACATACCTCTTTCGGTGCTCAGTATGTGTTGCTCTTGCCATTTCCATTTGCCAATCACGGCTTCGCCCACAACTACTTCAACCTTGTTCGGATCTAGTTCCCACATGGTTCCTCCTTATATGCACCCATCTATTTCATCTCTTTTCAGGCCGACCACATGCTGAGCAAAGTGACACCCATCTACCTCGCACAGGATGCCTGGCCTGGTCTTGTAGTCTGCTTTCTTTGGGCATTCATCACATATTTTCAACACGCCACACTTAATCCCGTCTTCAAAGGACCTTTCTTCAGCCTCTGCCACGGTATCATCGATCATGTCATTGGTGTCGGCATCCATCAGGTGGTACTGATGTTCAATATCCTCAACGAAACTGTTGAGTTTGTCTCGCTCTGGATCTCAGAGATGCAAGCTCTCCAGGAAATCTCCGAACTCATCCCACACATCCCTTAACCCACTGTCTGGTAGCACACTCATCTAGTCACCTCCTTAGCCTAAATACTTAGCACAATAGTCACGCAGAGCGTCCTCTGCCTGAACTTGTGTTTCATATGGGCCGTTCAGCCCTTCTGTTTCATCTACGAAGTAGTATTCCTGCAGAAAGTTTACATAGATATGCTCGGCGACCCTACAAAACTCCTTCTCAAACGGAGGCACTTCTGGCTTTCGCTTCATGCTCTTTCTTCCTCTCTTTCTGCTCTATCCATCCAGCTATTAAGTTTGAACATGCTTTTACCAGAGCCGTATGTGATCCTGCTGCCAGCTCGTTCGCGATAGCTATTCTGTCTTCTTCTGTATTTCCGAGATCATGGATGTGGTCACCTAACATATCCTGTATGGTATCCACATCATTATACATTTCGTCTGCCAGCCATCCGTGTATGTCTGTCACTCCGGCTGCTTTGGCTTTCTTTATCCTTGGACCCCAATCATCTTGGATCTCAGGCCAGTCCATGATGGACATTGCCATTTCTGCCATTGTATCTTGTAGCCAACCATATGCTTCACTGGCGGCACCATGTATCTCTTCTGGTGTCATTTGGTCTCCTCCGTCTTTGGTGTCTAACCTTCTTTACAGGGGAAAGCGTTGAATATGAGAGCTCTCTTACCATCTACGACTCCTTCTGAGACATCATAACGCCCAGGTTTACAGTTCAGATCTTCTGAGAGCAAGGCTTTCGCATTGATGCATAACCCAGATGGTCTGGCCGATCTTTTGGATGGCCTGTTTACCTTGAATTCGCCGGTTTTGTTTTCAACTATGGCTACCTTAAAGCCCTTGCCAGCTCCATTTCCTCTAACAAATATGTCTACTCTTTCGGGAGCGAAGTCACATGACACTGAAATTCCAATTCTGTTTTTACTTTCGTTGATGCTGACCCTTGGGGGCGGTGACGATTTTCTCGGTTTCGCTTTTGGTCTTGCCATTTTCTTCCAGTTTCCGCCTGTCTCTTCCCAGCGTGTTTCTTGTCCTCTCATTTGTGCCTCCTCTAAACAACGAGATAGATACTCGTTGTTCTCCAAAGATGTTCTTATTAAAAGACATTACGGTGCTAGTGGAAAAGGGGGCGTTCATGCCCCCTTTTCCTGTTCACGCTAGATTAGGCACGGGCCGAAGCTGCCTTGTCTTTCAGGGCGACTGGAGCTCTGGTTTTGCCTGCTTTCTTTGTGCCTGCTTTCTTTGTTTTGGTGGCTTTTGCAGTGGCACTCTTGGTCTTATCTGTCTCCTTTCGGAGTTCAAAGTACCGCCTCCGAGCTTCGCTCATTTCTCCGCCGTACACGTCTTTTTCAATTTCGGTGTTTGTTCGCTTATCTTTCAAGCGCAACTCTATGGCCGATGGGGTGACATCTTCATACTCTATCCAAGACATATGGTGATTTCCTTCACAGCGGCGAGCCTGTACTCCTACCTTTGCGAGCTCCTCTTTCGGCTCGCAAATTTTGAAGTAGTGCCTTGTTCCGGCCATAATGACTTCACCGTCCCTTCTCACTTGAAGGCAACCAGTTTTGGTTGTGTTCAGCACCAGGTTGTGCTTGATGATGAGTTTGTTTGTGATCATTTTTCTCACTTTTTCCTTCGCCAGCTCAAGGTCTTTGGTGGCGGTTTTCGCTTTCTTCATTTCTTTCTTTCCTGTTTCCTTTTTCTTTGTCATTTCCTTACCTCCTCTTATCATCTTATTAGTTAGCGACATGCGCCAAGATATACTTTACCGCTTCACCTCCTTTCTTGCCTGTTATTCAGGCCTATTTACCTCCACTTCACCTAGTAGCCTCGTTCTTTTTTTATCTGCTTTTTTCTCTTCCTCATTTCAGCGTCTATTCTCCATTTCTTAGGCCAGCCTGTTTCCCTAATGTATTCTATACACAGTTTTCTTATCTTTTTCATTGGTAATTGCGGAAACTCCGGCCTCAGCAAGTAGGCCAATCTTGTTTCTTCCTCTCGTTGCATTTCCTCTATCACGGCTTGTTTGTATTCTGGCGGAAAGTGGGGTTCGCCCTCCCTGGCGATTATCCTCTCTCTATCCAGTGTCTCCCGCGATACTGGATAGTATGTGCCCCACAGCTCACCCTCTTCCTTGGTGCGCTTCCAGTTCATATGTGGCCCTCCTATGGCTTACATTTTACTATATACCAGCTATATAGGAGACACAAGCATTATTTACACTTTTTCTGGTGCCTTTTTAACCATATTTTATCACTTTCAGAACACCTGACGTCCCTTCTGAAGAACAAAAATACTTTCTTAATACAAACACTCCCGAATTCAGGTCACACGGCTCTGATTCGTCACCTCTTCTCTTTTTAATATCAGCTTCACGCACCTTGGACACAACCCACTAAACAAAACTCTTGGTCTCGTGGGCTCTCCACAGATCTGGCACTTTGGTTTTTTGACAGTTCTTCTTTTCTTTTTCTTTTCAAAAGCCACACTCCCTCTTTTTTTTCTAGCCTTATGGTTGTCTCTATGTCCCTTGCTCATCATTCCCCTCTACATGCTTTATATGCTTCTGCATAGGCGTCAAAATCTGGTCTGCCCACCAGATCATTCATCTTGTCCACCACAAGGATCACAGCCGGATGTTTCTTTATGGCCTCTGTTTCCAAGCCCTGTTTCCACAGAAAGGAGCACATTTCTGCCAGAGAATGGGCCACGCCTGACAAATTGCAGGCGTCTTGGACCAAAATTGCGTCTTGGCAGATGTCTCTAGCGTTTTCTCCTTCATATCTGTTCATATTCATATTTGTCCACCTCCTTAGTACATAAATGCCTCGGCCTTCACGCCAAAGCTTCTCAGTCTCTCCAGGTTTTGTTCCTGCCAGACTTCGGCTCTTTGTTCTGGAGGACACTTCATCTTGACGATGATCTCTCCTTCTTTCAGGGGTCCCATTGCCTTGGCAGCATCATAAGGCATGCTCACACCTCTATCTCGGTCTCCCACGCTCACGAGCCCCGCATATCGCAGATGCTCGGTGACCACTGGTCCCGGATCCTTACATTTGAACACGATGCACAGGTTCTTTCTAACCATTTTGTCCACCTCCTTTCTCACCAGACAGCCATGATCGCCTTTGCGAATGCAACAAACAGGATCATGCAGACACCGAGAGCCACTGCAAATTCCAGGGCAAGTTTTGTCAGCTTCACATTTCTCACCTCCTTCCTCTCTGGCACACAATCTCACATCTCAGCACACGGGTTCTCTCGATCATCTTGCTCAGCAGGTTCCGCGTCTCCATTGAGCAGCAGGTCAGCCATGATCTCAAAGAATCTCGGAGTCACTCGATGCCATTCTCCTTCTCCACGCATCTCTCGTCCGAAAAATCCCTTCTCGATCCCCACAGACGTCTCCAACTCAAATTCCACTCCCCATGTGCAGTCGAGCATGTGGACAGTCACAGTCTCAGACTCAGGAAACTCGCCTCCTCCCTCCTCCTCAAGGAATTCTGACTCTGCAGTGGAATATCCATATTCGAGCCACACTTCACACTTCCACTCCTCAAGATGGGTTGGGTCAACAGAGTCATGCGTCCCACTGGAGGAAGACACAGAGAACATTCTCATCTTGTTGACAAACAGGTCAACAAGGTCATTTTCCTTCAGAACATCCTTAAGTCTCTCACTCATCACATTCTCCTTTCTATTCTATTCTCTTCAAAAGAACCTCTTTCCAATCCTAGCATCTTATGGCGTCTTAGGCAGTGTATTGTTAGGCCTTGTGCCATAGGAGCGCCTTGTGCCATAGGGCAAAGCGAATGCACAATCACGTTCTTGTGATGTGTATTTTTCTCTTATTCTGTACAGATTCTTTGTCAAAATGCCTATAAGGGGAGAAGATTTCTTTGTCAAAATGCTCATAAGAGTCGGGGTCAGAATGCTCATAAGGGGCGAGAGGGGTGAGACCCTCTCAGAAAACGCATCATAGATTTCTCTGCATGATGCGTTCTGAATGCCCTCCTGTCGTTCTGTGAGAACATCACAAAGGGAATTGTTCTTCTTGTATCTGTGGTCTCTCAATGCACCCTCCCCACTACACACCCATAAGGGTGCCAACCCCACTCGAACGATCTGAACAGAACATCTTGTTGTTCTGCAGGAGTGGAAAAAAGGTGTTCTCTGGGACAAAAAAAAGAAACCCCTGTGGAAGCGGGTTCCTTTTTTGGTGGTCATGGGCATCTCTAGGCCTGAGCAGCTTTGGCCTTCAGAGCCTTTGGTGCTCCTTTTTTCTTTGTCTTGGCCTTAGTCGTCCTTTTCTGAGTTCCTTTGGCTTTCTTGGTCTTCTCTGTTTCCTTGGTTGCTTCAGTCTTCAACTCCCTGTATCTCTCTTGAGAGCTGGACATTTTCCCTTTCCCATAGACGTCCTCCATCACCTGAGCATTAGACCGCTTGTCCCTCAGTCGCCGGATGATGAGGTCTTCACTCATCTCATTCCAAGGAACCCAGCTCATGTGTTTGTTGTCACCAGGAGCTGTGGCGTGAGGGGCAAGTTCCTTGATGTCCGAGGGTGGGAGCACGACCTTGCCAGCATGTCTCGTGAGAGCTATAATGACCTCGCCTTTCCGCCTGACCTGGATGCATCCGGTCTTGGTCACGCCGACCGTGAAGTCACCAGCCTTGGTCACTTTTGGCTTGCTTAGCATTTTTCTGAATGCTTCAGCTCGCTTCACAAAGTCGTTGTCCATTTCCTTTGGTCGCATTGGCTGCCTCCTTTGCGTTATTAGGGTTTTTGATGTAGCATGGTCAACCTTGCCAGCCACCTATGGTGTCACCTCCTTGCGTAGCTTATTTAGGTCCAATAGTCCATTGCCATTTTTGCTAGTCTTATTATATACCACATATATATATGATGCAAGCAAAAAACGCATAGCATCACTATCTTTTTTTTGTGCCACGGGACTAATTTTTGCATGATATATGTAGGAGTCTTTTTTTTGTGCCACGGGACTAATTTTTGCATGATATATGTAGGAGTCTTTTTTTTTGTGCCACGGGACTAATTTTTGCATGATATATGTGATATAGGTATGGGCAATGCGAAGCAAATGAACATCCGATAAAGACACACCACATCGTGTGAATCGGCTTCAACTGCTATGTTCGTGTATGACGTGTATGACGTGTATGACGTGTATGAAATTGAAAAATGGCTTTTCACGCTAAGTCTGCGCGAGCGAAGAGAAGACCGATTTGTACCCTATGAGCGGAGCACACTACACCGTGTAAATCAGCTACGGACACATTTTTAAAGAAATTTTTTTCTTTATTTAACCAAGGGACACTATTATGCCCCCAAAGAGATATTGGCTTCAGAGGTCTGTACTGTCTCTTAGCTACCAGATATTATTAATCGTATGTGTAGACGTTTTCGGCAGTCTCAAGAACCCTGATCTCTCTAACCATGCGGCCACCTCTCTTGACCAATCTGCTTTCTATCTGCTTGGTGTATATCAGATTTGCTATTCTTCCTCCACAGCGCAGGCCATCGCCCTTTGCGATCTTCCTGTATTCACACCAGCCTTCTTCGTCCATGTTCTTTTCGTACTCTTTGAATACTACTGTGTTTTCCTTAAGTGGTCTTACTTTAAAAACAGGGGTCCAGTTGTCCATGGCTTCTAGCTCTATAAGTTTCAGCGCTGCGCCTGAGATACTATGCTTTAGTTCTTTGATTGATTGAGAAGGCTTGGGATAATAATCATAAGAGAATTTTACCTTGTAAAGATCTCCTTCTTTTATGTTTTTAAGATCACCAATGCTTTTTTCCATCTTTTTCCTTATTCTGCTTGCTTCTAGTTTTCTTATCAGTGGTGCGTTTGCTTTTGTTCTCCTTAGATAGTGGACCGAGTCATAATTTGAAATTTCGTAGGCGCTGTTAATATTTGCATTATTTAACACCTTTAAGGCGCTGTTAATATTTGCATTGTTTAACACCTTTAAGGCTTTTTCCAACTCTCCATTTTCCGCCATGTCTTTTATTTCATAGTATTTCCCAGTGTGGAGCAGTTCTCCTAAGAGACCCCACTCAATAAATCTGATTGGTCCTTTTGTAATAAAAGTTGCTATCTCCTTTGCAATTTCCGGCGTTATCAGAATTGGGTTCGCTTCGCCATAGTGCTGTTTGGCGTATTTTCTTGTTTGGCATACCGGGCGATCGGAAAAATTAGTCCCTGAGGCTAGATAAAACTTTGTTTTTCCAGAGACTAGATAAGGCTTTTTCTTGATGGCGTTAAATACATTCTTGCACACCTTGTTATAAGCGTCCGAGTGAGAGGGTTCTTTAATAGTTTTGCAATTTTCGTAGTGGGCCATAAATTCACGCACTTCTTCATAGTTAGTAAAGGGGTCTTTTGAATCTCTAATAACCTTTAGCATCTTGAACTTATTCATGTTGCACCTCCTATAGATAGATTACCTTTCCGAATAGTGGTTTGAAAGAAGACCTGTCAACAATTATGCCCCAAATAACATTCTTTATTGTTGTGCTTTCTGGATATTCACACCACCCATCTGTGAATATAGCCAGTGTGTTGAACCTCATGCTTTCTGCAAGGTCAAACGCTTTGTAGAATTCTGTTCCTCCCCCTCCTCCCATGTGTGGTATTTTACCCTTAAACCAGTAGGGGTTATGTACTTCTGTGTCTGTGGGCATGACAAATATGTCGCAATAGTCATTCATCTTACATAGGGCACCGCCTATTTTGTTTAGTTCAGCCTGTGTGATGGAGCCAGATACATCATACAGGAAGGCTAGCTTGAATTTTTGCTGTCTTATCTTGCCTCTAAATGATGGGTTCCTTCTGTTTGCTCTTGACCATGTTTTCTTAATTCCCTTGCCACCCGTGGCGTCTACTATTTGCGTAAGAGAGCTTATGAATTGGTCAACTCTTATGCCACGAGCTGCTGTTACAGCTCGCTCAAGATAGCCAGGCATGCTCCCTGCGATTCTGCTAACTTCATTTATAAAGCTCTCCACTGCTATCCCATCGCACGGGTCTCCTTTTAGAATGTCACAACCTGCGTGTAGCTCTGCATTGGGGCTTTCTTTCAATTGGTCTAGGTAATAGTCTGCTGTTGCGTTTCTTCTTATGCTCTCATGGTTGTGGAATACGGTTTCAACCTTACATCCCTTTGCTGGTTTCGGCATTGGTATTATTTCATGTATCGCAACATCCATTGCTATATTGGTTCGTTCACGGTCATTGTTGAGTTCAAACATCCATCTATTTGTCAGATGGCCTAGCAGAACATGCATGGCTTCGTGTTTTGCATAGAAGGTCACTAAGGCCGGAGACGCAGAGGCAGCATTTTCGGACATCAATATGTTGAATTTTTTGTTCTTATAGTAGACTGCTGCTTCTGTAGTGCCGAACGGTGCATTTATCCTCGGCACTATGGTCAAGTTCATTGAATCAATAGCCGTTAACATCCAGTTCGCTTCGATGCCGCTTTTGTCCGCTAGGATGGCTTTTACTCTTGATAACAGATTTGTCTTATTCATGTTGCACCTCCTTTGTTAGTAAGAGCTCTGCTCTTCCATGAATTCTCTCAGCGATTGATTGTTATCGACCCAATCCATAACTAATTTGCTGTTCAGTTTACTTTCCGATAGGTCGAGTATCACTTTATACTTGATCTCTTCATTGAGATCAAGAAAGAACATGGTTATATTTCTTTTGTCCTTTGCCTTAAGCTTTCTGTTGCAGAGCTGCAATCCTAACCCCAACTGCAATTCTTTACTCTCCATGACACCCTTCCTTACTGCGGCATAGTTTTCAATGATGTCTTCTGTGGTTACGATTTTCTTGTTTGTAAGGAAGGCTATGAATTCAATGCCTGCTGACCCGACCGTCCCAAGCGCATACCGTGTGGCAGCGTTCTCGCCGTATTTCTTGATCAGATTGTCAAGCTTTACCCATTGCCTCGGGCAAGCCTGGCCTCCTATCAGATAACTTGGATGCTGTGCTATGAAGGCTCTGGTCTTTTCACTTACACCGTTGCGCCTGCCCCAGGCCAACCATTGTTGAGCATCTGCAACCACATTGAAGATGGCGTAGCGTCTGGCAGTAGCCATGTCAACAAACGGATCGTCTGTGTCACCGTAATCCTCTGTTGGTGGGTTCATTGCTATTGCAAATCGGATGTTATCTGGGATCGGTCTGCCATACACCTTGCGCTCGTTGACCATGCCAGCGATGAGGTTGCGCAGGTCTCCTCTCGCCCTGCTGAACTCATCTATAAAGAACAGGGCGGTGCCTTCCTTGGGCACGTTGAATATCTCATTTAGCACAAACCTTACATATCCATTCTCATCTCTTATGGCACCAAAGTCCTCAACAAACAGGTCTGAGCAGTTTAGGACTTCTGAGTGCATTTTCCTCATGGCGGCATACTCTAGTATGTTGTAGGTCTTGCCAATGCCACTGTCGCCAACGAAGATTGGGGTGTTCTCAGTAGCATGGCACTGTTCAATGATCTCATGGATGTCCTTTACTGTACACATAGATGTCTTCACTTTTTCAAACATGACTATCTCCTTTCTTTGTGGGGGCACGAGGCCCCCACGGTTAGGTGTTAACCACCAATTTTTGCCAGCTTGTGTACCTCCTATTCCTTAAGGGTTAAACAAAAGCCAAACTGACCGTTAATGCGCATTTCAAATCTGGTCAGCTCTGCATATCCGCCTTTAGTAGTGTGGTATATCACCCCACTAAGCGGTTCTTCGTACTCTATTGGCATTGTCATCACAATAGCCTTTAGCTCGCCAAGCTCCCTAATGCGGCTAACCACCTCCTCGTTGTCCCCGTCTATGAGCAGCCTTTCTAATTCCTGCTCGATTGCATCACCAGTGAACATGCAAACAGTCAAGCCTGCCTCTTTGCAGTCCGCTCGCCAGAACCACTCAATGTTTTCCAGTTTTGGCTTTTCCATGTGTGCCTCCTTAGGGTCAGTTTAATGACATGACCCAGGTCTTTGGGGGTTAATTGTCGGACAGCTCATCTGTAATGGCCTCAAATGCAACGTCCATAAGTTCGACCACCTCAGGAAGGTGCAGTCTTACAATTTCCTTTGCTTTACCTTCAACGCGATCAAACACGAGGTTCTCACAGTCATTGCAGCTAACACATCCATACAGAAGTCCGTTGCCGCCAACCCATATCAACAAACCGCTACCTCCGCAAAGGTGGCAGCCAACAGTTTCGTTGGTCTCAACCAAGAGCATTGCATAGTGACCACAATCAATGTTGAGCACGCACCCTTTGTGCTCAATGTCTGGCTTATTGGCAATGTCTGCAATTATGGTCTGTGCAATGGACAGCGCACGCTTCTCCACATAGAACCTCGGCGGCAACGCTTTGGGGTCATTTGCATGTCTAATCATGGCAATCTCCTTTTGTTTGATAGCTAGGGGCCATTGTTGGCCCCCAGCTATCTGTTGGCTACTTGTTAATAAACCCTACTTTCACATCATAAAGTTGAACCCAATACCTGATGTGAAATTCATAACCGCAGCAAGTACAGTGGCTATCTTCAGCAACAAGTCTGTACTTATGCTCACCGTCAGTGGTTTCAGGTACGCTTTGGAGCGAGCTGCTCTCGCAGATTACATTCCCTATCGTTCCGCAACACGGACAATAGGAGCTGTCCAGCCCTATGAGCCAAGCATCTTTGCGAGTTGGCTCATAAGATGGGTCGCAGTCTTTGCCAGGACACTTGCCACGCTCTGACTCAGGCGGAAGGTGCTTCTTTGCAAAGAACTTTCTACGCTCTTCTTTGTTCTTCATTTGTGTACCTCCTTTTGTTTGATGGCTAGGGGGCCATTGCTGGCCCCCAGCTATCTGTCTGTGGACGCGTCAGGATCCCGTCAGCGTCCTGTTAACTGCTAGGCCGTGGCCTTGGCTACCTTTTTGGCCTTGCGAGCCTTCTCGGTGGCCTTGTCTTTGCGCTCAGCCTTCCTCAAGGTTGCTGCCTGAGCCTTGAGCTCCTTTGCCTTGGCTTCGAGCTCTTCTGCTGTAGGGGCAGCTTTACCTCTCAGCCTTGCGTGTCCTGGGGTAACGGCACCCTTGCCATAGACATCATCAATCACCTCGCGGTTAGTGCGCTTGTCCTTGCAGCGCATTTCAAACAGCTTGGCGAGATCCTTATGCCCATGGGGGATGCGAGTCATGTGCTGATTGTCATGCCATACCTTTAACCCATCACCCTGGACTGGAATGGTGATTTTGCATTCATGCAAATTAGCAGTGCAAATAATATCACCACCCCTCTTGATCCTCAGTCCGGTCTTGGTGGGGCTGAGTGTGCAGTCTTTAAACTTATTGCACACTTGCCCCAAGATTTTCTTGCTCTTCTCGTATTCACTTTCCATCACTTTCACCTCCTTTTTCTTTGGTGTTTTTGTTCTTTTTGTAGGTTTTTCCATCTCGTTTGTCTCCTTTTCTTCCGTTTTTTGCACAGAATCGGACACATTTTGGGTTTTTTCCTCGACTTTTGTCGTTTCGGTCTCATTTGCCCCTACTTCGACGTCCTTAGTTTCTACATTGCCCTTAATTTCTCTTTCTTCTTGCATTTTTGTCTCCTTTCAATGTAATTGTATCCACTTTACAGTTAGGATTCTTGGCCTACTGATATCACCTCCTCCCCTCATACAAGCTGTATTTGTAGCCGGTTTCTGTTCCCAGGCACCGGCAAGCCCGGACTCTTAGTCAGTCGCCAGAGTGCGGAACGGGCCTATCACGCAGTCCCAACAAGGAACTGAGCCAGCCAGTTCGTGCGAACACTCGACAGTAGCAGCGCTGTCTTCATACAGCACCTCTACGCAGTGCTCACACCTGACTCCGTGGTAGGCGTCGACGCAGTTGGGGGCGGCTCCAATGGGGCAGTCAATAGCTACTACGCTCCCACACTGGCAGATAACCTCAGCGTCTAGCTTCATGATATCACCTCCTTCCCTCATGAAAGCTGTATTTTCACCATTTACGGCCAACGCGACATTGAAATGGCTAAAGTGCTCTGTTTCTTTTTAGAATTTATCTGGGCCACCGCCCTTTGCGCTATTCAGTTCCAGGCAGCGCGAAGCCCGAGCCCATAGGCTAGAAAGAGTGTGTTAGCCATAGCGCACCACCTCCTTTGCTATGGGTTTTTTAGTATCACCTCCTCTACTTCCATTTCTTACGGTTAGTTCTGTATCTGACCGTGGTTTGGGTTATTCTCACGCTGTGGGCAATTCTTGATCCTGCCTTCTTCGCCTCTGCCTTTTCCCTTCTGCGTTCTTCCTCTTCGAATTCATCAAGGAGTCTCTTAAGTTTCTCGTTAATGTACTCTTCCATCACATCACCCCCTATAGCTCGTTAAAGATTTTGTACAATTCCTTGACCGCTGCATCGTTAGCAGGATCATCCCTTACTGTCTTGTTGGCGTTGCTTTCCAGTACTTCAATGTCTCGTCTGGTCAGCTTTGCCATGTTGCCTTTCTCATCCAGCATGGACATGATTACTTTTTCCAAGGTAGCAACCTCCTTTCTTTTGCTCTCCCCCTAACTAGGGGGAGAGGTCAGGGTTGGTAAACGCAACGATGGCTGATTCGGTTGCCAGGCTCAGCCCCAAGCCCCGACTCTTAGTCAGCCTTGAAGACGGTTGCGCCGTTGCCCATAGCCATGCGAGAAACAGCTACAGCAGCGCCAATGTCCATCTTCCTGCCCTGTGTGGTCCTGTAGGCGGTTCTGATGGCTCTAATTACCGTGAGGCTGCTTACCTCTTCGGCTATAAGGGCACGGATCAGAGCGTCAACCCCTACGTGCTCGGCAAAGGCTTCTGCCTGTACGTAGTGAGCACCGTACACATTATGGGTTTTCATTATATCACCTCCTTCCTAGTTAGATGGTCTGTCGGACATTCAACATTCAGTGCTTACCGCCTCCTCTTTTTTTTTTGTGGTTATACCTCCCCCTCCTTAGAAGCTTGTTCTGTTGCCAGGTAAGCCACTCCCCGAGGCTTAGTCAAGGTGGTGTACTGATCAGCACACGCCATCATACACACCACGAATGATGCGCACGCTGCGCTCGCGTTTTGAGCAGTACACCTCCAGGGCTGAAGCTCCCCACTGAAGCCAAAGGCAAAAGACCTTTGACAAGTGCTGGAGTGTCACCTCAACGCCATAGAGCCAACTAGTGTCGGTGTCCATAACGCCAAAGTAAACGCCGTCGCGCTTCAGCCCAACGCTCGCTTTCAACATAAATATCACCTCCTTTCTCCGGTTATTACACGCCTCACCTTAACGGCGGCAGTAGTTTTGTCTGTATTTGTCCCAGGACCTCCACTACGAGGTTGCCTGTCTTCTGACCGCCCAGACACAGGCGGGTCATGGCGTATTAGCGCCATGACTATGGGAGCTCTACCTTGACCTTGATAGGGAGCTTCGCCCTGCAAAGGCTAGACCGTACAGCATTCTTGTACGGGCATAGGCTCGCCGGACCGTAGGTCCTGTACATTCCCTTAACGGTCCAATCTGGCCAGATTGAATACCCGTCAAAGTCCCATACATGGACGTACAGCTCCCCACTGAGGCCCCTGCGTAGTACGCAGCAGTAGATCTCCTCATATGGATTGCCCATTATATCACCTCCTTCCTACTGTTATGGGTTAACGTCTATATATAAAACCACCAAAGGTAGTGTTATTTTTTTAGTTAAATTTTTTTGTTGCCCTCCTCCTAGCAATAGGAGGAGGGGTTTAGGCGTTTATTCCGACATGAGCTCATCAAATGCCATTGCCTTTTCAATTACATCAGCGTCAGTATTATCTGCCTGTGCAATAAAGGCTAGCGTTTCTAACAATGGCAGTATGTCAGTATACCAAGCCTTTCTTACCTTTTCGGTATCCATCTAATCACCTCCTTTTCTTTGGATCATCTAATTATAATTGCCAACACCACCGCCTTCCTACTGTTATGGGTTAACGTCTATATATAAAACCACCAAAGGTAGCATTGTTTTTGGGTTAAATTTTTTTGTTGCCCTCCCCCTAGCAAATAGGGGGAGGGGTTTGGGCGTTTCTGTTGCCAAGCACGCCCTAAGCTCCGAGGCTTAGTCAGCCAGCGATTAAGCGATTTTCTGCGCAAGCCTTCTGGCTCTGCGCCTCAACCGCAATCGCCTCTCGGTCCCAGGCTCAAAGGGTGCGGACAGAAACACCTCTATACCGAGGTGCCTGCTGACCACAACCTCATGATTCCAAGGCCAAATGCGTATCAGGACGCATCTGGAGAGCAGCATTTTTGCTCCCCAAATTACGTCTACTGACACGCCAAATGCGGCGATCTGGATCCACCGCATCCTACTGACCCCGGAACCTGGGCCGTAGCTGACGTGCAGTTCTCGCATAGGATCACCTCCTTTCGCGAGAGGGGGGTTGGTTACACGGCCATTGACCGTCAGTAGGCACTCAGCCTGGCACCCCATGGCCAGGCTGAGTTAAATTTTTTTGTTGCCCTCCCCCTAGCAAATAGGGGGAGGGGTTTGGGGTTATTAGCTTTCTCCGTCATCGTCATTGCCATTAAACACATAGCCAATACAAGCAATAGCTATTGCAAGGCCGACGATGGTTCCCAAGAATGGGTCGAACAGCAATGGTTCTAGTATTGTAATCATGGTATCACCTCCTTCCTGCGAAGTTGGTTATGAGGCAAGTTGACCATTGGCCGCTTCCTTAGCTTTGCGCTTCCACGTGACTATGGCATAAATGGTAATGAAGAAGTACAGAGCAAACATCGCAGCCTGACCATAGAGGCCAGCCTTCATGTCAACCACAAACCAAGCTGCATTGGTCACTAGCCATATATAGAAACACTCTATACGCTGGCGTGCATTCAAAATGACCCCCACAGTTGTGGCTGCGGTTATCAGCCACGTCCAGTCCATGCTCACCACCTCCTTCCTGGTGTTATGGGTTAACGCCTATATATGAAACAACCAAGGGCAGCTAGGTTAGAATGTTAACGTACCTGCGAGAAGCGATGTAGTCGGCTGCAAACACGACAAGAGCAGGAGCGCTGAGGTCAGATGCCCGAAGGTGAGCAAGCTTGTTAGCAGGGGCCACGTCTGCCAGATGGTCAATGGCATAGTTGCCTGTTCCCCATGCTCCATAGTGATACCCTACACAATGGGCAATAAGGCGTGCGCAACGGGTAGGAATGAGGCCACTGTAATGGCCAGCAACAAAGTTAACGAGGTACGCGGCCAGCGCAGGATGATTACTTACCGTACGACCCATACGAGTGATGCCCTGTTTGCACAGATCATGCACCAATGCGGCAGTGAGGATTACATCTCTGTAGTGCTGCAAGCCCATAGCTGTCACCAGTGCATTGGCAACGGCAAAGACTTTGCGTGTGTGTTTCACTGTGCCATCGGGACCCAGTTCGTCAACTGGGTGATATTTGCCACTGCTGCTACTAGGACAGTTGGTAAACACGTATTCCGGGGCACATTGCAGGCAGTGTTCCGTAAACCGGCGATATGCCGGACTAAGCACTGCTAGCTGGTTGGCGAATAGTGCGCTTCGTGTTTGCATGCCGCACCTCCTTGCCCCATTGGGGCGGTTAGGGTTAACCGCACACAGGGTTGCCCCCTGTTATACCCTGTAAATGGGCACAGGGTTAAACTTTATGGCGTGTGCTAATTCCTGTTGTACACCCAGGCTTGTAAAACTACGCATTGGGTTAACAACAACAATAGCGCAACACCCCCTTACGCTACGCTTGTTAGTGCGCTGTAGGCGCTTAACTGTAAATTTAGCCCCGCTTTTGCTTGCCACTGCATTAAACATTGCAGGGCCATTGGTGCCAGGCGTGTATTTGCCGTGTATTGCCCTAGCAAATGCCTTTAGGCAAGCAGGGTTAATGGCGTTAACGCCAATGGCTAATAGCGCTTTTTGCACCAGGGCAAATGGCCTACGGTTAAAGGCGTGCCTTGCGGTAGGCAGCTTTACCGCCTTGCCATTTACCCTTGCGGTGCTTATGGTGCCAACAATGTACACTGGTTTGCCTGTGGCCTTATACAGGGCTTTAAGTTGTGGCAATACGGCTTGTAAGTTGGTGGTGGTGCGGCTATACATACCTGCATATGTATTAAGGCCACGCACTTTTGGTACATTGGCAAAGTATTGGCTAATGTGTTTAAGCACATGGGCGTTGTTACCGCGTAATCGCATACTTAGGGCCACGGCCCCCTTACTTGTTTTTTGCATAATGCACCTGCCTTTTTGGTTAAGGGTTATTTGCGGGTTGCAAGGTAAACAAACCAAACGGTTGCAACAATAAGGGCTGTTGCAATACCCTGTATTAAGGCCATGCTGCCACCACCTCCTTTGTTGTTTTTAGGTTAATTGCAATGCACAAACATACCGTACTTGCTGTTTGTGCCCCCATACCGTACCCCCCTTTGTTTTGGCACATTGTTTGTTATATATACCTTAGCCCCCCTTTTGATTCAGAGGTAAGTTTTTAAGATTTTTTTGATTCAGAGGTAAGTTTTTAAGATTTTTTGATAAGGTGAGATCACAAAAAACTAGTAAGGTATCTGGGTAAGGTATCTGGGTAAGGTATCTGGGTAAGGTATCTGATGGGTTTGCCCCATCTACAAAAAACTACGGGGTAAAATTAGAGGGAATTTCTGGAGAGATATACATGTAGGATTAAATTAGACGGGTTTCTTAGGCGAGAGCTACCCAACGGGGCCAGTGCTCTTTTATACCAAGAGCACCTAGCCGTATTTTGTCCAGTCTGAGCGGCAGGGGGGGGGTGCCTTTTTCTCTCGTATGGACGTTCTGCTTTAGGGTTGGCCCATTCGTATCTGTGAGGGTTCTCTGACTATTGCTTTTCTTTTTGTGTTGTTGTGATGGTTATTGTGCAAAAGCCGATGTGGAGGTCTGTGAGAGTTCTGAGGACTTCCTGCTGCTGAGCCTCTACCAGAGCAAGAGGGTTGTGTGCGTGTTTCACTTTGCTTTCCCCTGTGCCTCCCCTTGGGGGGGGGGCTTTGGTGGTTTTTGCATTATATCACTCCAAAGATCTCGAGACCCATTAGCAATGTGGCTATGCCTGGGAGTAGGACCATTGTAGCTGTTGGGAGCCACGCTATGTCCATTGCCGACCACTTGACTCTGTTGGTGTGTATCTGGATTTTGTGACCACTGTTTACAAGGTCTGCGTATGCTGTGAGGATTGGCTCAAATTCCCTGTAGGCCGGATGCAATGCGTAGCCGACTATTCTGGCCCCTAGCCCATCTTTTACTATACCTACCTTTAAATATTCGTACATTGGCACAAAAAACGGGATTGGGTGCTGTTCCGGATCGATGTCTGCTGGGAGTCTTTTAATCATGGTTTCTCTCCTTTCTTTTCTGTAGATGAGGCAATGCTGCAGAAGGCACAACCGCTTGGCGGTGGAGGCACCGGCACCTTCGGTTTGGGGGTTAGTCGTTCTGTGGTTATTGCCTCCTCTAGCATGCGCAAGGCTTCTTCCAAGTGAAGAAAGTCCTCTGTGAGGTCCAATTGGTCCACGCCTTCCTGATTTATTTGCCAAAATGCCACCAGACGCCTTGCACACGCTGTCACTTGATCTTTGTGGAACTCAACTGGATCTATGTTTACTGGTATTGCTTTTATTTCTGTCATTTTGCCTCCTGATTTTGTATTTATAGCTCTGATCTTGGGCCGCTAGGGGAGATTGCGGGATTTTTGGGGTGGGAGTTTTCTTTCCTTTAGTATTTCTTCTTTGGTGGTGCAACCACTGTCATACCAAGCTGTAAGGCACTCTACACACACTGGTCTTGTGGTCTCTTTATCGGTGAGCTTGCCACCTGTCATTAGAGGAGCATGGCGCAGGTTCTTCGTGGTGCCACATACAATGCAATGCATCTTAGCCCTCCTTTTGGGGTACATTTTCAGGTTCTTGGATTTCCTTTGGCTGATTTTCTGGAGTCTCTTCTTCGAGTCTTGCCATTAGATAATCCACAGCCTTTTCTACTAATATTTCTGTCTTAGTAGAAGAAACCGGACGATGTGCGGCGATAATCATCCCTACTGCAATGTCTAACCCACTTAAGACTTCTCTTGCTTGCAATTCAGCTACTGCCATCCCTTGCTCTGCTGGTTCTATCGTATGTTTTTTCATACCGTCCTCCTTGTTTTGTGTTGATGCCCACACATCTTGTAGCATGCCGGGGCATACTGTTTTTTTTAGGACAGGGGCGCGCTGCTATAGCCGACAGGTTATCTTTATGCCTCTGGTTTGCCTTGTCTCGCTGCCGATATTTTGTGTATGCATCAAGTCAATGTCGGACACCTCAAGGCCAGTGGCTTGTTCAAATTTCCACACGGTCTCAAAGATTGTCTCTTCCATCTGGTTTTTCATCATCTTTACTTGCTCTACTGTCAGTTTGCTCATCTTCTTCCTCCATTTGTTCTTCTGCGTTTCCCCATTCTGGAAACTCATCTACTATTACTGTAGGTGGTTTTTCCCCCTGTTTGCCTTTAAGGGATGGTTGGGAGGCACATGCGCCAAGAGCTTCTTGTGCCCATTTCCTAAAACAAAGCGCATCTTCACCAACTAGTGGGCCGTCCAGCTCGGCTATCGTCTTTAGCGCTTCTTCATAGACTGCTATTTTATACTTGTTCATTAGCCATCTCTGTGAATTAATTTGTTAGCAATTATATTTTCTGCTTCTAAAATGCAATCAAGGCAAACGCCTGTTGAATTATATCCTCCCTCGTTAGTAGCAATTACCACACGAGGACAAATCCATTGTTTAACTTTATATTTTGATCCATCATATCTTTTTCTCACATCAAAGCATTCGCTATGACAATGCTTGCAGGGAACACCGCCACCAAATTCATTACACCTGCGATTAATCTCCACTTCCCAATATCCACCCTCCCACATACATCCATCTTCAAACTTATAATGCATACTTTATCTCCAAGTGATAACGTGTAGACTCAGCAGTGAACGTAGCGAATTCGAACTGAAATCTGTTGTTATGCGTTAATTGAATCTCGAACCAGTTTCACAATCTCGTTACCAATAGTCTATCCACCGATTGATTAGGTGGCATTACCTATATCCAGCACATTCTGGCACTTCATAAAGTCTAGAAGTTGGTAAATCACCATTTTTATTTGCCTCCATTACTTCACGCAGCTCCTTTTCCATTTGTTCTTTTGCTCTCCTTCTTGCGTCGTGCTGATAATCATAAATTCCTCTTGGTAATGGGCACCACTTTTCTACGAAATCACCAATATATTTCATTTACATAAGCCTCCTAACGTGAAGGATGGGCGGCGCTGTTTTTTCGCGTCCGCTCCATCCGCTTGTTATATAGGCAGAATCATTTTCGTTTTGCCTGTTTTCTCTGCTATCTTGTCAATACACTCTCGACAGCAGGCGACCTGGATACCATCATCGTCTGACCGCTGAAACCACAAACGTGGTTTCAGCCATTCTCCCTTAGAATTGAACTCGGCAGGAGACTTTCGTCCGCACTCATCACAAGTAAATTCGCAGGCCACTTGGTCCCTCCATATAATTGTTATGTCTCTATCTTATCTAATCGCTGTAAGGATATGGCAGCGTCATTATGTGTTCCAATTTCTAATTTCCAAATAATTTTACAATCGGAACTTTCTCCGGTTAGCACAACTTTTTCACAGTAAAAGGCAAAGCAGTTCATACAGAGAAAACTAACTTGCACATTTGTTTGTTTTTCAACATACTCAATTACGGGATTCCATAAAAAATGATCGCAGTACCAAATTGGATAATCCTGTCCGCATTTTTGACATAAAAGCTCACGCATAGGTTTCTGTATTGTCATGATATAACGTGCTGATAACCGGCGGCGCTTTTAGTCGTCCGAATTAATTCGCTTGTTATTTTACGCTTTCCAGTTCCATTGCAATCTGGACATTTAACAAAATGCCATCCATCATCTGATGGTTCTTTTGCCTCGGCTTCTAGCCACAATGTTCTAAACGGTTCTTCCGTATCATCTTTAGTAACAGGAACAAATCCTGTTCCTTCGCACTGACCATTACATTCACACTTGGGGTATGGGATTCCTAATGCTTGGTAACGATCCGTAAACTCATATTTCATGTTCACCTCAAATTATAACAGGTTGATGAGCAGTTGCGGGGGAGAATGCTTGCTTTGTCCCATCATTCCTTGTGACATCCCTGCCACATGTTTTTTCAGGGCTTCGCCGCCTGCGTCTTTCCCCCCGCAAGTTGCTCAAACGCGGAAATCAGCGGCACTCTGCTCCTTTCCCAAGATAGCGACGAATTAAGCGGACAAGCGGCTTTTATTTTCATTCTCCCTTTTTTTTGTCCCACTCCTCAATCGCCTTATCACAACACAAAGGCTGACCAACTATCCAATCAGGATTATTTGGGTCTTCGCACTCTTCCCAGTTTTGACCACAAAAAGAGCAGACATAGCGACTTTCGTATTGAACAGAGACGCAATCCACATTATCAACATGACGATTTATGTCTCTCTTGATTCGTTCACAGGTCTTAAAAATAGAGTCCGTGGTCTCTCCCCAATATGTTGCTGGTTCAACTACTAAGTGAATACCTTCAATAATCTTTTTTCTCATACCCACCATACCCAAGAAGCTAACGTGTTGATCAGGCGTGAGTGAAACGAATCGCCTGAGTTAACTTGTTGTGACACTCCACGGGGCAAGCCCCGTGGCTTCTGCTTAGTTTACTAAGCATTCTTTTTCTTGCTTCAACGACAGTTCCAACGAACCATCTCCACAAGCGTTTATTTCCGTATGCCCTACGGTATTCAATCCTATATTTCTGATATTTATAGATGCATTCAAATCTCTATCTATGGATATTTTACAATCAGGACAATTAAATATAACGGGCTAATTTTTTGTCTGGTTTGTGATTTCAAGATTATCAATTACATCTGGTGCTAGGTCGTGTATTACTTCGTTTGAGTCGTTACTTACATTATTGGCTTGATCATATGCAACGACCACGAAAGATCCATCACCTGGCACAACCACAACTGCTTCTGATTCTATACCGTCATATATAGGGTTGTTTCTATCGTAATCTCCGCCGAGTGGCGCAAAAAATAGCCTGTAACCAGCAAGATCTGGTTCTGTGTTATCATTCCACTGCAAAGTAACGGTGTCAGCTAGTGCAAAATTACTTAGGACCAACAGGAAACTGAGGGTTAGTAGTGTTGTTTTATTTGTGTTGTTCATGTTGTTTTTCTCCTTTTTTCATCAATAGTAATGGATAGAGTATACATGGCACTATGTATCTTTTCTTTTTTGGCAAAGGCCATGAAAAATATATATAATCACACCACGGAGCACATTGCTCTTCTCCATGGTAGGAATATTCACATGGTTTTGCTCTTGCTTTATAGCACCCTGGTTCTTGGTTTTGTATTTTACAATCTATACTATAGTCCGGCTTTATGTCGGTTATGTATTCTATGGCAAATCCAGATTGTTCTCTAAATAGCTCCAACACATACCATTGTACTGGACGGTCTGGTGGGCTACACGTAAATGCCATGGTAGGTTTTTTAACCAGAGCTCCCGGTACACGACGGGCTGGTGGTGGCTGCGGAGTCCACCCGTATGGTCCGGGAGGCTCTGGTTTTGGCCTGGCGCAGGCTACGATAAGGAGGACACATGCCGCCAGGAAAAAAGAACGCGGGAGTGGAAGGCCAGGGGAAGCCACTCCCGCGTTGTGGCTGAGGAACGGGGGGTCGGGTGCAAGGAGAGGAACACCCTTTCGCTCCCCAATGGGCCAGGAGCAGGCAGTCTCCTGGCTAAGCCACTTCTGACATGGAATCATAATTGCCAGCCATCTCAAAATGTTGTCTGCACAAAAATTTATTACCGGGTGCAACGGGTTTTCCGCAAATCTTACCTTCTGTATTGATTTTGAATTGACATTTTCTTGCACTTCTTATTTCTTTATTTGCTATGCCGCCATTCGGAGCTATGTGGTCACCAGGTACGCCACGCTTTCTTTCTCTTTCCCTTTTTTCTTTTTTGTTCTGTTCTGCTGTTTGGTATATTCTTGCGAGTTGTACAGATTTTCTGTATTTACACTTGCATGATGGATCTCCGCATGTGTCTTGTACTCGGTAGTTGGTGTAGAATGTGTTGCCGCATACAGGACATTCTCTTTTGTACGAATATATGCCTTTGTTTCTGCGCCACTCCATACATTCTGGGCAAAAGTATTTATTGCGGCTTCCCATTATTGGTTTGCCGCATCTGTTACAGTTAGAAGCCATGGTTTTTTTTTCTTACTGCATGAAATATTTCTTAGAAGATAGTTTTCTTTCGGTTTCTTTTACTGCATTATCCAAAGCAAAACTCAGCCTTACTCTTTCTTCTTCGCTTATTGTTGGATCATTAAAATAGATCACGCCACGATTTTTGTCAATCTGGTAGTGGTTCCCTTCTTCGTAACCAAATGCTTGGAACACCATGCAGATGGTATCTAGAACTTTTTCGTGTGGCTGTTTCAATTGTTCCACCTCCTAAGCTATGAGATAGCCCCAAGGAGGGGGTTCTGAAATACACACCACCCTCATCGACAATGGTGTGCAGTATTTCGCTAGGTGTGGATAATAAATTGCCATTTGAGTCATAATGTTCTGTTCCACGCTCTATTTCTTTTATGATATAGTTAATTAGCTTATCAACTGTTTTCACGCCTTACCTCCGCCTTCAGGTTAACACTATAAGGACATAATGGGCAACCAGTAAAGTATGGTATCATAATCTGTAAGTGATGCCGGTTCTTCTCTATCTGGATCCCAAATCTCCTCCCCAGTCCAGAATATTGCGTGTTGGGTTTCATCATTCAGCTTGGCAATAAGTATTGCTGAATGGCATAATAAATTGTCATACAGTTTATATCCTGCCGTCTCTAAGAAAGCTTCTAGTTCTGATACCCTATATCCTTCTTGTCCGTCATTTCCAAATAAATTGAACGCGAATTCTTTGAATTTGTCCTGGCTGAGTGGGTCTCCAGTGATCATTGCTGCCACCGCTGCCATGCAATCTTTAGAGTTTTTTCTTTGCATAAGTTTTATTTTATTTTCTACTATCACTAGTGTCCTCTTGGGTATCTAATAAAATGGCAATCTGTAATATTTCTGATGCGCTTACATACTCTGTCTGCTTCATCATTTATCATATCGGTTGCATTGCCTTCTATGGTTTCAAAGCAGGTTTTGTATACTTTGTTCACTATGCCAGTGTGTATCCAGTCCCCCTCTGCATTGCCTGGTATTAAAAATATTTGTCCTTTTTTGACTTTATGCTGTCTGTTCGGGCTTATTAAGGGATTGGTTAATAGGTTATTGGTTACTGCTTGCCTCGCTAAGTTGTCGCAACTGAGCGTGAATATAAAAGGAGAAGTTTTGAAGTTTTTTGTGGCTTTTCTGTTGCGTATGTAGTAGGCTTGGTCTAGAATTGTGCATACGAAACCAGAACACCACTTCCATGGTTTACCTTCTTGGCCTCTTGTGTAATATCGTACCCATGGCCCCATGTTTTGACCGCCAACTTCTCTTGGTTTGGCTTTTAGATGGAGAGCCGCTATGTTCCTAACCAAGACGCTAATAGTATTGACGGATCGTTGGTATAAGGTATCTGGTATTTCTGTGACTTTTCTAAGTGGTTCATCTAACATAAGGATTATCGATGCTCCAGTAGCATAGAAGAGTTCATATCTGGTTTCGGCGAACATGTCTAAAGCTCTTTTTGTTTTTGGGCCATATATGTCATCAATTCTTGTTGGAATTCCGTGTAGGCATAACCATTCTTGGATTTCTTTTGTTTTCATCATATCAAACCCATCCTCTTTGTCATTTTTCTGTACCACTTGTTTTGGTCTTTTACTATTAGATTTAATATTCTTCTGTTTGCTCCTTTTAGCAGTGTTCTGCACTCTAGGGCTCTTAAGGTTTCAATATGATCCATCTCTATTGAGCCTTTAGACAAGTTAACAGTTCCAGGCGTTTCTATTCTTGTTAATTGTGTCATGAGGTTCAGCTTGGTGGAATTGTTGGCAACTATTTCGTTCAGACGTACATATCTCTTTTCTTTTTCTTCTATGTTTTGGACAACCTTTTTTGCTGACCCATACTTCTTCACTAGGTATTTTGCAAATCCCTTACCTATTCCCTCAAACCCAGGGACATTGTCGGAGCTACAACCAGCTAGTATTTTTATTTCTCTTGCTTGTTTTGGTGTAATACCGTGTTCTCTGAATAATTCTTCTTTGCCTATTTCGTAGTATTGGCCGTCAATATTGTTTATTAGTATAAAGTTTCTTCGTATCAGAGCAAATGCGTCTTCGTCATTAGTATAGAACCGTGCAAAATCATCTTTCTTAACGCCATTGCTATATATATACTTTGATACTTCTTCGCCTTCGTAGCCTGAGCTAAATAGTGCTGGGATGTTCATAGATCTCAATATGGACTTGACCAAATTACTTTCTGTAGATATGTCAATTTCTAATTTTCGTCCTTTTGCCTTGTATTCAGGATAAATGGCTTTCTTGAGAAGTGGATGGCCTTCGAATGTGACAAATATAAAATCCGGCATGAATTCTATTTTCATGTCAATTACCGCCTTCAAGAAGCCAAACGGGATACCTGAAATTATGGCAATATCGCCAAAATTTGCTGTTAATTTCTGGTGGCTGAACATGCTTTTGTATATCAGAAATTGTCCGTCTATGATCAAAATATGCATTGTGTTTGCCCTTTTATATACAAGTAAGGCGCGGAAATAAAAAACGTAATAGCTTTGCAGGTTTTTTCTAAGAGAAAGTCTAACATTTTTTATTTTTATGCTATATGTTTTATATATTTTTTCTTTGGGAGATAGAGCATCATTCCTATTTATGAGTTTGTGTTATTTCATTCGTTGTGGTAAAAGAAGCTAAAACAACATGGATTAGGAGGATGAGATGCCAATTGACAAACAAGGGCTAAGCTTGGAGCAATGGAAAGCTGCTGAATTGTTGGCTTTGGGCAGGAAAATAAAGCCTGAGAAGATTGCCAAGGAATGTGGTGTAAAGACGTCTACGGTAAAAAAATGGATTGGAAATCCTAAGTTTAAATTGGCTGTCCTCAAGAAATTTGAGGATAATATGTCAGAGCTCAGAGGACAGAGGCTTGGGAAGATAAGAAATTGGCTTGATAAGCTCTATTCAAGCATAGATAAAGAATTTAAGGACCTTGACGAAGACTACTCATTGAAGGAACTTATTAACATGGCAATAAAACTGCATAACGAGGTTAGAACCGATAATGTGCAGTTTACAAAAAGTAGGAAATTATTGGAGATGTTGGCCGAATATACCGGTCGCGATCCCGATGCACTTGGTGAAGAGGAAGAAGAGTTAGATAGTGTAGAAGAGCGATATTTGAAACGTAGACAACGAGAACAGGAAGAGTCGGAAAGCAAGGTTCGCGAAATTGGCAGTGCTAAAAGAAAGAAGAAATCTGCTTCAAAGTAGCTAATGCCTAAGGATAAGAAAATAAATCGCTACCCTGCGATTGTTAGAGAACCGGCTATTGTTGGCAGAAAGAAGACAAAACGATATCCGGTTACAGGGCCGCTTATCGTTTCTTACAAAGACCCTTCTGACGATCCTGAAGGGTTTAGAAAATCGCTTAAGGATTGTAAGGATGATTTTTTAGAGGAAATATCTAGAGAAGCCGGTTGGATTGAGAACCTCACAGAGACTGCCTCTACAACTGGTTTTGGGCCTACCAAGCTATATCCTTACCAAAAAGTCCACATGAATAACCATAGCAAGTATCGTTGGTTAAACAAAAGTAGGCAGGTCGGATTTAGTTATGGGCTGAGCGCTGAAGGCTTAGCCAAGACTCATCTGATGAATTACTTTACATGTATTTTTGTTTCCCTAAACCAAGAAGAGGCCAACGAAAAAATAAACTATTCCAGAGCAATGTATGAAAGCATTCCTCTTAAGTACCAGAGGAAAATGACGATTGATAGAGTTACTGCACTCGAATTTGAGAAGCGCACAGGTGGTCGTAGAAATAGAACTAGACTAATATCTCATCCACAAAGAGCTGTTCGTGGTAAGGGCGGCAACGTAGATGTTGTACTTGATGAGTTTGCTCATTATGTCTGGGCTAATAAGATATATGTGGCTGCTGTTCCTGTTATCACTCGCGGGTTCGGCCAGTTAACGATTGGAAGTTCTCCACTTGGTAGAACTGGTTTGCATTGGCAAATCGGTGAGGACCGTAAGAATTATCCCATGTATTCTAGGCAGACCGTCCCATGGTGGGCGTGCGAAGCTTTTCTGAATATAAAAGCTCAGGAGAACTATGAGAAAGTACAAAAGCTGGCACCTAAAATGCATACTGAGGATAGGGTTTGGGAGTTTGGTAACGAAGCCATTGTGTCGGCGTTTGCTAGTTCCCTCATAGAAGAGTTTTGGCAGGAATATGAGCTTAGGCCATATGATGAGAGAGAATCTTATTATCCTATGGACCTAATTCAGACTTGCACGTTTGAGTATCTGTCTGGACAATCAGAAGTAGATAAAGAAGATATTTATGGAGAAACACCTGTTATAACTAGCCCTGTTTATCCTGGTTTAAAATATAAATCTTACGACTCAATAGAGGCTCTTGCTACGGCAATCAAAAGAGGCCATGTGGGTAGGGTATTGCTTGCTGGTTATGATGTTGGCAGATACGAAAATGCCAGTGAACTTATTATTCTGGAGGAAATTAGAGATTATAATGATTTCCAGATGGTTCGACTTTCTTCGGGCCATAGGGGAATGGATTTCGAGAGCCAGCAGGCTTTATTAGAAAAAACCATGAATGTGTTGCCAATAAGAAAGCTGCGCATAGACACTACTGGCATAGGGAATCAGTTAGGTGAGTACATGAAGAAACGCTATCGGAGTCGCATTGAGTGTGTTGATTTTAATATGGCTAATAAACAAGACATGGCTATAGAGTTCAAGATTAGACTTGAAGAACAACTGATTGGTTTCCCATTTGAAAAAACATTACTTAAGCAAATACATTCAATAAAGCGCGAAATTTCCGCTGCCAATCAAGTGAAGTTTGTTGCAGAAGAAATTGGAAGTGATCATGGAGATAAATTTTGGGCATTGGCTTTGGCCTCTAGCGGTGGTACGCCTATAAAGATACTGAAGACACATTTTAGAATCCAAACATCTGCTGTTCCTAAAACTACAAAAGTAATACCAATGAGTTCTAAACGCAAATTCACCAAAAAGAGTGATGAATTTGTTTTACCATCGGGTATAGAAAAACCACCATTTCATGAAGGTTTGCTTGTAAGTGCTGGAGGTAGATAATGAGACAAGTAATGCTTAGGAATCCTGATTTTTCTTATCCCGATTCCGATGTTGGCCGGTTTAGAGATGATGGTCGTAAACTCATAAGCATGATGCGTCGCTCTGGTATTGACAAAAATGAGCGCGACAAGATGCGAGTTCATTTGGCTAATGCCGAGCACAATATGAGGGCAAACAGAAAGGGCATGTTCAAAGAGCTCACTAAAACTGGTCATCCTACTTTTATGGGGCAATTTGGCATGGAGACGATAGGAGTCTATAATCCTGATGAAATACCTGTGAGTACTTATAGTAAGATGAAAACTGATTCACAAGTGGCGCTTGGGCTGGCTGTAATAAAGCTTCCATTGCTTTCTCTTTCGAGGAGTATTGAGTGTGAAGATAGTGATATAGCGATGTTTGTGGATGAAGCCCTAGGTATGGTGTGGAATAAAATGATAAAATCTATGTTGACGGCCATAGAATATGGTTTTGCTAGCCATGAAAAGGTGTGGTGGCGATACCCTCTTGAAATCTATAGCACCTCGGGCACTGGTCGCAGGAAAACACATTTTAGTGGATTGGGGGAGGTTTACAAAAAGATCAAAGCTCATTATCCAGACACTGTTAGGATTAGAGTAGATAAGGATACCGGCGACTTTATTGGTATTGTCCAGGACGTGGGGGGAGGTGAGCCGCCACAAATCTTAAATAAAAATAAGTGTTTTTTCTTTGCACTGGAGGATGATTTTGGTAATTATTATGGTGGCAGTAGATTGAAGCAAGCATATAAGCCATGGTATTGGAAGGAAGTAATGTATCAATTTATGTTGCGTTATTTTGAGCGACGAGGAACACCTCCTACTCAAGTTACTTTTCCACCAGGAGTGAATCGGGATGCAGATGGAAACGAGGTCGATAATGCCGAAGTTGCTCTGCGCATAGGGCAAAGCTTAGTGGAGAACAGCGTAGTTACCGTTCCTTATGAGGAAACCAAAGATGGTCGCGATACAATGTGGAAGGTTGAATACCTGCAGGATGATCGTCGTGGTCCTATGTTTGTAGAGTGTATTAATCATTTAGAGGTGCAGATTTTACGTGGTTTGCTCGTTCCTGAAAGAACAGTGACGCAGGATATTTCCACAGGCAGCTATAGCATGGCTGCTACGCATGCAGAAGCTTTCTTGTTAGAACAAGCTGGATTGGTGCAATCCATAGAAGCGGCTATAAATGAGCAAATAATTCCGTCTTTGGTTCAGTTTAATTTTAAGCCAAAATCGCGTGTTTCCTGCGCTGTGCATATAGAGGAGGTGCAACACGATAGAAAGCGACTCCTGAAAGAAGTATATGTGGAACTTATGAGAAATCTAACAACACTTGCTAGGGCTGGCAAAGTTCCTAATGTGTTGCCCAGTTTGAAGGAAATGGCGGATATATTGAAAATACCTACAGCTAATTTTGATGAAGAATATTTGTCTCTGCCTATGGATTATTCAGGAGGTAATGGTGGAGAGAGAAATAATCCTCCTAGTAGAGGAAATGACTTGCCAGAGAATTTGAATGATGGTGAAAAGGTTATTCAGATAAAAAGTAATAAAACTAAGAAAAAACCACTCACCAAAAAGACTAAAAAGAAAGCGTCTTCTGTAAAGAGGGAACCAGTGGTTGTGTCTGGAAATTGCATGGTGGTCTAAAAAACTTTATCATGCAGGCTTCTCTAGGTTTTTTCTGTCTGAAATAATTACTGCTATGAATGTTTGGAGTTGTGTAGTTTCAAGAAAAAATGTATTTAGAACATAGTTTGTGTAATACCTTAGCTTAATCTACCAATACATAGGAAAGGAGGACTTGATGTGACTGATGTTAACCTAATAAATTATCCATTGTTGAGGGATTTGCAGAGGATGCCACTGTCTAATCTCTTTGAGATGGAAGTTCATCCTGGTGCAAATGTGGCGAGCTATGTTAATCTTAAGCGGAGGCCCTTGGATGGCAATACAGGCGTTGTTGCTGTGATTGCCATAGATACGTCTGGAGGAAATATTAAGAATTGCATCGAAGACACAGATTATACAGTAAGTGGAAGAACGCTTACGTATAATGTAGATTTGTCATCCTATGAGGCAGTCATTATCCTCTATCAACATGAGGGTTTGTGGTCTTCGTCTTCTAGCAGCTCTAGCTCCAGTACGCCTTAGTGGAAGTGGGGTCGACTGAGGAGGCGGCATGTTAGATGGTGCAAAAACATTTGGTGAGATGAAGCTCTCGATAGGCACTATGGATTCTCGTCAGGCTCATCAGGATATCCACTTTCTTTGGCGTTTACGTAAGGGTCTTTCTTTCCTCTTGTCGGACGGTAGTGATGACCATTCTGTTTATAAGACGTCAGAAAATGATATCATAGAACTACATAAGGATATTGTTGCTGATATGGTAGCCAAAGGAAGGGGTCATTACTTTGATATTTTTGAATCTGCTCTTGATGAGAGTTTGCCTGAAGAGCTTAAACTTGCTTCGGATGGGTATGATCCTCCGGGTGGTGGAGGGTTGTTGCGACTAACCGATGAAGATCTCGCAGAACGCGAGGCTTATGTCTTGGCGAAAGGTGTTGAATCTTGGAGCGCACCTACCAAACGTAAAGATGTTCCTGCCAGTCATTTCTTTGATCCCAAGAACAAAAAATATCCCTACAAAAACCCTGATGGGTCTATAAACTGTGGTGGAGTTTTGGCAGCAAAGCGAATGGCTGCTGGAGCACGAAGTGGTAAGAAAGCTTCGCCGTCTTTGCGAGCTAAGATCGATCGTGTATGGGAAGCCCAATGTAGAAAAAAGACAAAGGGCGAAAAGAAAGAAAAACAATAAACAACTAGACAAGGAGGTAGTGTCGTGGACCCAAAAAAGTTTTTCAGTTTTGTTCCGTTTGACACTGAACTCACCGATGTCGGCGATGAAAATCTCGTCGAAATTGAGATGTTGAGAGTCGGCAAGTTCGACCATCCCAAATATGGCGATCTTGACATTTCTCTTGATTTTCTGCAAAGCCTCGTTGACAATTTTGAGAACAATACTCTCAATAGGGACGTGAGCTTTGATTGGAATCACGACCGTAAGGAAGCCTCTGCTTGGCTGAGAGGGTTATCGATAATTGATGACGTCCTGGTCGGTTCGGTGGAGTTCACCAAGAAAGGAAAGGAAAGCGTTGAAGGTGGCGAATATGGGTACTTCAGCGTAGAGTATGATGAGGATTATGAGGATCCAGAATCAGGAGAAACCCATGGCCCTGTCCTGATGGGTGGAGCTCTTACGAATAGGCCGTTTATCAATGGTCTAAGGAAAATTGAGTTTGAGATGCCTGACGACGACTCAATCAAGCTTTTTACAATGAAGCCGGAGAAGGAGAAGAAAAAGAAACCCACTCCCACAAAGAAAAGACAACCAGCTTTGACTGAGGATAAACTCAAGGAAGAGCTAGGTAAGTCCCGGGGCACTATCAAGGACTTGCAGAGCAAGATCAAAGCTCTTGAGGGAAAGCTTGGTCGCGACGAGGAAGATGATGATCTTGACGAATTGCGTGAGCTTTTATCCAATCAGAAAGAAACCATTAAGGCTCTTACTGGCGAAGTAAAAGCTCTCAAGGATGACAACGTCAAGGCAGCTTCTGAAGCTCGTAGGTTAAAAGTTGAGTCCATGTGTAATGAATACATGACCGAGCATGGTCATCATAGAGGCGTTGTCGAGGTAGCCAAAGAGATCATGCTTGCCAGCGTGCCGGATAAGAAAGTTATCGCGCTCACTGAGACGCATGGTGAGGGCGACAAAGCTAAGACCATTAAAGTCGAATGCACTATGGACGAAGCTGTCAGGAGATTGCTCGAAGCTATTCCGGAGGAGCAACGTGCGGATTTCACCGAAGTGACAAGGACAAAGAGGTCTGGTGAACTGGACGAGGAAGCCGAGGAAGAGGGTATTACTCGAGCATTCGAAAAAATGAATCTCAAAAGGAAGAGCTTAGAGGAACAACGTCGGCGGAAGACAGCTAGCGCCTAGGAGTTGGTAAATGGCTCAGCAAAATAGAGTAGCCAGTGGCTTTGGGGTCCAGTCTCGCTATTACGATAGTGATATTCTTTTCGATGGAACTTATAAGGTAATTAGTATTACCTTAGATAAGGATTCCCGTGATAGCGAGAATAGCCCCTCCACTACGCTACGTAAGGGGTTATTATTAGCCAAGCGCATTGATGGCAAATACGAGCCTCTGAGTACGGCTGACGGTTGCTTAAATGGGGCTATGCCAACTCAATTTATGAAAGACGTAGTTGTTCTTGCACGAGAGGTGTTGATCACGACGGTCGAGACCAAAGGCGTGAAGAAATATCAAGATGCCATAGACCAAATTCTTCCTGCCTATTGGACTTGTAATTTGAAAGAGGTTTTTTGTTTTTACAATAACAAGTCTAACGTGGAATTAACCGAAGATCAGCTAAAAATGTTGTCTTATAGGATTACTCTTATTCCTTCTTTCATGGAGATACACTATAAGGACAGTGGCGAATTGCGCAATGTTCGTAGTGTGCTAAACATAGCAACGATATAACTAAATCTATTCTAGGAGGTATGAGATGCAAACCGGATACACAACGACTAACGCCGAATGGGATCGCGAGATTCTGAGAAGTTCTGACTTTCGGCTGATCTCCATTACAGTAGACGCAACGTCTATCTGGGATTCCGACGGCGACGGTAGCGGCGAAGTTAAGCTTCCCAAGGGTTTGCTTATGACCCTTAGCACCGACCTATCCGACGGGACTTATGAGCCCGTCAATACCGCAGGCGGTGAGCTTGGGACTAAGCAAAGCATGAAGGACGCGGTGGTGCTTGCAGAGACCATTGTAGATGCTAGCCTTTTGGATCAGCCTGTTAAGGCATACCAGGATTGTTCCATTGATTATGGCAAGTTGAAATGGAACAATATGGACAATGCAAAGATTTCCCAGGCTGAGTGGGAATTGGCCCTTGGGCGCATTGAAGTTGTAGATGTGGAATTTGCCTAGACATTGATATTGGCGGCATGATTTTTTTTAGAAGATATGGAATTTAAGAAACCAATAACTTTGTATTAACCTATGACTGGTTTAAACTAAACAATCTTAGGAGGTAAACATGGACGCACTCGTTAACAGCTCTATACTCCAACCACGGTATCTGATGAAGGTTCTTGACGATATACCCGCCGACACGGATACTTTTCGTGGTGCTGAGATGTTTCCGCTGGTAACGCAGCCTGGTCCCGTTATTGAGTGGGATATCAAGAAGCCTCTTGGTGGAATGACACAGGCCGTTGCTCGTGGTGCAGAATCTCCGTTGGTGCATCGTAGGGGCGTAGGACAGCAAAGGTTTGAGCCTGGGCATTTTCGTGAGAAAACAGTCCTAGGTGAATCCGATGTCACAACCCTGCGAAAACTTGGAACTCTTGAGCAGAGAGCCACTGCTGCTGAGCTCATTGCCGAAATTGTTGCGGATCTCAATACTCGGCTCGAAACCAGAATGGAGTGGTTACGTTGGCAACCTGTTGTCAATGACTCTGTAACTATCAACAACAACAAAGTCCAGTATACTGTTCAGTACAATATGCCGACTCATATGCGGGTCACAGCATCTCCGCTTTGGAGCAATACAGCTACAGCGGATCCAATCACAAACATCCAGACATGGCTTCGCCTGGCTCGCGGTACTGGCGGCAAGCCATATAGATTCTGGTATAATAGCAAGGTAGAAATGTATCTTTTCCAAAATGCTCGTATTCTTTCTCTCATTGACCGTGTGTTTGGCGGTGGCAATGTTGGTCTCATGAGCAAGAGCGTGCTTGAGCAGATCATGAAGACGTATATTGGCAGCTATCCCATGGAGATGTACGATGAAGGATACAACGTAGTTACCTGGCTTACGGCGGCAGCCGGTGGTGGAGCCACAACGACACTGACCGTTGAGGACACCACAGGATTTGAGGACAATGATGAAATTGTCATCACCAATGCCGATGAAACTAATGAAGACAATGCAACAATCAACGGTGCTCCTTCTGGGACCACCATCACAATTGACTCAAAGACCTTGGCATCTTTTTCTGCCAATTCTATGGTTCGCTCTTACAAAACTTTCCTGCCGGACAATGTGTTTATTATTGAATTGCAGTTTCCGGCTGGTAGCGGCAATAAGGGCGAGATTGTGAGTGTTGATTCTGTATATGGGCTTGGTAGCTTGACCAATCCGAGACCGGGCAAGTTTGCTGAGACCATGTTTATCCAGAAAGACCCGAAGCAGATAGAGATCATCACTGGTGTCAATGCTCTTGGCGTGGTCTATAGGCGTCGCGGTTGGATCGTTGCTACGGTCGCCTAATCTGTAATTGTTCGCTTTTCTTGTGGCTAATGAGGCTTTTTACAAACTGATAAAAGAGAGGAGTTTAAAATGGCAAAGAAAGACAGCAATAAGGTGGCAGAAAAGCCAAAAAGAGCTGTACAAATTCTCTATGATGGCTTAACACATGCTGCTAAAATCTACCGGGAGGGCGATATTGAAAAAGACCCCACGCCCCACCTGATTGAGTTGGCTGAAAATCGTACGAAATATTATCACAGAGAGAAAAAGAGACACATTATCTGCTGCAAATTTGTTCCAATGCCGACCGGCGATAATGGCGGCAAAACGAAACTCGAGCTCGAAGATATCGAAAAAATGAGTGATTTTGAGATAATCAAAAAACTCGTTTACGACCATGGTTTTAGTAGAAAAGCCGCTTCGTCTTTTCCGCGTGAAAGGTTGGAGGATTATTTGTATAAGCTCCAAACATAGCCTATGTCAAGATATGACTACACATCGCTAGATAAAGTGAAGCGTGTTATGCGCAGTGTCAGTACTGACCCGTCTGTGCAACAGAAAATAAAATTCTCTGAATCGCATACTTTGCCAAAGAAATTTAGAGATAACACGGGTACTGGCATGTTATTAGGTGTAGACATAGCTGACAATTATGTTGGTTATGAAAGATGGAAAGTGCAGTTTACTTCTTCTACAGCATTTACTTTATATAGAGGAGAGGATGAACTGACGGTTGATGGAAGTGGTGTTGTTGGTTCTACCTTTATATCTAGTTCTGGCATCATTACCATTAAGTCATCGCATTGGGTCGGTACTTTTGCAGCTAGTGATTATTTTTCTTTTGAAACTGAATCTAATATTAGCAATGAAGATGGAGAAGCCTTTATATCAGATGCTGAGGAAATTGCCAATAGCATAGTTCAGGAATTGATTGGCAGTGATTATACTCCATATACTCAGTCCATACCTGAAAAGGTCAACACTGGTACTGCTTACATTGCTGCCTTTTTGATTTGGTCTAGCGTATACACGCCTACTAATCAATCTGATATACCGGAGTTTGTAAATCGCTGGTATAGGATAGGCTCCAATTTGATAAGTGCTTATCTGGAAACCATACCAGGCCGACTTACATATGGTGCTATCCATATTCCTAGGTTTGTTGCTAGAAAGCCATTGTTTGACCATGCTGGCGTTAAGGAAGCCGAAGGGATTGGTCTTGCTGTGGGTGATGAACATGGCGAAGTAGATACTCAGGATGTTGAATATGACGTTTTCCAAAACAACTTGGAGGGTGGGAGTTAATGCCAAGTATCGGTGACGAATTAAGTGCTAGAGGTGTAAACCTTCCTTCTCTTGATGCTCTAGATCATGTAGATGATTTGGAGGAGATATTTAGAAGGTATGGTTACGAGCCTACCGATCATGAGAATTGGTATGCCATTGCTCTGGATATCGCAACCTGGCAGCAGCGCATGGGCGCTTACTATCAGGCAGAACAGGCGTGGCAGACCATATCGAAGGAAAAAGGCACTTACAGTACTAGCCCGACCGGTGCAAGGATAGATATTAAGGAATTTTTAGGAGAAGGCATTACAGAACCAATGAGCTTAGAGATGGTCATGGATGAGCTGCAAGAATTTATAAATGCTGCTCAAGCTTCTCCCGAAAGAGCCGTCATAACTGCATTAGAAAGAATGCCAGAAGTTAAATATGAGCCTTATAAAGCGGCTGTACGCGAAGCCATGGTATCAAGAGGTATTGGTGCTATTGGGCCACTATTCTCTGTAGAGTTTGACGATACGAAATTTTCAAAGTCAATCAATGATTTTGAAAAACTCGTGGCTCGATGTTTTGGAGACAGAGAATTGTGGAGTAGAGTTACAGACGCTATTTTTGAAGAGCAATTAATTCTCACCCATATGCAAGACCTGTTGGTATCATTAGCATCGAAATCTGAAGAAGAAGATTCTACGAAACCACTTCCTCTCCCTATTGTTCAGTACAGAAATGTGGCCTCAGCGATATTGAATAAATTGCCAACAATAGAAAAGTTGGTTGGAACTTTTAAGGCTATCCCCGAAATGAGCGGGTTGCTGGAGGTAGAGCATAGGGAATTGGACAGCCTTGGCTCAATATTGAAGTCTATGCAGTATATGATTAGATCTGACCTTGCCCAAGTAGAACAAGCCGAGAGTTCTTCTGAGATACTAGCTTTTTTAGACCAGTATGCCAACGATCTAAAGGAGGCAAGACAAATTGCCGACAGCTTGTATAGAAGGGCTTCTACCATAGCGGCTGCTCCAGCGGCTATACACACCGAGGAAGATATCACTGGAAGACGCATTGAATATGGTATTAGCGTAACTCAGACTGCTGATAAGATTCGCGGTTTTTATGGTTCTTTGACTACTTCAATAAACCTTGTCCAACGAGCCGTTGACGAGATGCGTAATTTTATGCCACATACGCCTTCTTCGCGCGAAATGCAGATGTATATCACAGAAAGGCGGGAATCTAGAGCCAGAGAAGCTGCCAGTGGTAGTGTGGAGAGATTGCGTAGTGATTTCTGGGATATACGTATTAAGCATAGCAGCACAGCAGAAGGAATGCCTGAGACCACGTATGAAGTTTATGGCTTTGGCGAGGCTGTGAAATCAAGATTAAAAGAAATCGGTATGTATAGCCCAGAATTATGGGGTGAATTTGAAGAAGCAGAAAAAAAGATATTTGCCTCTGCCAGCGAAAGAGCCGAAAAAGCTTGGCAAGGATATGTTAGTGATCACTTCGCTAATTGGGCTGGGAGGCCTTAATGCCAGAAGTTAAGACAGATAATCTAGTTGGAGACTTTATTGCCAATTTAGCGGTTGTGTTCAATGAAAATCGCAGAGAAATGGGAATAAAGAAAGTTTATGATGATGATGTTCAGCTAATAGACACTATGCCTAGTGTAGCTATTGGAATTATGAACACCACGCTTCAACGGAGAACGCTTGGAAATACTGCTAGGTTTGAAGTAGACGTTATGGCTGAGGTTTGGTATTATCACGAAGAAATGACAGCAGGCACCCGAAGGAACGATGTTATGAGGGCTGCTTGGAATTTAACCAAGGTTATGCAGGAAAATGCATCTGTGAATTCTTGGCTTAAGGCAACTAGAGCCTATATACGTGCTTGCACGTGGTCTCTAAGGCGTAATGCTAATCTTTTGCTGGCGAGCGCTAGGTTAATAGTGGTAGGTCGCCAGCAAACAGTTATTACCTGTAAGACAGAGGGAACTAGCCCTTGCCCATAGTAAAAGGTCTCGGTAGCCACAAGAAAAGCAACTATAACTTTCACTGAGAGGTGAGCTTATGTTAGTCAAAAAGAACTATGGACCTCCGACTTTTGTACAGCTAGTTGGTAGGAATATTGGTAGTTCCGAATGGGTACGTGTTCCTGACGGGCTGGCTATTAGGCTTAAGGCTGCTAGCAGTATATATAGCTTTAAGCAGGAGGAAGTTCCTAAACAGAAGCCAGCTCCGAAAAAGGAGGAGGCGAAAAAGAAGGAACCTGAGAAACAAGAACCAAAATTAGACGAACCAAAGAAAGAAGAGGCGGAAAAAGATAAAAAAGATAAGCCAGTCGAGGACAAAATCGAAACAATAAAAGACGGTGTTGGCAAAAAAGGCCTCTTGAAGAGTACTTTTGGCAAGGACAAGAAAGAACATACAGAGTAACATTGATATGTAAGGGGGTTTACTATGGTAACTACAATCGGACCAGCCGTAGGAGCGAAAGCACAGCTCGGATATTCCGAAGAAAGTAAATGGGGATACCCGAAAAGTCCTCCTGCTAACTTTTTTGAATTCACGTCCGAGGGCATAGTAAGCGAATTTACCAATCTTGTGAGTGCGGCTCTAAGAACCGATCGTTCTGTGCATAAGCAGCGTATTGGCACAGAAGCCGCCGGAGGTGATATCGCATTTGAACTGGCTCCAGAAGGTTATGGAACCATGTTCAAACATGGCCTTGGAAAAGTAAGAACGAGGCGATTGGACATTGCTTGCATTGTTGTTTATGATGCTGCTTCAGGCGATACCATAACGTGTGATGGGACCAGTATCCGAGCCGACGGAGGTGCGGCTGGTGATTGGACACACACCTGGGGAGTAGATGGCAATAATGCCCAAGACTTGATTGACACAATCAATGCTGCTGCTGCCGAAGGATGGACTGCTTATGCTCCATGGGGAGATGGTAATGGTGTGTTCAATGATAGTTCTCCTGGTGCTAGCAGTGGGTATTTTTGTTATGATTATGCCAACAAGACCAGTGCAACGGATACACTTGGGACCTATGATTATGGCCACTCCAGTAATAACCATCCGATCTATGATGGCTCAAACCATAGACTAGAAGCGCTAAGTACTGTGGAGATAGGCCAAGACGACGCTGGGAATAGTACTGTAATCTTTCCTATCTTTTATAAGTATGGGGTTTACGAACACGCTATTGAAACATTTGACCACTTGCCAGAAGTCACCGAAGGCCTCACTCTTGAGGTTGGGCGCGATGTTGCGGCCTTCAATTATTATGGGTCCAAAGTCAATACGCTTGGACTTACCGCAACTCCTGGTGAATTTGTCACTGGTACTGTTAATTTTATGTCAAAGGGAGCATCGACTGTAGGTGATCCTGTAGCTGATAGTGGTAATACAGGATGGCAAGCTCCAATTATAGAAGTTTTTTATAGCGGTGCCATTCTCACAGGAACTGTGCAGGTTACTTTTGCTTCTGCAACTGGTCTATTTACTCTGTCTGACAATAATGGTAATTTTTACCAATTTGTTTTAACCAGAGGAACATGTGATCATGCTGGTTATTATCACCACGTTAGTACTATAGGTGGTTTTGTGGACTTTTTGACAACGGAATCGAATGATCTGTTCACTATAGTTCATAAGCCTGCTGCGAACTACGCAGGGTCTTCCAGCGATATTGCCGATTCTGGCGGTGCGCAAACCATTGACGGCAGTACAAGTTACACATTTGATTGGGATACCACTCTGGATGCCGATGCTGTTCCATTGTTTCGGGGCGATTACATCGGCCAAGACGCAGGAGTTAGTACTAGATTCTGGGTTCGAATTGCAGCCGGTGGTACTGGGTTTGAGGGCGCTAATGATTCTGCGTTCACAAACCCTAGTACTGAAGTGACTATTACTAAAGGCGAGTGGCACAATCTCCTGTACAATGATGGTTCGACAGATATCGATACTGGATTTGAAGTGATGTTCCCGGTTGGATCTACACTCAACGCCGGAGATATTTGGTACATTGACAGTTTTAAGGACGAAAACGCTAGTGCAACCTATTCTACCTTGGATCAATTTGTGGGTGCGCAAGGATCGGTTACGCTGGATGGTGTCACTCATCCTGTTATGGGTTTGTCTTTTACCATCAATAATAATCTGTTTGGCGACAAATATGAACTTGGAGACAAACAGCGCAAAGCCCTTAAAGAACAGCAGATGGCGGTGGAGGGTAGTATAACAGTTGAGTTCGACGATCTTGATTTGTATCGGAGGTTTGTAAATGGCGTTGCTGCAGAAATGGAGTTTTGCTTTACTTCAGACGAATACATAACCTCAGATGATGGGGTAGCAAGTGATCAGAAGTATTGTTTAGAGCTCTATTTTCCGAATTTGAAATATAGCGGCACAACGCCAGTTGCAGGTGGTCCGGAAATCATAACGACGGACTTTCCCTTTATTGCCTTGTACGATGATGAGGACGGTGTTCCGAATTGCCGAATTACACTAACCAATCACGTTCCATACATATAGGTGCTCTCGGAGATATAGAATAATCTAGAATATAGAATGTGTGCTGCTTCTAATAACCAGAAGCAGCACACATTTATAAGGAGAAGTGACCATGGTAAGAACAATTGGACCAGCCGTAGGAGCAAAGTCTCAGCTAGCATATGCTGAGGAAAGCACGTGGGGATTTCCAAAGGTCCCGCCTACTAACTTCTTCGAATTCACGTCCGAGGGCATAGTGAGCGAATTCACAAGCCTTGTGAGCGCAGCTCTGCGCAGAGATCGTTCTGTTCATAAGTGTACGATTGGCACAGAAGCTGCCGGCGGAGACATAGGTTTTGAGTTTGCCCCAGAAGGCTTGGGAGCTTTGTTTAAGCATGGCTTTGGTAAGGTGAGGACGAAGCGTGTAGATATTGCTTGTGTGCTTGTCTACACAGGGACCGCAACTAACGTAACAGTGTCTATAGATTCTAGTGGTATAACCTCAGCCGGGTGTGCTGGGGCCGGAGATACTGACCTAGCCACAACTTTTGCTGGTTTACCTACACATGACTGTCAGGCACTAATCACTGCTCTGGCTGCGACGGATGCGAATTGGCATTGCTATGCTCCATGGGGAGATGGTACAGATACCGCTAGTGGAGGTTATTTTGCAAGGAGCGTCGGCAATAAATCTAGTGCTAGTTCTACGCTCGGTAGTGAGGATTACGGAAACAATACTGATGGTACAACCAGAGATGTTTGCGATGCTTCTCATACTGGGTTACTAGAGAATTGTAGCACAATTCCTTGTCCTAATAATAACTATGCGGACCATGTGGTGTTTTTCCCAATTTACTATAAGTGGGGTATTTTTGACCACACTTTTGAGACCCATGAGAGAGTGCCAGAAGTTCCCAAGGGCATGAGCCTGGAAGTTGGTCGTGATGTTGCGGCTTTTGATTACTATGGATCAAAGGTAAATACAATCACTATGAATGCAACTCCTGGTGAATTTGTCACTGGCACCGTTAATTTTATGTCAAAGGGAGCCACCACTGTAGGTGATCCTGTAGCTGATAGTGGTAATACAGGGTGGTCTTATCCTGTGTTGACCGTGAGCTATGCAGGCACTTCGACAAACACTATACAGGTGTCTTATAATGACACTACAGATGTTTTCTATATGACCGATGGAGGCAACAATTACTATGCATTTTCTACTGAGCGTGGCTACAACACGCACGATGGATATTACTACCATGTTCCTGTAATTGGTGGTTTTGTTGCTTTTTTGGCATGTTGTGGGGAATTTGACTGGGTAAACAAGCCTGTTGTTAATTACGCAGGAGCCACGACGGATATTGAAAACCTTGGTGCCACAACTATAAGTGGTACTGGCAGTGCTACGTTTGAAATGGATTCTTCTTTGGATCTGGATTCATGCCCCTGTTTTAGAGGAGATTATAGGGGTCAAGACCAAGGAGCTAGTGTGGCATTTTATGTAAGGATAAATGCCGCCGGGACAGGGTTTGAATGCTCCAATGATGATTCTTCATGGGGGCCTTCAACAACTATAGAAGAAGGGATATGGTATGACATGTATGACCAGAATAGGGTAGATACTGGCTTTGATGTCATGTTTCCATACATCCCAACAGGTAATTTTACCGCTGGAGACAAATGGAAGGTAGATTCTTTTAAAGATGAGAATCCTAGTGCATCATACACTCTCTTGAACAATTTTTTGTGTGGGAGAGGCATGGTGTATATGGACAATTCCCGCCACCCCGTTATGGGTCTCTCCTTTACGCTGAATAATAACCTGTTCGGTGATAAATACGAATTGGGTGACAGACAGCGCATGGGTTTAGTGGAACAACAGCTAGCGGTTGAAGGCTCTATTAGCGTAGAGTTTGACAACCTTGATTTATATAGAAAATTTGTTAACGGAATTGCCGCAGAGCTGGAGTTCCAATTCAATTCTGATGAGTACATCAAAGCTGACGATGGCGATCTAAGCGATTTGCAATATACCGTTAGCATACTCTTCCCCAAAATCAAATATACTGGCACTACCCCTGTGGCGGGTGGGCCAGAAATAATACAGACGGACTTTCCTTTTGTTGCGCTATATGATGACGAAGATGTTATTCCTAACTGTAGAATGACATTAAGGAATCATATGCCATACGTATAGGTGGTCTAGTGTTATTCATAATTCTCTTTAGTAAAGGAGGTGGTGCCTTTCTTTATTTATTGGCAGTTGTCTTCTTTTTGCCCATTACGTCTGCAAGATTTATGTACTTTATGTGGCTTAAAGTCCTTATTTGCTTAGGTAAGAGCCTCAGTGATCGGGCAATAGAAGACTGGAAGCTTGGTTATGGGCTGAAATTAGCCACTAAAATCAGTTGTTATGTGACAAAAAGACTAGAGGAGGAAGAACCAATGAAAGGTATTAGATATGACAAACCCCACACTTACGTATGTAAATGTGATCTGAAAAAACCAGAGGAAGAACAGACCAAATTCAAGGTTAGATTCCTGACAGCGCCAGAGCAGGCTGAGCTGAGAGATATGATTTACAATGTGCAGGGCTTTGGCGACAAGAGAAATGAGAGATTTCTTTCCGGGACTATTGCTTTGGAGGCTTTGAAAATTGGTCTAAAAGGATGGGAGAACTTTACTTTTGAAGATGGAGAGCCAATTCCCTTCAACGTGGATAATTTTAGTTGTATCCCACCGTCTGAAAGAGACGAGATAGCCAATTATATTCGCGGAGTGCCCGAAGAAGAAGGTGCGTAGTGTTTGTTGGCAATCCTTCGTTGGTATTAAGGCTTGATGTTAATCATAGGTTCGATTATGTTTTGGATGAGGAAGCCATGTTGCCTGAGAAAGATAAAACTATTTTTAGCATCAAGCCTTTGTCCATACTCCAAAACATTACCTGCAAAGATCTTGTTTCCGGCGATGGAGATGAAAATGAGAGCTCTATTAAAATAGGTTCTTATCATTTACAGTTATTAAGATATGGGCTGGTGGGATGGCGAAACTTCTGCTACGAAGATAATAATAGCCCAATAGAGTTTTCTGAAAAAAATTTTAGCGCTTTGCCACAAGAAGCTAGAGAGGAATTGTCTCATGCAATAGCTGATATTTCCAATATTGACGATGATATGAGGTCCAAGATAAGATTGGCCATAAGATGGACTGAGTATCAAGCCAAATCACACACTGCTGCGCAATGGAGTTGCGAAACATGCTCTAGCACGCAAATGAAAGTTCGTAATTGTGATGGTACATCTCCTAGAACATGTCGGAGGTGTCGTAAGCAAACACATGAAAAGACCTGTCCTAAATGTGGCATCGCCACCACTCCTCATTTTTCTCTAAAGCTCACCAACAAACCAGTTAAGCAGGCAGTAGAGGGTGTTGATATTGTTACCAGATGTCCCATAAGGCTTTTGGATTCTAAGATTATAGCTGTTATGAATGCTGTTGCATTTATAAATGATGCTAAGAGCTTGCCAGTGGAAGGGGCTGCTCTAGAGCAGAGTAATTTCTTCTTTAGTGTAAAGCAGGCCATATTGTCTGAGCGTAATGCCATATTAGATGAACAGGACAATACGCCAGGTAGCAAGAACAGTGGTGGAAAGCCTGACTTTTCAGCATTTCAAAAGCATAGGAAGAAAAAATGACTGAAGCCATTTTCAGGATAAAAACTGAATATCTGCCAAAAGAGCTCAGAAGCTTTTCTCGTGATTTGAAGTCTATAAAGCAAATTGTAACTGAGGTCAATCAGATTTCGAGAAGTTCTGGTGGTTTGCAAAGAGCTGTTAGGAATGTTCGAAATTTTGCCACCAGCATAAACCAGCTTGGAGGTCCAACTATAGGCAATCTCCAAAGAGTTGGTCGTGCTATGGCTAATATGGCGTGGGCTTCCGAAGCAACTGTTGGAATAAGTGGTGAGCTGAAGCGGTTTTCTACAGAATTGCGTAGTATTGGAGAAGCCAGTAAGAGTCAGAGTTCAGAGATGCAAAAAGGCCAAGCTGCTGTGAAATCATGGGCTAAGAGCTTTAAAGAACTTTGCGAGACTGGCAAGTGCCTCAGGACTGTTGCGGAACATCTAACACAGATAAATAAAGTAGTACATACAGAGCCAAGGTCTTATGGCGTAATAGGCCAGATAATATCTCTGTGTGACGTCAAAAGTGATATATTGACGATTTCGAGGGCTCTTGAGCGAATTTCGAAACTCAAACTAGATATACGTGGCATGTATCCGCCCGGTGGTGGGGGAGGTGCTGGTGTAGCAGTGGCAACTCCCATGGCGGAACCTAAAGCGCACACTTTTAGAACGCCAGAAATACGGGCAGCAGGGCAATCGGCTGTTGCGGAAATATTAGATAAACCAACTATAGAGAATGCGCAAAAAGAGGTTGATCGCTTTTTAATGCAAATGATAGATCCGCTAAGCAAAGTACCTGAGCAAGCTGAAGGAGCATTGAAATTCTTTGGCATGATGAAGAATGATACCCAAAAAGGCCATGAAGATTTGCAAACATATATCAATAGAATGAGGGGAAAATATGAGCAATCTGTAGAAGCAATGGGCGGGATCAGACCCCTCAGTGCTACAGCTATGGCTAAATGGGGAACAGGAGGTGGTTTCCCAGCTATAGGAGGGGCAATGGGTCCACAAGCAGCTATGGGCGCGTTCAGAGGGACGCTTATGCACGAATCGATGGCTAAATTTTTTCAACAAAGTATAGCAACTAGAGGGGGAGAACTTAAGCGATCCTTTCAAGAAATGTTCAGAAAATATGGTAGCCCGGAAGCAGAGAAAAAACTATTAGCTGCTATAAAACCCCAGGCTGAATTTGCACGCAGAGAATTTATGGAAGTGGCAGCAAAAGCCCAAATAGCTGACGAACCGTGGGTTCGCAACATGGCAGATAAGATATATACTGGTGTTGAGAAGAATATACGTTCTGCTATAGAATTCATGAGAGCCAAAATAAGGGAGCAGGGCTTGTCATACAGAAGAGGGTTAAAGGAGATACGCTTACAGGTAGAGAAGCCAATAGCGCCTGTAGAAGTTATGGCTCCCAAAGGCACTACGGGTCTAGCGTTTGAAAAACGAATTCCTGAGCAGCACAGGGCCATGGTGCAAAATATTGTTAAAAACATTGAAAGACTTGGCACATCAGAAGATGCTGCCTATTTCAAACGAGCTGTAGACCAATGGGGGTTGACTGTTCAGGGCATTGCTGATATTACGGGTAAGATAGGTACGAAAGGATTTGTTATAGATCTCAAGACAGGAAAAGAGACTTTGGAATCTATGAGATCTATACTCATTCAAGTTCAAAAGTTTTATGCTGAAGGATTAAAAGGTGTATTCCCAGGAGTTGAGACCGTAGAGGGCTATAGAATGAACATAGAAGGTGACTTAGCCAGTATGAAAGAAATAAGAGATAGATTGGCTGGCCAAGTCGCCGGAGCAAGAACCGCAGAAATGCCAACTCGCACACCGGAACAAAGAGCAGCAAAGGAAAAAGTGACTGCGACTTATATGCAGCAGGAATTGGAGTCTGCTAAGAAAATAGCGAATGAAGAACTTAAACAAGAAGCTTCACAGAAAAGACAAGTAAAGGCGCAAACAACGCTTACAGAGCAAGCTAGCAGGGAGCGAGAAGCCAGGCAAGCTTCTGCTTCTGCGTCGGAAAGAACAGCCAATGCAGTAAGATCTGCTGTGGCTGCCGGAGGAGGTGTTGGTGGCGGAGGCGTCGGTGGCGGAGGGCGAGGAGGACCTGAATTTCCTTCAGGAGGGATGGTTAGAGGCCAAATAGCAGTACCTACTGAGTGGAAAGGCGTTATGACTGGTTATGAACAATCAATGAATCAAATTGTGTTGGAGGCTATAGCTTTTAATAAGGAGATAGATGTTACACAACATAGGGTCCAAAGGGCAAACCAAGAAGTTCAAAAAATGGCTAAGTGGATGTCTCAGGTTGTCAATATAGAGAGTGTGCGTACCTCTAAACATTTTAAAGCCATAGAAGCACAAGAAAAGATTAATATGGAGATGGCAGAATATGTTAAATTACAAAAACAAGCACAAGCGGCAGAAGCAAAGCTGGAAAAACTTAAAAGAACACAGACTCAGGCGGACGTACAAAGGCTTCGGCAATTAAAAAGAATGACTTCTTTGACCGAAGCTGAAAAAGAAGAACTCAAGCCACTTGAAAAAGCAGATCGTAAGGTAAAAGAATATCAGAAGTCTATGTTGGTTACTAATGAAGCCATAGATGAGTACAATACGGCAATGGTAACGGCTATGAACTCTACGCAGGGGACTGGGGAACAACTTGGTGGATTGGCTGGAAGATTTCGTGATTATTTTGACGAAATGGGCATAGGAACCAGACAGGTTAAGGATGTAAGCGAGGCAATGCAGGTTCTTACTAGAAGAGGGGCGGCACTGCATAAAGATGTTGCGCTTGGGGAAGATGTGCAGAGGAAATATACAAAGACCATAAGAGAGCTCAGGAGGGAAGAAACAGCACTGACAAAGGGTAGGATTTTTAGTTCTTTACAACTTGAAAAAATACAGCCATTGCACGAGAATTTGACAAAACAGGTTAAGACTTTGCAAAACCAACTAGCTGGCCTAAATGAAGTACAGAGAAACTATATACGAGAAGGGAAGGGGCAATCATCGGCAGCCAAAGAAACTGCCAGGCAGCAAAGAAGAGTCGCGAAGGATCTTGCTGATACGCAGAAAAGATATCAAGATGTCAATGAGCAAATGAAGCTATTTTCAGGAAACTCTGAACAGATGCGAGGTGATTTGCGTTCAACATTACTTGGTTTTAAGAATATGTTAAAATCACAGATGGCTTGGATTGCTGGCTATGCTGTGATGTTTGGCGTTCTTAGACAATTTCAAGAAATGTTGAGTAGTGTTATAGATTTGCAAACACAAGTCGCCAGAGCCATGAGGACATCTCGTTCTGAAATGATGGCCACTGCCCATGTGCAGCGTGATTACATAGAAGCCATGGAAGCCACCATGATAAGAATGGGAGTTAGCTCCGAGGAGGCTGGCGAGATGCTTTATCAGTTAGGCAGTGCTGGCTTATCTGCTGAAGAATCATTGGCTGCTCTTAAGTCTACTATGGATGCGATAGTGGGCGTTGAAGAAGATGTCACAGAATACACCAAAGCTGTTGCTGGAGTTTATAATAATTTTGCTGATCAGATCGAGCATGTTGTATCATTACAGGAATCTTTTCAGTACATAAATGATGTAATGGTGGCGACATTTAGAGACCACCAAGTGGAGATGAATGAGCTCAGAGAAGGATTGAAACATCTTACTGCGGCTGGCAAGGCTTCAAATTTACAGTTTCACCAAATAGCTGCTATTCTTGGCACCCTTAACGACCATATGATTAAATCTGGCATTGCAGGGCGTAGTGTGCAGTCTGTTCTGAGCAGAATTACTAGACAATCTTATGAATTTGCTAAAGCTTTCGATATAGAGATAGCTTATGATAAGCCATTAGATTTTATAGATATATTAAAGCAAGTTAATGAACAGTTGGAGTTTGGTGCTTTAACTTCTGATGAAGTTGGTCAAATTTTTGAAAGACTTGGTTTACGTGGTGCCAAAGCATTTATTCAACTAGCAGAGAATGTAGAAGAATTGTTAGAAAATATTGGTATTCTTGAAAACGAATCTCGCGATGCAGCCAGAGAAATGGCTAAGATAATGATGGCTACGCCAGAAAGAGACATCATGAGGCTTACGCAGGCTTTTCAGAAGCTTGGTAGGGAGATTTTTGATATATACGTCATACTGTATCGAGATTTGGCTAGAGTTATAGCAGATACAACTCAGGCTACTAATGAATGGTCTAAGGAGAATAGAGAGGTTGCTGGTTTTTTGATGGACGTTACCAGTGCCGCTGTCAATGCCACCATAGCTATAACAGTGCTTCTTGCAGCGATCAGGTTTATAACTAAAGGAATCAATTTTGCTATAGGTGGCATTAGCAAATGGTTTTTTATATTGACAGTTGCAACTACGGCGCTCGTTGTTTTAGTTGAAAAATTAAAAGCCACTGATAGACAGTTAGAAAAACACAGAGCGGAGCTTGCTAAAGCTAGACAAGAATATCGCAATCTATTGACAGAGGCTTCATCTTATGAGACCGAAGCTGCTAGGTTAACCAGAGTGTTAGAAGATAATTATGAAGCAAAGAGATTAGATTCAGAAGCTTCCAAAGATCTAGCGGCCAGCCATACGCAACTAATAGAAAGATATGATGAAGAAGGCGAAGCGATATTAAAAACCACTGAAGAATTACAAAAATATGTTGATGAAGTGAAAGAAGCTGAGAAAGCCACGAGAGAGCTCGCGAAGGCTAGGTTTGCAGAAACTATGCCGGATGAGCTGAAAACACTTAGAATAACTTTAAGTGATGCTACAGAAGCTATGAAGGAGTATCGCAAAAGTACGAAGGAGTATTTAGTTCCTGAAGAATGGTACTGGGAAATGCGCCCTTCTAAAACTATGGAGGAAAATTTTAAAGCTCTTAGGAAATCTAGGGAAGAAACCGAAGAAGAGAGAGAAGAAGATATAAGGAATTTGGACAAATGGCGCACTAACTCAATTGAGGTGTATGAACAACTTCGTGATTCGATAGAACTATACAGAAACCAAATGGGCGATGACATAGGGAGTATGATCACATATGAACAGTTGCAGGAAAATTTGTTAGCTCTTAAAAACTTTATTATAGAGGCCTCAGAAGTTCTAGAAAAGGAATCTCCCTATCTAAGAGTGGCAGAGAAGTCTAGGGGTGAAGCAAAGAAAGTGCTCGGAGGGTTCCGCACATTAGCAGAGGATGTTACAGCATATTTGCGATCTATAGGTAAGGATGCCGATATTACTAATCTAGAAGAAGTCATGACAAGTATGCTTAGTAAGTATAGAGAAATGGTTGTTGAGACCAGAATGGAGGCTAAGCCATTTACTATGTTGCCTGAAAATATACTCGGGCTTTATGAGACAGCAGAAGATATTCTTAGAGAAAAAGGCCCATTGCCATTTTTTGGCGATCCTGAAGAAATGACTGGAGAACAAAAAGCTGCCATATTGGACATAATAGAGGCTGCCATAGATGGCTGGAAAGATGGTATTGAAGGATTAAAGGCCGCTATGGAGGAAGCTTTTATTCCAGAGGATGTGATGGATGAATATGCCAAAAGGCAAACAAGAATAAATGAAGATGCCATGTTTGCAGCAAAAGTTAGATTGCAACAACTAAATGCTATTTTGAGTGTTAGTTCTGATGTTATGACGCTTGAGGAGTTGAGACAGCAACTTGGTGAAGAGGGCGTAAAGCAATTAAGAAAACAATTGATGACCTATATAAAGACAGGAGAGATAGAAGAAGGTCTTTCTTCTTCTGCCAGAAAAAGGGTAGAGGCATTTAAAGAGTGGTTTGAAACGTCGGTAAAGATTGGAGATATAGAAGAAGAGAGGCTAGAATTGGCAAGAAAGCATGAGATTGTAATGAGTCAACTTGCGGATGATTTGAGAGATATGTGGATAGCTGCATTGCCCGATGTTGGCGGACTTAGGGATATTGCTAGCTCGTATCAAGATGAATCTGAAAGTATAACCCAAGCCATGCAGAAAAGACATCGAGCTCTCAAGGATTTAACGGATAGCGAAAAGACAATGGGTTATGAAAATGTTGATATAGTTAAGAAGAGAAAAGAACAAATAGAGTCTCTATACACTAAGATAATAGAAATAACCAAGGAAAGAGCAAAGGCACAAAGGGAGGCGCTCGTAGAGGAGGCTGAAATAGAGAGGCGGAGAGAAATTGAAGATATCTCTATGACTATAGAAGGGGTTACGGCAGATATAGATAATTACATATCAGCGAATGAAGAGTTGGCAGAGATAGAGAGAGAAGCCAGGAAGGAGCTCTTGGAAGCCGAAAGAGCTGTTGAAGAAAAGCGCCAGCGATTAGTCGAACTAGAAAGAGAGACAAGAGCTGGCATAGAGTTGGTTGCTGAATATACAAAAACGATAGAAATGTTGAAGAAAAATCAAATAGAAGGGAACAAGGAAACAGAAAAAGAAATATTGACTAAAGAGAAAAATCTTAAAATGCTCAAAGAAGTGCTTGAAAGACAGGAGATAGAGAAAAACAGACTGGAGGCGTTTATAGATCTTTATAAGATTATTATCGATGCAAGGGAAGATAGCTTAGAGCTAACTAAACAAGAAGCAGAGTTAAAAGAGAGACAACTTAAGCTGGAAGAGAAGTCAATAATATTGGAAACTGCTGGAGAAATATCTACTTTGAATTTTATGAGAACACAGGCAGAATATGCGCAAAAGCGCATTAAGTTGGAGAGAATGATTTCTTCTGCCATAAGCGAAAATTTGATAACAGAAGCTCGTGCGCACGAACTAAGGGCAAAGTTAGCGGAGAGGGAGAGTAAAGCCCTTGCAGCCGCCAGGGTTGCCGATTCTAAGGCTATGAGGGACCGCATGATAAAAGATCTTGGAGATGAGGGTCAAGCAATTTTAGAACTAGGCATTAAGGCAGAAAAGGGTTTTGGTAAGGCTAAGGCTGTTGCGGAGGGGTTGTTTAAATCTATAACTGATGGCGTATGGAGTAACGTTCTTAGTCTTCAAGATCTAGGAGCAGAAGCACAAAAGATTGGTGCAACAATAGCAAGCGGAATGGAAGATGTGGCTTTGGCCGTAATACAGAGGCCAGACCAAGAGATAGCTCAGACTAGATCAGAAATAAGAAGAATTAGGTCAGAATTATCCGAACTTAGTAAAAAACGGAGAGAAGTCGGACTTACAGAGCAAGAAATTAATCAATATCAAGCTCTTAATAAAGAATTGCGTCAGCACAACAGAGAGCTCGATAAGATGAAGAGTCCAATGGAGCGTGCTAAGAAAGCCTGGAGGAACCTGGCTGATGAGGTTGTTAAGCAAATAAACAAGATGGTTGCAAGGTTAATCGTACTATTTATATGGCAGAAACTTACCGGGTTATTTGGATCAGGAGACAGTTCATTTTCTGGAGTTGCCAGTAGAGATTTTGCTCCGAAAGGTGGCGGCTCTGGGTTATCTTTTGGCGAAGGCACTATTGGTGGAGTTGGCGCTGCTAAAGGTGGTTTTGTACAGAAGGAATTGGTTAAGTTTGCTAAGATGCAAAAGGGTGGTGTTGTTCCTGCCACGAAAGCATTTAGGATGAGTGGTCTAATCAGAGGAGGCACTCCTGGAGTAGATTCTGTACCTATTATGGCAATGCCTGGTGAGTATTTTGTTCGCAAGGACCTTGTGCGCCACTATGGTTTGAATTTCTTTAAATCTCTTGAACAAAAGGAAGTGGGCAAGATGCAATATGGTGGCTTTGTGCAACAAAAGCCACAAGTCAATTATGTTCCTGCTGGTGACCGAGCAAGAAGTGATGAAGGCGAAAGGGGAGGCGACAATTATTTTTTCATACAGACTAATGATGTTGATAGCTTTAGGCGGTTGCTTGAAGCCAATGGCGAAACTGTAAGCGACATAGCGCTTGGTGCCATATATCAAGACTCAGAGGAAAACGGAATAGTAACTAGAAAGTTAGAAAGAAGGCGTTAATGGCTTACTTGCCGGTATTTTACTGGACTCCTGAATATAGTTTTGTCGAGGACATAGAAGCCTCTACGGAAGTGACTGTCTTTGAGAGCGGTGTAGAGAGTCGTAGGAAAAGACGTGAAAGGCTTATACGTACTTTTAAGATAAGCTTTTCTATATTAGAAAAAGAAGTTATGGATGCCATATGGGATTTTTTTATAGCAAGATGTGGTAGGTTTGGAGCCTTTTTGTATAGAGATTATTTGAACGATTATAAGGTGGTGGGTGAAGAGTTATCTGGAACGAAAAATGGTTCAAATAATAGTTTTTATACATCAAGACCATTCATAATTGATCCAGCAGATGGTGATTTTAGCCCTCCTGTTTCTGATCATAGGCTGTATAAGAATGGAAGCCTTTTAACCGAGGGTACTGATTATTATTTGAACTATGCGACTGGAGAGTTTTATATAATTACACCTCCAATTATAACTGATACAATAACTGCCGATTATGAATACTATTATAAGGTGAGATTTGATATTGACACGCTCACAAAAGATTTATTTGGTGGCACAATGTATAAATGCGATATGGCGATTAAAGAATTGTTGAGCATTGGTCTGCCATTTTATTTAGGAGGACTAGGGTGGGATCCCACAGATACTCACTCATCTATAATCTTAACAAATTTCAATTTGACAACTACAGGGACCAGCCCAGGAGGTTCTGGAACACATGGCAAATCTAAATGTGTTATGGCTAGGGATTCTGGGAAGTGGTATTGGGAGTATAAGTATGAACAGTCAAGCTATATGAAGCTTGACTATTTTGGCATATCAAATGGAGGAGCATCTCTTTCCTCTGCGCTAAATGGCTCTGGGGAATATTCAATAAGAGCCAGTAGTGGAGCTGTTGCGTGCAATGGGTCTGTTTTGTTTTACTTCAGCAGCATCGATGTTGGAGATGTAGTAATGGTCGCTGTTGATCTTGATGTCGGGAGAATTTGGTTCGGCAAAAACGGCACGTGGCTTGGAGCCGGAAACCCCGGAGACGCAGTTTCCGAATGTAGCGGTATAACGGGGTCGATCATGCCAGCCATTAGTCATTTTTCAAAAGATTCTTCCAATATTGGCAAAGCTACTGTTAGCTTATTTTCTGGTTCTTTCGTTTACCCTCCGCCATTTGGGTTTTCGGCCTATGCTGGTGGAGCTGGCGGGTAAAGATGCCTAGCTATCCTGTATTTAATTGGAATCCTGACTACAGTATGGTGGAGTCTATAGGGTTTAGTACAGAGATCACTGTCTTTGAAAGTGGTGTGGAGCAACGTCGCAAGGAAATGGCTAATGGTCTGAGAACTTTCAAGCTCAATTATAATTTATTAGATCAGGATGAGGCAGATGATATCTGGGAGTTCTTTATTGAAAGAGCTGGCAAGTACGATCCGTTTCTGTATAGGGATTTTCTTAATGATTATCTTATAGAGAACGAAGAGCCAAGCGGTGTTAAGAACGGTCTTAATACTACCTTCTCTCTTAGCAAAAAATTGATCGTAAAACCAACGGATGCTGATTTTTCACCTCCATCTAGAGATGTTGAAATATATAAGAATGGAATATTGCTCGTTGAGGGGGCCGATTATGTTTTAGACTATTCTTCTGGAACTATTGAATTTACAGTAGGCCCGTTAGCGTCGGATAAAATAACGGCTACATATGAATTCTATTATCTAGTCAGATTTCTAGAAGACAAGATGAGCAAAGATCTGTTCGAATACACTGTTTATCGAACTGGTCTTAGTCTTAAAGAATTGCATGCTTCCACCGTGAGTGCTGGTTCCTTGGTGACCAGCTTCTTTAAGCCATTATCTGGTAGTGATGATGGGTATGATGGAGACGGCTGTGGTTTTGAGGCATCTCAGCAGATACTCTATATCTGTGAATATTATCCAAACCAGAGGACGTTTATAAGATTTCCAAATGTAACAATCCCCCAGGGAGCTTCCATTACAAGTGCAATTTTGCGTTTTCAAAGTCACCAGACCTTTACGCAGACTACAGTTAATGTGGATATCTATGGTAATGATGTAGACGATGCTGTAGCGCCTACCGATTCAACGGAGTTTGATAATCTTGTGCTTACCTCCAATAAAATAGATTGGAATAATTTGCCAGGCTGGACAATGGATCATTATTATAATTCTCCAGACATTACAGATGTAGTGCAGGAAATAGTGAATCGATCAGGATGGTCTTCCGGTAATGCTTTGCAAATTATACTTATTGGAGGTGGAGAGGTTTGGAAACCTAGACTCGCTGCTGCTTATGAACATGTGTCGAGAGACATGCCGGAACTCCATATATCGTGGTTTGAATAGGAGGTGTGATGTACTACGTTTCTGACGAATACAAAGAAGAAATATCTAAAGAGGAAAACACCCCAGTGACTTTACTGAAAGTTGAGACTGGTTATTATTGGAGCAATTTGGACGACATGGACTATGATAATTGGACTAAGCAGATGAATAGTCATTTTAATGTGGTTCATACTACAGATGATTATGTTTCATATAATGGGGCGTACAAGATAACCTTTGATGGAGATAAGGCTGGGTCTGCTGGATCATATGCGTATATATCCAAAGCCATTAGTATCGATTCCACTGTTAATGGTATACGGATAAACTTTAAAGGTAGCCATGATCGCGAAGGTCAGTGCTATGCTAGGTTGTACATTAATTCTGACCTTAGAGTAGAAAGAGATCTGGCTCATTGTAGGGATGTGTGGGGTAATTATCTGGAAAGCTTTCTCCCAATAAGTGCGGCCACTGGTAAGGCAACAGTACAATTTAGGATAGAGTTGAAGAGAGATATAGATCATCAGCCAATTGAAGTTTACGTTGATGACGTAGAGGAATGGGTGAAGGATCAGGATTTATATTTTACAGATTTTAGTGAAGACATTCCTTATTGGGATGTTTCTGATTATGTCATGGGCAGCGGAGGCCCTTCTGGAGGCAGAGAAGTTGTTTATACTGCATTTCCAATGAAAGTTTCTGATTTACGCAGTAGCACTGATGGTAGGATAGAAGGTGTACAGATAACCATTCCCATTGGAAATAGGATAATATTGGGCATGGTTGCTGAGCAACAGGTCCTTGAGTATGTTGTCACAATAATAAACACCTTTTATGAGTTTAGGCGTGGTGGTCCTTCTGAGAACTATGATGGCTTTCAGAAATGCCAATTTGTTGTGGATTCTGTTACTGTTGACGAAAGCAAGGGATCAATGAATTTTGTTTTAAAGCCAAGATATGCTGTGCATAAGATAATGATTCCCATTGAGCCCTTTGATAGGGATTTCTGTAGACACACCTATAAGGGTGAAGAGTGTGCTTACCAACAGAATGCTGATGGGACTGTGTTGGGAAGCTGTGACAAAACCAAGGATGGCATTAATGGTTGCCAGGCTCATGAAAATACAATAAATTTTGGAGCATTTCCAGGAATTCCTATGGGCAGAGTCTATGTTGGCTAAGTCGTCTATAATAAAGTTACGTGGTGTGCAATATAAGCACCTTGGGAGGCTGCTGAGGATCCCTCAGACTCCCTCAGAAGTCGCTGAAATTAATAGGCAAGGCAAAGGCCTTGATTGCCTTGGTTTGTTGCTTATAATCTATCAATCAGATGGTTTTATCATACCTGATTATGTCTGGGGGATAGATTATAAGCAACGATGGTACAGAAGCAGAAAGAATTTGTATCTAGAGCACTTTGGCAGTCATTTCGATAGAGTTGGCGATCTGAAGTTTTTGGACACTATAATGTTTAGAACTAATAGCAGAATACCAAATCACGTTGGGATATATATTGGTGGAAATGCATTTATCCATCCTCTGGAGGGAAAATCAGTAATTATATCAAAACTGACAGGCTTTTGGAGAAGAGCTCAATATGGATACTTTAGACCAAAAGAAGAACGTAGAGGTTAAATATTATCCTATATCTCTAGAGCAAGGCGAGCGCGAACGTGCTGTGGTAAAGCCAATGTCTTTACTGGATGCGGTTCGTGAATTTGGAAAATTATATCCAAAAATCAAGAGAGACTTACTGCTAAAGAAGATTGAGATATATGTAAATGGCGATAGAATCCCTCCGGAGAAATGGCATCTGGCAGTATTAGAACCCGGTGACTATCTGCAGATTGTAACTGCCATTGGCACAGGTGCTGAACTTATTGCTGTGGGTGCAATCATTACTGCTGTTGGGGCGAAAGTAACAGTTTTATCGTTCTTGGTGCCCATAGGTGTTGGAATGATGATGAGCGGTGCTATGTCTTTAATTATGGGGCCGCCCAATATAGCTATTCCTTCCACAACTAGCGATGGTACTGCTTCAGAGGATCCTGTATATAGGTGGGATGGTAGGCAAATACAATACGGAACTGGTGGCAGAATCCCTGTGGTGTATGGCGAAACACGTGTTTCTCCGCAGGTTATAGTTCAATATATAGATACAGATGGTGAAAAATCATACTTAAACATGTTGTTATGCCTTGGATGGGGAGAGATAGAAGGCATAATGAAACAAGATGGTACTGGCGTTTGTGAAAGCCTTGGTGATATTCCCGATATTCTCATAAATGACCAACCGTTAGGCAATTTTAGGTCTATTGAGTGGGACTGGAGGCCGGGCACATATACACAAACTGTAATGGATTACTTTGACAAAGTATATCTTTACGAAACCTGGGGGGCCAGGATTGTGTATCAAGAGTCTGGCGATGATTTTTTCACATATGAGACTCCACAGACGCAAGAAGTTGAAGAAGTTTGGGTTCATTTATTAATCCCATATTTATATCAGATAAAAACTGGTGAGGCTGATCCTGTACCTCTTAAATTGACATGGAAAGTATATTATCAGGAGTGGGATGAGGGGTTGAATGATTGGGATCCAACTATGAATTTGTGGTATGACTACTGTACATGGGACAAAGATTATACAAATATAAATATGGTAGTTATAGAGGGTGGTGCCACAGTAAAAGGCAAAATTTCTGGGGACCGTTGGGATGAGAACATAAAGGATGAATTTGAAGATGGCGATGTATGGGGTAAAGATGTTTCTGGAAACTATTCTATTAATTATTCCACTGAAGACTATGTAAGCTATAATCATTCTTATAAAATATCATTTCCTGCATCTACTTTTGGAGTTTCTGGTGAATATGGTAAAATTGGTAATTCTCTCAGATTTGGTTCAGATGTAAAAGGGATACGTCTTAACTTCAGGGGCAAGGCCACAGAATCGGGTAAGCACTTTATACAACTATTCGTTGGTGGCACTCTTGTTGCAGAAAGAGATTTGTATGAGTGCTCGGATATATGGGATAATTACATAGAGGATCTTAGTCAAGACTATGCAAATAACACTAAGTCAATCATAGTGGGAATAACGCTTAAAGATTCCGTGGCTGATCATCCTGTCAATGTATATATAGATAATCTGCAAGTCTATATAAAAGGCGTGAGTGTAGGTTGGCAGACATCAGGCGGAAGCCAACAAATAGCGCAAGGCAGTGGTAAGTATTATTGGGAACTTGGAATCAATAATATAGATTTAACTGACCCAAACAGTATTTCTGTTGGCATTGGTAGACGTGGGATAAGTGTCAGTGACTTTGTTGGTAATGGTAGTGGTTTTGAAGGAGAAAGTTTTGGTTACAGAAGTAATGGTTATATATACCATAATGGCACATCTACATTTATAGGGGATGATTATACTTATACTTCTGGGGATATTATAGGTATCTGCTATGATTCAGATAGTGGCAAGCTTTGGTTTAGGAAAAACGGAGCTTGGTTAGGTGGTGGCAACCCAGACACTGGCTCTGGAGCTAATTATACAGGGCTGGTTGGTTCTTGGGCACCAGCAGTATCTATATATGATTATGGGTCCATAACAGGGGATTTTGGACCTGATTTTGATGATCCTCCATCTGGGTTTGAGGCTTTGGCTAAAGAAGAGTTCGTTGTACACAAAGCAAGTAAGAATCCCATAAGAAAAATCATAAGGATTGGTGCGTTAGAGGAGAATAGATATAAAATAACCATAGAAAGAGTAACAAAAAGCCACGATGCTGGGTTTAGGAAATTCTCTGATCTTAGGGTTGAAGGGTTTACCCTTGTACAATATGACGAAATTGCCTACCGTGGTGTGGCTCTTCTTGGAATAAGAGCTATGGCTACTGACCAACTATCCGGCGGAACGCCTAGAATAATTCCAAAAATACGTGGTAAGAAAGTACTTGTGCCTAAATTACTGGACGGAGATGGTAACATACAAAGCTATGATGATTGTTTTTGGGATCCTAATAATGAGAAGTGGCGATATGGTATTGTAGGTGACCCAGAAATAAGAGAAGAAGTAACACATAGTATTGACGGGGGAGAATACGAATATGTAACACAATGGACGCGATGTCCCATATGGCAAGCACATGATATGTTGTTAGGTAAGGAATATGGGCTTGGTAGGCATATAAGTGTTGAGAATGTAGACAGAAACGAGGCACTTGAGCAAGCTAGATATTGCAAAGAGCTTGTTCAGAACTCATATGGTGTTTGGGAAACTAGGTTTTTATCTGATATACAAATAAGTAAGCCTCAAAATGGAAGAGAAGCCATTGGGATGATATTGAGCGCTTGCCGTGGTATGGCTTTTGAGGTAGAAGACTCTATCAGATTATTAATAGACAAGCCAGAGGATTATACTTTTGTTTTTAACAGTAGCAATATCAAAGAAGGAAGCTTTAAGGTTGCGTTTATACCGCGTAGTGAACTGCCTAATGCACTTGAGGTATCATGGGATAATCCTCAAGCTAACTATACTCTGGATAGAATAAAACTCATTAGCGACTCAGAAAGAGAAAAGGGTAAACCACAAAAGTTAGATTCTGTTCAGTTTAATGGAATAACTAGGTATAGCCAAGTCATAAGAGACGGTTGGTTCGTACTATTAGGAGCCATGTATAGATCAAAAACCATTTCTTTTGATTCGGCTATAAATGCCGTGCATTGTGCTCCAGGCAACGTGGTTTTGGTTCAGGAAGATATGGCTGGGTGGGGTAAGGGTGGCCGCGTTGTACGAGCCACAAACCAAAGTGTTGTAATAGATAACCCCAAAGAACTAAAGTCTGGAAAAAGCTATGGCATAATCATCCTACATAGAAATGGAGATATGGAGACGAGAAACATAACAAATTCTCCTGGCACATATACTGAATTAAATGTTGATTCTCCATGGGATGCGCAACCAGTAGGATACGAAATTTGGCTTTGTGGGGAAAAAGGCGGAGAGGGTAAGCTTTTTAGAATAACAAGCATCACTAGGAAGAATATCAACGAAGTATCTATAAGTGCTTTAGAATACAATCCTACGATATATGGGCACTTTAGTGCTGCTGGCCGAGTTGAAATACCAGATGAACTGCCAGACGTGCATGCTCTGCCTGGGCCGGTTGAAAATCTGCAGCTCATAGAAGAAACTGATTGTGTTGGTTTCACCGTGAGCTTTAGTCCGCCAACAGTGGGCGGAATGATAGACCCTGCTTTTTACCAAGCAGTAGTTCAGCGCAGTACCGACCAAAATAATTGGATGACAGAGCCGCCGTTGAAACGCGGTCCTTCGCAATATTCTGTAAGATGGTGTAATCTAACACCCCATGAGACTTATTATGTAAAGATATGGGCTGAAAATAAGTATGGAGCTAGTGGAGATCCGGTTACAGATCAGATAACTTTGCGAGAAGATAGCGTACCTCCGGGGGTCGTCACCGGGCTTGAAATAGAGGGTCAGGGCAACAATACAACTTTCCTTTGTAGGGACGTTGTTTTTGTGTGGAATGAAGTTTCTCCATGGCATGGGTTAGAAGACCTTGGCGATGAAAGGTTAGATGATAGATCTTCAACCGTTATAAGATATGAAGTTAAGATGTATGTCAACGAAGAGGAGGTTGGCGTATATAAAGATATAGCAGACACTAGGTTTGAATATACCTACGAGATGAATGTTTCTGATAATAATGGCGTACCTCAGCCTGAGTTTACCATAAAAGTGTGGGCTATAGATGAAATAGGTAACAGATCACCATATCCTGCCGAATTGACAGTAAACAATGCTCCTCCTCCATCAATAACTGGATTGCACTATAACTTTGATGGCAGAAATCTTATTATTGGGTGGGTAGCTACGCATAATCCTTGTGACCATCTCCGTTATGAACTTTCGATTAATGGTGTACTTGTCGATTTGGTGCAGTCCGAAACCGCCCTTACTTATACCTACCCGTGGGAACAAAATGTTTCAGATAATCGCCTTGTGGTGGAGGGAACAAATACAGAGCAGAAGGATTTTCATCTTGTAGATTCTACGAAGAATTTTAATGACCTTAACGTTACTGCTGGCATGAGAATCGGGAACAAAGACAGTATAGGGTGGGCAGATATAAAAACTGTCGTTTCTGACCACGAATTAGAGCTTACCTATTATTATAAGGGGGCTAATGACCAAATAGAAGAGGGGCAAATAAACCTATTTGAAAACCCAGATGCTGGGGAGAGATATCAAATAGGGGGTTATCCTGATCCCACTATAAATATATCGATTGTAGATGTCGATGTTTATTGGCAAAGATCAGAAACACCAACAGAGATTACTGCTGTTAATAATCCTCCAGCGGCCCCTACTGAAATATTTGCAACGCCGATGACAAATTCGGTGAACTTTGTATGGCCCAAAAGCCTTGAGGACGATGTTGATGCTTATCTATATAGATATAAAATAGAAAATGAGTCGTGGGAGCCTTGGGTGCTAATAACTAACACAAATGTAACCATAGCTCTATCTTCGGAGATGAGGGAAAAGTATTCTGTAGACGCCACTATACATCTACAGGTAAGGGCTAAGGATATATTTTATCAGTTAAGTGCGATTACTACGGAATCAGATGATGCCTTAAGCATAGATGAACAACAATTTGCTGGTGAGATATTTAAATTCATAGCCAGTGACGGGTATATTAACATAGCAACAGGAGAAGAAGTCGAGGAAAGGAATAGTGAGAACAATCCAGTTGTTGGTGGTTACGATATAATTGAATTGTATGATGGAAGATATGTGGAAATGGGTGACTTTAAGGGGATTGTTTACGATGCAATACCTGAAGAACAGGAACGATGGATAGACTATTTATATCCAGTGGAACATGTGTTTTCTGGAGTAATACTGTGGGTTGATAATAGCCCTACTGTAGACCTTACCCTCTGGAATGAGGAGGATGATAATAATAGAATTACTCCAGACATAGACAGCATGGAAATAAGTGGCATGACCAGGGAGGAGGATGCTAGGCTATATAAGGATTATGGAAACGATAAATTTAATAGTTCTTTCAGATATATAATCAAAGTTGAAAGAGATTCTCCGGTTTCTTCGCCAAATGCTGCATATTGTGTTCTTGCAATGTTTTCAAAAGATCTGAAAGACCCCAAGACCATTGATGATGATGGCGATGATTGTATCCAAGTGTTTTATGAGGATATACCAGATTGGGATTCGGGCGTCGTCAAGCTAGTGTATCGGGAAATGGGTTTTTTGAGGGAACAATATCTTTTTGTAAGCATATCTACAAATGAAGATTATTGGCTACACTTAGTTAGAACTGGAACCCAAGATTCGCCTGGGGTTCTTAGGTTGGAAATATATGAAGAAGAGGAAGCGGATGTAAAGCTAGACTATGCTGAGATAACTCTAGATTCCATGGTTGCTTGGAGATATATCACCTTGGGTAGCTCTTACAACGATGGCACAAGTGGCACAGACTTTACTGGAAGAATTAGTTCTGTTGGAATAAACACAGATGTTGCGCAGGCATATGTAGCTTATTCTAGAAAAACAGATGGAACTGGGTGGAAATTCCTGAAAAGCAGCGGAGAAGAAGTACCGAAGCTCATAGAGGCAGAAACTAGGCAGCAAGCTCGTGACAATCCAGTTAGTCTATATGATGGTCCTGAAGGGAATAAATTCCTATGGGAACCACATAGACAGGCCAGAAGAGTTAGAGTATATATAAAATCAAACCAAGCTGTACAGGTCTTAGAATATAAACCCAATACGTTGGTTTTGGCAGATGAAGTCATTGCTCATTGTTTGTCTGCGATAACAACGAATTTAGGCGAAGTCACCATTGGCACGCTTGGCCGAGGCACTACTATAGGAGAAACGAGTACCGAGAATGTGGAGAGAAGAGCAAACGAAGCTGTACAACCACATTCTGAAGATCCAGAAAGCTCTGGAGTTGTTGTAAACCTTGCCACTAGGCAGATAACTCATATAAATACTGATGGAGTGCAAATCAGGAATACGAGTAATGTTGCTAGAACTGAAATGAATTCTCTTGGTATTCAAAGTTATGATAAATATGACCAATGGAGACTTTTCATATGTAACGGACACGTTCTCGCTCAGGATTTTTACGCTTTCGGTACAGCAGGTAAGTGGGAAATAGATGAGCGCGGACTGCATGGAGGTGGAGATGATTCTGATTATCTAGAAGACCCTACAAAGACATGGCAAGATGACCAATGGGAGGGGCTTACGATCTGCAATATTGATGATTGTAGCAAAGGGGAAATAACAAGTAACAATGCCTGTTGCATAATTGCTTCATTGGCAGGTGGTGATGAAAATAAGTGGGACTTAGATGATAGGTATTGCATTCTTGACGAACAGCAACCTAAACCCGTTAGTTTGCAAAATTGTGATTATACATATATGGAAAAGGGTCGTATTGTTTATCACGATGGTGGGTTTAATAAAGATTTTCCGTATCTTAATAAGATATGTGCTGGCACTGCAAAAACATGCACAACAATAATATTGGAAGGTTGGCATGAGGATCCTTCTGTAGCTGTAGGTATCAATCAGGTAAAAACATATGCGGCAGGAGACCCCAGCATAGAATATGTAATAGGAGCATGCTTTAATCCTGGACTACCAAAAAATCGTTATGTAGATGAAGGTCAACACAGCACAGTTGACGGTTATCACACACTGATAGATAGTAGTAAGAATTGGGTACATGATACTTTCGTCGGTAGAAACCTATGCAATGTAACAACCGGAGCCCATGGTGTTATAAGAGCAAACACTGGTACATGTATAACTGCTTCCATGTACGATGGTGTTCCAGATGATAATTGGTATATTGGGAATTGTTATTGTATATATGGCCCAATGCCTAGTTTTGATAGCTATGAGGTGTTAGAAGTTGGGAGAGGAGATAATCCTGTTCAGAGTCCATTTCTTAAAGATACCGCTAAGTCGTGGGAAATCGATGAGCATGTCGGCCATAGGATTTGTAATATAACAGATGAAAGCAAAGGAATCATATACTGCAACAATGACCAATGTATCTGTGTAGATTTGTGTGGCGGTAATGACAATTATTGGGATACTTATGATGAATATGTTATAGAGTGTTTTTATGGCAAAATGTTTACGGTCTATGGCTATATGATGGTAGCTGAAGGTATTTTGCCGATGTGGGGATTCTATGAGAATGCCGAAGGCCATTATGTTGCAGGTAGGGGTCCTGAAAAATGTATCAATTATCTAGATGCTGAAGGAAATTGCAACTGTGTATGGACACAGCCAAATGCTAACACAGAAGGAGTTACAGTAAGACTTGATTTGCTGAAGTATGGATATGGTGCGTGCAATAAGCCGCATCCATGGTGTGCTGGTTGTATTTGTTTTGGAATATGCTATACGTTGTGTGACAATTCTTGTTCTGGCTACGAAGGGCCTTTTGAATACCAACAATCTACAAATCCAGAGTGTATTAGTGAAAAAGCTCCGGTAGATATAGATATACAGTTTCCAGTGGCCGGATGTTGGTATATGTACATAGATGTTATAGATACCGGATATTGGGCAGAAGGCGGCGAGAGAGAGCCAGAAACTGATGAGGCCAGATATTGTGGATTTGACTTATTGGTTTGCTTCGTAATAGGATCTAGTATTGTTCGGGCTTGCTACGAACATTACGAAAGGCTTGGGAAGTTTGTTAAATTATTTTGGACCTGTTGTGAGAATATTCCAGATTTGATTCCTCCCAATACAACCTTGAAAAGTAACCGCTATGAGTATGAAAGATGTGATGGGTGGTGTTCTGAATATACTTGGCATGGATACCGCTGCGGCAAAATAATGTTTCAGGATAGTTTACCAGGTTCTCCGATTTGTACTTATGATTTTGATACACATTATGATAGTGGTCATTGGCACTGGTATTCGGAGTGTTTAACGACTGAGGAATTTTCTTTTCCTGTATCTACTATATGCGGTAGCATAGAACTAAACGGCGCTCCTCATTATATGAAAAGTATACATTGCTTAAACGATGTTGAAAGAATATCTACTTATTATTGCTATGAAGAAGCTTGGGACTGTACGCATATATATTTTTGTGGACTTCAAAATTGCTTATCTGCTCAAGCAAGCCTTGATAAAGATGCTTGTGTTAATTGGATGGCTTTAGCAGCTAGGTAAAAGCTATAGGAGGAGGGCTAAAATGGCAGATGTCGCAAAATTAGTAGAGACAAATTTGGACGTGGAGGAAGAAAGATTGAGCAGAAATAGGGATCTGGATTTTAAATACGTCGTTATGATTGTGCAGGGAGGTATTGGCAAAAACATAGCTGCGACGGCCTTGGTTCCGGCAATAAAGAGGAAATACCCTGGAACCAAATTGGTTTGTATAGTCAGTCATCCAGATGTATGGCTATATAACCAAGATGTATATAGAATTTACAATTTTAATAACCCTCTAAATGTCTATGAGGATTATTTTGATGAATCCTTAATACTTTCCGGTGAGCCATATCTTACTTACACCTATACCAAGAAGAAGGGTCATCTGGTTGAAGGGTTTGCTGAATTGTGGGGTTTAGATGCTAATGATTTAAAACCATCGATTTTTTTCATAAAGAGAGAAATTGAAGCAGCAAAAAAGTACCTAAGAAAAATAGGGGCTGTAGATGATTCCGAAAATCGCGCAGTGATGTTCCAGTGGTTTGGTGGTCACATGGCTCCGCCACAGATATGCAACTGTAAGGAGGAAGATTACGAAACCAGATTTAATGTTGGCAGAGTAAGGGGTTACAAGACCTCTCTACGTAAAGAAATAGCTCAAGCTATTGCAGATAAGCTAAAAGACAAGGGCTTTACCGTGCTCACAGTGGAGGGGAGGAATTTTCCCAGGCTCGAAGGTCATGAGAGCATAGCTTCCCCTTTAAGACCTATAATTGCAATGTTGCCACATGTGAGGAGCTTCATTGGTGTTGATAGTTTTTTGCAACATGCCTCGGCTATAAGGCGCAAAAAAGGCCTTGTATTGTGGGGCGGCACCAGTCCAGCGTGTTTGGGCTATAGCCACAACGTGAATTATTACATGGAGCCTTGTTGCCCTACGCCGTTCTGCCACAGACCGAATAGTTTTTTCTTTGATAACAGAGATGGATATGTGTGGAATTGCATACATGATGAAGCTTGCATGGACTTTGACCCTGACCAGGTCGTTGATGAGTTCATAAAAATGCTAGAGGAGGACAAATAAAATGTCACAATATGGACCTGGTACAACACATACTTGCAATGTAACGAACGGTAGTGATGTAGTTGAGTTCAGTGAATATACTGAATTTGGAAATAACAATGTCCGAGTTGGTGATTGGTTCACTCTGGATGACGATGATACTGGGACTTATGAAATTAAGACAGTGCAAGTAAGTCCTCCCCAGATAACGCTCACTACTCCCTGGGGAGGCGAGACCTTAGAGGATGAGCCATTTATAATAAGCAGAGACTTTACAACAAATTACGGACTGCCTATCTTTCACCAGGGGGATAAAAGAGTCGGCAAGAATCTGGCGAGGCTTGTCAATATGCTGGACGAACTTCTGCACAGAGTCTATTTCAATAACTCCATATCGAATGGGAAGTGGAGTGGCAAGTGGACAGAAGCCTATATTGATGAATCAAGTATAGCGTTCGGTGACTTGTTGCATATGCACTCCACTGGTCGCTTTAAAAAAGCTAATGCTAATAGCCCTAGCGAATTGCCTTGTAGCGCCATGTCGTTGGGAACAGAAGTTGGTGCAAGCAAAAAAGTTCTATTAGAGGGATTTATAAGGAACAATAGTTGGACTCTTCAGAAAGGAAAGTTGTTGTTTACAAGCAAAACAGATGGCGAGTTTACTGAGACTAGGCCGTCTACAGAAGGAGACCAGGTGCAAATAATAGGAGAAGCTTGGGATACACAGATTGTATATTTTAAACCAACACTGGTTGTGGTACAGGTGTTGGCAGGTTAGGGGGCGACTATGGCTAGGTTAAATTTGGAAAACCAGGCACAGGCGGTATCGCAGATAAAGCCAAAGCTTACACAATTTCGCAACCAGATGGAGTTGCGCAAGGAGCTGTGGCAAAAGTGTCCCATAAAAAAGAAGAGGCAGTGGGTTAAGTCTGGAAAAGATCCGATAATGGCCTTGGCATTCCAAATATATGAATATTTGGACAAGAACTTTTTTGGAGGCAAACATGGCTACGATAAAAGCATATAACTTCTCATATGATCGGCGCAATGAAATTGATGCAAGCAATGGCGACATCTTTGTGGATTGCAATTTTGCGCAGGCCGTTCCGCACACCGCTATATGCGAGGGGCTTACCGGCCTGACGTTTATAAGGTGCAATTTGGTCAATTGCGATGTGCCTGGCGATTCAGTTATTGAGAAGTGCAACACTATTCAGAAGAGCAAATGTTCTCACCTACACCCTGGTCTGGCCGCATGGTTGCCAGAATGCGAGGAGGAGTGTGACCACGTAGACGTAATTGATGAGATATATGTTGACGGCGTGTTGGTTGACACTGTTTACTACTATAAGGACGAGGTGGTATCATGACCACAAGGTATGTAGACTTAGACAACCCAGGTACTTTTAATACCAGAACTGGCCTTAACTCTTCTGGTCAGGAATGGCTAGGGTGTGCGGGGCTTCACCATGCAGCGGAATCTGTTGCCGCTGGAGACATCACCTACATAAAGGGAACGGGGGATTATACTCAGCTCAAGTATTGTCCTGTTACCAGTAAGACTGGCACCTTTACGCCTGGCGAGTCTGTTACGTGGGACGGTGGTTCTTCCAGCGGCATTGTAGCGGAGGATTCTGGCCTAGCCGTAACAATCGAAGAGATAACCGGCACCTTGCAGAGTGGTGACAGCCTTAATGGTGTCAGCTCTGGGGCATCGGCTAACATTAGCTCTGCACCACATTATCAATCGTTTAACCCGATAACTGCCGGAACCTCGGCCAACATGATCAAGTGGATTGGTGTAAATGGCAGTTGGTCCGTTGACGGCACGTTTGCTACTTTGGATGGCGGAGGTGTCGCTGGGTCTGGCGGTGGCGTTGGTGGGCTGATAGCCCCTGGCCCTGCTGCGAACTATCAGTGGTATGAGAATATAGAAGTAGACGATTCAATAAAGGATGGCTACTCAAGCAGTGGCGTTGACTATACTGTTTTCATAAATGTTTCATGCCACGACTGTGGGGATGACGGCTTTGGTACGTCTGGTAGCATAGCGCAATTTTTCTTCTTCTGTAAGGCGTATAACAATGCTGACCATGGCTTCCCCAGGCCAGGCCAGTATGCTAGGATGTTTTTCTGCGTTTCCTATAACAATGCAGACGCAGGATGGAACATCACCACTGCCGGAAGCGACGTACTGCTTTATCATTGCATTGCTCACAATAACGGGACATATGGGATAGCTGGCCTCTATGCTGGCGGTTGCGTTATCAACAGCATTGCGGATGGCAATGGTTCTGTGGGCATCCAAGCTACGGGGCTTGGAGCGAGCTTGGTCTGCAATAGAATAACTAACCAGAGCGGGACTGGAGACTATGGGATAGACATGGATCAGTGGAGCATGGCTGCGTTTAATCTATTCCACAACAACACGAGCAATGTTGACACAGGAGGCGGCTGTTACAATATCCCATTCGAGGAGGCAATTACAAACATTCTATTGAGTGCTGGCATTGACGGTAGTAATAAAGATAGCCCAGACGTTGGCGATGGCTATAGCGATAGAGCCAACGATGACTTCAACCTTGACGGCACTAGCACTTATACAGGCAGGGCCGCAGATGCCGTGGGTCTTGGCATAGGGAGCTGATGTGGCTGAGACCAAAGCCAATATTCGTGCAGGACTCCGCAACGATTTTGAGTCTGGAGAAACTAAGGCCCAGATTACGGCAGGTCTGTTTAATCAAGGGTCGGTTAGTAGCTCAAGTTCTAGCTCCTCTAGCTGTAGCAGTTGCTCCGGCAGCTTTAGCAGTTGCAGTAGTTGTTCAAGCTCTTCGTGTTCCAGTTCTTGCAGTTCTAGTTTTTCTAGTTCATGCAGCAGTAGTTCAAGCTGCTCTAGCTCCAGTTGCAGTTCCAGTTGCTCTAGCAGCTTTAGTAGCTCAAGCAGTTGCTCTTGTAGCTCCTGTTCTAGCTCGTGCAGTAGTTCTTTCTCAAGTAGCAGTTGCAGTTCTGGTTCTACGAGTTTCTCGAGTTCCTGTAGCTCTAGTTGCAGCTCCTCAAGCTGCTCGAGCAGTTGCTCTAGTTGCTCCTGTTCTAGCTCTAGCTGCTCGAGCAGCCACAGTAGTTGTTCAAGTTGTTCGTGTTCTAGTTGCTCAAGTAGTTGCAGCAGCGTAGAGTCTAGCTGTAGTAGCTCAAGTTGCAGTAGCTCATGCAGCTCGGGAGCAGTGGTTAGCTCCAGCTCAAGCTCTAGTTGTAGTAGCAGCTCGTGGAGTTCGCCTAGTTGGTCATCTTCGTCGTTTAGCTCTAGTTTTTCTAGCTGCTCAAGTTGCTGTAGTTCTGTGTCTTTTAGTTCATCATCGAGTTCGTTTAGTTCTAGCTGTAGCTCTTGCAGCTCTAGCTGCTCTAGCTGCTCTAGCTCAAAAAGTTGTTCTAGTTGCTCGAGCTCGTGTTGCAGCTCTAGTAGTGAAAGTAATTCATTCAGCTCTAGCTGCTCTAGTTCTTCAGAGTCTGTACACGGCTGGTGGAATTTAAAAGTCAGCGAGACATTTAACCCATACTCTGTTAAAGGTATCCCCAGAAATAGGGTTTGGAAGATTTGTGGCGTACAAGTATGGTTTGGCAGTTATTCGAGTAGTTCTGTTTCTATTAGCAGTTGCAGTAGTAGCTTTAGTTCTAGTAGTTTCAGTAGCTGTAGCAGTAGCTTTAGTTCTAGCAGCCAGAGTTCTTCTAGCTGTTCTAGTTGTTCGTGCTCCAGTAGCTTTAGCAGTTCTTCTAGCTGTTCTTCTTCGCCTTCAGCGCCGTTGGGTGTGCCGTCTAGTAGTTGTAGTTCAAGTTCATGTTCTAGTTGTTGTAGTTCAGTTTCTTGCAGCTCATGTTCAAGTTCTTTCAGTAGCTGTTCGAGCTCTAGTAGTAGTTGTAGTTCAAGCAGTTATTCCTCTAGCTGTTCAAGCAGTTATTCTGTGAGCTGTAGTTCTTGTAGTTCTTGTAGTTCTTCGAGCTGTTCGTCAAGTTATTCTTCTTCGAGCCACTGTTCGTCAAGTAGTAGTAGCTCAAGCGGTAGTGCTGTCCCATTACCAGGTAATTTGGTATCAGTAGATTGGGTGAATCGTCTGGTGTATAAGCATGATGGATTCAGCGATACCATAATAGATACATTCCAGACACCAAAGTACGAAGCAACTGGTGTAACTTGGGATGGTGCAAATATATACACTGCTGACAAAGATATGGGTAGAATTTATAAACACAGTGGTTTTAGCTCAACTGTACTTGATTGCTTTAGCATGTTCAGACCGTATGATATAGCATGGAAGGATGGAAATATCTATAGCAATGAATATTATTGGTATCTATATAAGCATGATGGATTTAGTTCTACTATACTAGATCAAATTAAGATGCCAAATTATTGGCCTAGAGGTCTTACATGGCATAGAGGTTATTTATGTGCTGGCAATAAAACTACAGATAAGATATATAAATATGATGGATTTAGTAGCACAATTCTCGATAGCATTAGCAGTCCTGCCGGTTTGCCTATTGGCCTGGCTTCGGATAATAGATATCTTTATTCAGCCGATGGCGAGACTGATAAGATATATAAACATGACGGTTTCAGTGACACCATATTAGACAGCTTTAGCAGTCCTGGGTTGGGGCTTAGAGGTATTACTTGGATGTATACTTCTGCTAGCTCTAGTTCTTGTAGCAGTTCAAGCTGTAGTTCAAGCTGTTCAAGCAGTTGTAGTTCTAGTTGTTCAAGTTCGAGTTGTAGCTCTAGCCAATCTGGGTCTGTTAGTATGTCAAGCAGCTCGAATTCTAGTTGCTCAAGTTCAAGTCGTAGTTCAAGTAGCAGCAGTATTTCTGGTAGCACGAGTAGTTCGTGCAGCTCTAGTTGTTCTAGTTCCAGCGCTTCTAGTCAATCCAGTAGCAGCTCTATCAGTAGCTGTTCCAGCAGTAGCAGCTCGACGAGTTCAAACCCTGTTACATTGTTTAGCGTTGATGATGTTTGGGGTCGTTATGATATTTACAAACATAATGGTTTTAGCTCTACAATAATAGATAGCTTTAGTGGGCCTGGCGGCAACCCCAAGGGAGTTGCATGGGATGGCACGAACTTGTATAGTTCAGATCATACACAGAGCAAAATATACAAACATAGTGGATTTAGTGATACCGTTACTGATAGCTTTAGTAGCCCAGGTGCCGAACCAGCTAGCATTGCGTGGGATGGTACAAATTTACTTTCGGTAGATACACTATATGCTTGTATATATAAACATAGCGGTTTTAGTTCAACAATTCTAGATTGTTTCAGTAGTCCGGCTAGCAATCCTATGGGAGTCACATGGGATGGTAGCAATGTAATAACAACTGATGTTTTTGCAGATAAGGTCTATAAACACAGTGGCTTTAGTTCGACGGTCTCAGATAGTTTTGATACTTCTGCGTGGGATGACTATATTTACGATGTAGCTTGGTATGATGGCAATCTGTATTCCAGCGGTAGGGGCAATTATGACAAGAAGATATATAAACACAGTGGGTTCAGCAGTACTATAATTGATAGTTTTGTATATCCTGGGCTACCAAGAGGTATTGATATAGATGGACCATAGAGATGAAGCTTACTCGAAAAAATCAAGATTCCTATTATGGTTAGTTCATAACCTTAATAGTTTGGAGATATATGTCAGATTAATTAACTTGGGCTTATGTAAAAAACGGTCTAGGGGAATATGTAAGGTGTACCAAAACTTACTTGGAGAGAAACTTGGCAGGGCTTTGTCGTATTTTATAAAGCCTAAGAGAGGAGGATGAGAATGGCAAAAGAAAGTGTTTACAACTTGGGTTATTATGAAGACATGCTGAAAAATTACAGTGAGACCGCTAAGAAAATTTGCAGTATCCGCTGGGAATTTATAGCAGCAACTAATCCAAAAACAGTATTGGATTATGGGTCTGGAGTCGGGTGGTTTAGAGCTTTTAGGCCCAAAGGATTGGCAGTGGATAGTTTTGATATTGCGAAGTTCCCACAAACTGGCATTAATCACAAACGGTACGATTTGGTGTGTTTGTGGGACGTGCTTGAGCATTTAGAAAGTTTTTCGGAGATTGAAGCCCTATTACATAGTGCAAAGTTCGTTGCCACTACAGTGCCAATTCTACCAAGCGGCAAGAGGATTGATGGATGGAAACACTTCAAACCTGGAGAGCATATTAAAGTATTTACGCACGATACGATAAATGCTCTCTTTAACAAGTATGATTATGTATTGATAAAAAAAGGGCAACCAGAATGTCCTCCGCGAGAAGATATCTGGTCTTTTCTTTACGGAAAAAGTGGGCTTGTTCAGGAATAACGGATAGAAATCATTCTATCTTTAAAATGGGCTTATCATAAAACCAAAAAAAAGAGAGGAGAATATGGGCAAGAAACAGAGAAAAAATGTTAAAGTGATATCTGGCGGAGGTAAGGGCTCTATTGAGCGTGAACTTCTTGCTTCTGCTAAAGAAATTAAAACCGCAGGAGTTACGGCGGTAAAGCATGGACCTATTGTGGAAAAGGTTATAGCTCTAAAATTCAAAGACGGACACGTTCATATGCACACCCCAGAGGAATCCCATGGTCCGTTGATGCGAGAAGTCATGCGCATATTGGATGAAAAAGGCGTATTAGAGCCTCCTGTTGGTTCTGACCCAGAAATTGATAATGAGTGGAAGACAAAGCCGCGTAAAGTTATTCTTGTGCAAGATCAAAGTCCAGGCGATATTCTCACAATGACAAGGGCGTTGGCAGATCTCAAGGGAACATATCCACATTGGCACATAGATGTACGATCGCCGTGTATGGAGATATTTGAAAATTGCCCACACCTTACCCCTCTGGATGATTCAGATCCAGAAGTGGAGACGTTCTCAATTCGTTATGATGATATCAATATTTCTGGTTGGAATGGCTTGCACTTTGCGGATGCCTTCAAAAACGATATGGAGCGTAAGCTAAAATGTCGTATAAAGAAAACTGGCATAAGACCTGAGTTATGGATATCTGACGAAGAAAAGGGCTGGATAAACCAGGTGGAAACGGAATTTGGCTGGAAAGGTCCTTTCTGGCTTCTTAATGCAGGTCGAAAGCAGGATAATGAACTCAAGCAATACCATAAGTGGCAGGAGGTTGTGGATATACTTAATTGGCGTTTTTATGGACGCGTCAAGATCGTTCAGATCGGTCATGAAGCGCATATACACCCCCAACTAAGGGGTGTGCTTAATTTGGTCGGTCAGACCGATACCAGACAGCTTATACGGCTCGCCTGGCATGCAGATGGCACTATTGGGCCGCTGAGTTTTCAGTTTGTGATAGCTGCTGCTTTAGAAAAACCTGCTGTGGTTCTGGCTGCTGGCAAAGAAGGTGTGCGTTGGCATTTGTATCCAAATATAAGACATATTTCCACAAATGGGGCTTTGGAATGTTGCAAATGGGATGGTTGCTGGCTGGGCGGAGAATTAGGAAAATGCAAGAACCAGGTTAACGGAGTGCCGCGATGCTTTGAGATAATACGACCATATCAGATAGCTGATGGAGTGTGTCAATACTATAGTGGCGGAGTCCTTAAAATGCCTTCGCCCGAAGAGGTTATGGGATTTTGGAAGGAAGGTTATCAAAATGGCAGAAAGGAGATTGGGCTATGAGTAAGAAAGAATTTATCACTGAATATGGCAATAAGAAGGTAGTGGATTACATTAAAGAATTAGAAAGAACAAAACCGCCTGGCGAAAGGAAAGTTTTGTGCAGATTCGGCCATGGCCTTGGAGATACGCTAATGTTCATGCCGACATTTTGGAGGCTGAGGGAATTATATCCAACAACTAGGATAGATCTCTATATAGAGTCAGGACAAGAGGAAATATTTCATAGTGTGTCTGCTGATAAAGCAGCGGACTTTGAGGAGTATGACCATATATTTGTTCTGCACTTTCCTATGTCAGAAGGATCTGAAATTACTAAGTCTCAGAGATGTTGTGTGGAAGAATTGGGAATAGACCCAATCACAGATGTGGCTCCTATCCCTGAAAAGCCAAGCCCCTTCGTTGCGGTTCATTTTCACGGTACAGCATTGCCGGATAATGTTGGGTGTTCTGAGGATGTGGCAAGGCTTATTTGGATTGATATAATTGCTGCTGGCAAAATACCTATAGAGTGTCACTATGAACACTTGTTTCACAACCCAGTCAATGAGAAGTTCTCATTCATTTCAAACACGGTGCGTGATTGCGTACCTTCTTTGCACAGTTTGTTTGGGCTTTTGCAACACTCGTTTGCCTTTATCGGAGTTGCTAGTGGTCCATTTGTGGCTGCACTTTCGTGCATGGCGGATAGGATGATGTACATACAAAAGGATCATAGGCTTGAGACTTATACACATAAGCCTATCCCGAGAATAAAATTGGAAGAAGGGTATAGGCCAGGTCATGTGATGGAGTGGCTTGGAACTTTGGATAGGAGGTAATCATGAATAAAAAATATGCAATTATATGTACGGACACTGGCATGTTTCCTGGCGTAAATGGGATGCTCAACGCATTGCTTTATTATGGCAACGAAGTTGAGTTTCATTATTTGTATATGGGAGAACCATCTAGAAAATTTTCAGATGCCATCTACGACAGTGGATTCTACACTCCTGGGTTCTATACCAAAAGCATCCAAGCGATGATTGATTCAGGATACTACCAAAAACACTCTAAAGCTTCAGAAAAAGTATGGTATTGTAAGATGTATCGTTATTTGTATGCCATAACTGAGTTACTCGACTACGATGCTGTCGCTATTTTTGATGCCGACATGCAAATAGTTAACAACATAATGCCCTTCTTTGGACTTGCTGAAAGTTCTGGCAAGCTACTCTTGCCAAATAACGATTACTCGAATCAAGAATACGACGAGTGCAAAGAGGAGGCCATAAGGGGAGCCGCTTCACCGCCACTTCACAATATGCCTAGTTTCTTTAAGCCTAGCGAATGGTTAGATGTAATGCGTATGATTCCTGACATAAGCGTGGAGCTCACCCTTGGCGATATGTCTTCCATGAGCCATGCTTTGTTGCGCACAGGCAGAATGCCTGAGATCGTGGCTATGCCAAATTGCTTGTGGGTCGTTAGCCATTATTACAATATCAAGTTGCATATGCGCGTCATTAGAGGTAAGAAGTTCCTAGCTCTACATAAAAATGGCGATAGGCTTAATGCATTTCATCGTAAGTGGTGGTATGAGTCTGTATGTCAGAAATTTATAGAGGATGTCAGATCAAACCCAGAGCAGGAAATAGCTCACAATAATGTGCGACTATTTTGGGAAATGACAATGTTTTTCAACTTTCATTTGGACCATCAAATTCCATGGGATGACAAAAAATGGGGTGGTTGGCCTAAAAACTTAAAGTTGCTATAAGGAGGAGTGGGCTATGGACCCAAAAACCGGCGGAATTAATTGGATGCTCGAACAGTACCGCAAAGCACTGGAACAGAATTATTCTGCCAAGATTTTGTGGGGAAATAGAAGCATCTACAGAAAAGACTGGATAATTCTCAAAAGGTTTTTTCAAGAAATGAGGACCAAAACAGTCCTAGAATATGGCGTTGGGCTGTCTACTGAATTAATGATGTTAGAAGGTATAACCGTTACATCCTTGGAAACCCTAGATTGGTGGGCAGATATATGTTGTAAAGCCATAGGGAATGAGATCATAACTTATAAAGAAGGCTTTCCTCCAGACATGGGTGGCAGAATGTTTGATTTGGCTTTTGTTGACGGACCGCAAACCAAGCGCTTTGAAACAATAAGCCATGCAAAGCGACATTCTAATCTGGTATATTTGCACGATCCAGAGCGCAAGGAAGAGCTTGCAATGATGGACGATTGGCACCCTGTTGTATTCGCAAAAGGATATGACAATCATTTTTTTTGTGAGCCAAACCATATGGCGGATATATGAAAAATATAAACTTTAAAGATCCAATACTTATAACTGGATGTACTAATAGTGGATCTAAGATTCTTTTTTATACATTATTGCAGCACCCAGAACTAGGCGGCTTTGATGGCGAACTGCGTAATCTTAACATTCCAATTATGCAGAAGTTCATTAGCAGATTGTTTGCAATATACCCTCAGTTCAATAAATATTGTATAACTGCTAACAGAACAGATAAATTGCTAGGTTGTTTAGATAACAACGAGGCAAGGAAACGCATAATGCATAAGCTAGAAAGTGCTGACACTTATGGAGATGGAAACAGGGTGATCCTCAAATCGCCTTTGATGTCGCTTAGGCTAAAGTGGTTCAGGGAAGTTTTTCCTGATTCTTACATACTTATAATGCTAAGAAAACCACATGCAGTTGTAGAGGGTATTAAGAGAAGGTCTGGTGGCAAACCTGATATTCCTATCTGTGTTGCACAATGGCTTACGGTTAACGCCATACTAAGAATGGATACAGAAGGTATGGGAAGGGTAAAATTTTGTAGATATTCCGACATTGTGGAAAATAGCAAGTTTCCATCTAATGATGACAGATTTTGGGGGTGCTTGTTTAATTTTCTTGAATTAGACAGCGAAGGGTTTACAGTTCCAAATTCATCTAAATATTCTATCATAGAAGGAGGCTATGACAGAAAAAGCATGGAAGCACTAGAGAGCTGGGAAATTAAATTCATCAGCTTGGCAACTGATGGTTTTGTCAAACAACATGAACGATTTTAGGAGGGTTGACCATGGCAAAGAGATGCTATATAACAGGGGCTAGTGGCAATTATCTTCAGGCGCTGATTGCACAATTCAATAGTCTGGAAGCAATAGGAAATGAGCATGATTTTCTATTAATTTCTTTCAGGCTGCCAGAAGAATTTTTGAAAGATCTCAAGAAATATAGTTTCAATATACGTTATTGGGAAAGTGACAACCCAAACCAAATACAAGCCACGGCCATAGATAGATTTGAATTGGCTAGCAGAGAAGGTAAGTTCTACGAAGCCATATGCCTACTCGATGCTGATATGTTTACACTTGCAAATCCTGAGACTTTTTTTGAGGCCGCCGCCAGAGGCATGATTATAACTGGTAGCAATGGCATGGTGGTCAACTTCAATAGGCCTTATCAGGAAAAATATGGCATAGACCTTGGTAGCGATGAATACATATATCCCAAAGTACATACAACAGTTCCAATCTTCCTAGGTCCCGATGATTTGGACTGGTTTGAACAACTGTATTATTCTAGACGCATTGATCATTGGGATGATTTTCTCTATCTTAACTTACTTGGAGTTAAAATGGGCAAGCACGAACGGATGATCGTCATGCCGCCATATTGTTTTACCGGGATTCATCACTTTCAGGTGAAGCCAGAAACGTGTGCTATGGATAAAGATGGTGTTGTACTTAGTGGTACAGAGGAACAAATATATATGGCTCATGGTAAATATTTTGATTCTGGATGGGTTAGTGACTTTAGGCCGACCATGGAGCGTTACTTCAGAGACGAGCAAATCGGCGATAGAGGGCAGCGCAAAACCTGGGCCGCTCTTGAGGTTCTTAGAAGTAGATTTGAATATTTCAAAAACCTTGGGCCTTTAATACCAAAGAACTATGTAGTATAGGAGGGCTGAATGAAAATTCTAAAAATAAAAATAGAAAGGCTGCGAGTGCCAGGGCACACTCGGTACAGATACCCCCCGCAGTATTCGCCAGAAAAAATAATTGTTGTTGGGTATGAAACAATGTCCCAAATTGGTTTAAAACAAGTTGAAGATAGAGGAGATAAGTTTGAATATCTCATCGGGATAGTTAAGGATATAGATGCACCTGGCTTTCTTAGGTCGGAAGCTGTAGAAGAAATAAGTAGAGAAGAAGCGCTGAAAACAGCCAGGCATTGGATTGATCAGGTTGCCACAATCTCTGACCAAACAAGTGTGCTGAGAGTTCTTTGCAAGAATGCCTTGGGAAAAGAACTCGTTGATGAAGATTTGGCAATCATAGATATTGAGAACCATGTTCATGGCATAAACCAAACGCCTGATTTCAAAACCAGACTTGAGAAAGCCATCGAATCCACAGAACGTGCAGAGCGATGAGGTTTGATGGGAGGCATTATGGATGTTAATCCTGCTATAACGGAAGCTATTCACAATGTGTATTGGCTGGTAGGTACAGCATTAGGTTTTTTTTCTATTGTTTTTGGTATAGTTGTGAGGTTTTTATATATCTATGGCAAAGATATGAATAACGAGTGCAATGCGAGAAACATAAAAGCCAACAAGTCATTAGCCAAAAATGTTGCCAGAGAATTAAATTCAACTAGATCCAAAATTGATTTTGGATTAAATGCCATGAGATTTGATTTCCAGAAGGGTCTTGACGACGCGAAAGATAGGTGTTCCGAGAGAAGAGAACATTGTAACCAACACATTTGTGGGAAGATTACAACCTTGGAAAAAAGGGTAAATGCAATGGAGTCCACTATGTCTATTGAGTTGAAAACTATTGGCGAAGCTATGGTTGAGCACGGAAAGAATCTTGTTAAGATAGCAGAGCACATGAAAGCTGTTGATGCTCGTCTGGCGAAGATTGAAATAATTACAAATGGTAAGCGATCTGCCAATAATCCTCAAAAGAGCTAGTGGGTTTAGGAAGGGGCTGACCGATGATTTTTACTACAGATGATTTATGTCTGGAGAATCTGGGCTATTTTTATTATTGGGATGAGATAAAAGCAAATTGTCCTAACCTTAAGCTTTTGGCTTTTACAATAGCAAATAAGGATGGAAGCCAAAATATAGCAGAATCGAGAGAATTTAAAGATTGGTATGAAGCTCACAAAGACTGGGTAGAGATAGGCGTACATGGTTATGATCATAACAATCCTCCTGAGCAAGAAAGAGAGAATGCTGAGGAATGTGTGAAAATGAGTTTGGATATTCTGAAGCCTTTTTTGCCCAAAAATCCAATATATAGACCTCCTGGGCACCAGAGGACACTTGAGACCGAACCGATGCTTAAGAAATTAGGATTTGCCGGGATTGCATATAAAAATAAAATAAGGTATTTTAGCAACGATATGGTTGTGATCGATGTGTTGAATTCCCATTGTTGTGATAAATATGAATATCCAATAACAAAATGGAAAGAATGGCTAACGTCTGTAGAAATAATGGAGGCTGGTAGTTTTAGAACTTTGCCAGATAGAGATGTGTTCATAGGTGTGCCAAACAGAGGCAACATTGTGACAGAATTATCGACAAACTTATCGTTTTGGGAGGCCAAATATAGTGTGCGCACATACAAGCCATATGGGTTGTTTCCGTTAGATGCAGCCAGAAACACTGTTGTGAAAGAATTTTTAGAAACAAACTGTAAATATCTGTGGTGGATAGACGACGACATTGTGCCTCCCAGGTCAACACTTGAAAGAATGTTGGCTACAATGAAAGTTTCACCAGACATACATGCCCTAGGAGCTGTCTGCTTTGCCATGAAGAGTGAGCCTGGGCAATATTTCCCTTATCCGCCTACCTTGCGCATGAATAGTGATGGGGAATATGAGGTGTTCTATGGCGAGGGGGTCGACTGGGTAGACGCTACTGGTGGAGCATGCGTACTGGTCCGCAGAGAAGTGTATGAAAAGATAGAGCGACCATATGAATTCAAATATCATGTAGACGGTACGCTTGCTTTGACATGTGACTTTCATATATGGGAGAAAGCCAGAGATTTAGGTTTTAACCTCTTCATAGATTTTGACATATTGTGTGATCATAATCGGACTTGTAGCCTAAAAGGGGTACAAGACACAATGGCTAAGATGCAAAAGCAAATTAGCGAAAGACCCAATGGCCCATAAATAGGAGATAGCTGGTGCCAAATGGTTCCTCAAGTTGTTCTAGTAGTAGCTCAAGCTGTTTAAGTTCTTCTAGTTGTAGCAGCTCATGGAGTTCTAGTTCTGCTTGTTGGTCTTGCTCTTCTAGTAGTAGTAATAGTTCTAGTTGTTCAAGTTGTTCTTGTTCTTCTTGTTCTAGTAGCCCTAGCGAAAGTTGTTCTAGCTCCAGCTCAAGTCTTTCTAATTCCTGCTCATCATCTAGCCAAAGCAGTAGCTATAGTAGCTCAAGCCATAGCACTTCTAGTTGTTCGAGCTCTAAAAGTTCCTGTTCATCGAGTTCTGAATCCATAAGTACGTCTAGCAGTTTCAGTTCATCAAGTTCTGCTTGTTGGTCTTGTTCTAGTTCAAGCAGTTGTTCGTCGAGCTGCTCAAGCAGTTCTTGTTCGTCCAGTTTTTCTAGTTGCTCAAGTAGCTTTAGCAGCTCGTGTTCTTCTTCTAGCTGTAGTTCTAGTTCATGCTCAAGTAGTTTTAGTAGCTCTTGCAGCAGTTGTTCTAGTTGCAGCTCTTGTTCTTGTTCTAGTTCCTTTAGTTCAAGTTGCTCTAGCTGTAGCTCAAGCTCATTCAGTTCTAGCTCCAGTAGTTCTTTTAGTAGCTCATCCAGCTCTAGCTGTTGCAGCTCGTCTAGTTCTTGCAGTTGTTCTAGTTCTAGCTGTTCGAGCTCTAGTTTTTCTTGTTCTAGCTGTAGCTCAAGTTGTTGTAGTTCCAGTTGTTCTAGCAGCTTTAGTAGTTCTTCTTCTTGTTCTAGCAGCTCATTTAGTTCGAGTTGTTCATCCAGTTCTTGTTCAAGTTCAAGCTGTTCTAGTTCTAGTTTTTCTTCTTGTTCTAGCTGTAGTTGTAGCAGTAGTTTCTCGAGTAGTTCTAGCTGTTCTAGCTCATGGAGCTCTATTAGTGTAAGTTCTTCTTGGTCTAGCTGTAGCTCTAGCTCCAGCATGTCAATTTCAGGTAACTATGTTCTTATGAGATCATATATAGTTGAGGATATAACGCTGCGATCAGGTATTTTGCAACTTATATCTGCCAGCAGTTCTAGTTCAAGTAGTTCAAGTCAACCTTAAAGGGAGGATGGAGCCATGGTTAGTCCGGTTAATTATCCATTATTGAGAGATCTTCGTAGAACCCCTATGATGGCTTTCTGCGAAGTGGAAATTATTATTGGAGAGGGCATTGGCGAAGTGGCAAACTTGAGCAGGCGTCCTCTGTGGGGAACAGAGGGCATAATTGCCATGGTAGCCATTAGCACCTCCGGTGGTGGCGTTAAGAATTGTGAGCCAAATGTTGATTTTAGCGTCAGTAACAGAACTATAACATTTTTGTCTGACCTATCTGGCTATGAGAGTGTTTTGGTTTTATTTCAGTATACTTCGTATTGGTCTTCGTCTAGTTCTTGTTCTAGCTCTAGCTGTTCGTCTAGTTCTTGTTCTAGCTCTAGCTGTTCAAGTAGTTCAAATAGTTCTTCAAGTAGTTCAAGTTCTAGCTCTAGCTGTTCAAGTAGTTCAAATAGTTCTTCAAGTAGTTCAAGTTCTTCAAGTTCTGAAAGTTTGGGAGAATAATGTACCATGTAGTTAGCGGAGGGTGCTAACAATGTCAAAATATCTGGAAGGACAACATGTTAATTTTCCTCTTTTGGAGGAATTGCGCAGGACGCCACTTAAATACATATTTGAGATTGAAATTCTTCCTGGCGGAGTGGCTGGCATATATCATAATTTGCGCAGACGCCCTTTGTGGGGGAGTAATGCTGGCATATTTGCCGTATTGGCCATTGACACCAATAATAACACAATCAAAAATTGTGATCCTGGTATTGACTATAATGTCAGCGATAGAACCTTTGTGTATGAAAGTAATTTGGCTGCCTATGAAGGTATAGTTGTACTATACCAATTTGATTATGGATATGCCTTTTCTTCCTCTAGTTCTTGTTCCAGTTCCTTTAGCCATTCTAGCTCGAGCTCCTGTTCGAGTTCTTGTTGTTCTTCCAGTTGCTCTTCTTCCAGTTGCTCTTCTTCCAGTTGCTCCTCTTCTAGTTCTTGTTCAAGCTCTTCTTCATGTTCTTCTAGTTCTTGTTCAAGCTCTTCTTCATGTTCTTCTAGTTCTTGTTCAAGCTCTTCTTCATGTTCTTCTAGCGAATCTTGTTCAAGCTCTTCTTCATGTTCTTCTAGCGAATCTTGTTCAAGCTCAAGTAGTTCAAGCAGTAGTTTTTCTTCTTGTTCTAGCTGTAGTTGTAGCAGTAGTTCCAGCTCGAGCTGTTCTAGCAAATCTAGCTCGTCTAATAGTTGTAGCAGCTCTTCTTCCCATAGTTATTGTGATGGATCTTGGGCGAGTACTGATGATGATGATTGGAGTGTATCTGATTATGGAACATGGAGTGGAGAGAGTGAATGGGAAAGTGAGACAGATGGGTCTACAGAGAAATTACATTTAGTCCCGACTGGTGGATGGGAGACAGATTATAGACCACAGCGTATGAGATTGTATATACATGGAGCTGATCAAACTGAGCCAATTACCGTTACGTTGTATTGTGGAGCCTCAAAAGTAGTGGAAAGAACAATTCCGGCCGATGCAAATGGTTCTAATACTTTTGAAATCACTGCTATGGCGGCTGACATAACAAAACTAACTATAGAGCAGCCAAATGCTTCGGAGGGATTCGCTGTTTCTGGTTATATTGATTTTTGGAATTGTAGTAGCTCTAGTTCTTGTTCTAGCTCGTATTCTAGTTGCTCGAGTAGTTTCAGCAGTTCTTGTTCAAGCTCTAGCTCCAGTTCATATTCCTGTTCTTCTAGTAGTTTTAGTTCCAGTTGCTCTTCGAGTAGTTTGAGTTTTTCTTCTAGTTCTAGCTCTAGCAGTAGTTGGAGTTGTATGCAAGGGGCGGGAACTTTTTATCCGGCTGCTGGTGGTGATGATGGATACGTTGATGATTCTAGTGGTTTTGAACCCGCTCAGGATTTTATTTATATAGGTAATTATTATCAAAACGAGAGATCATGGGTAAGATTTACTAGTGTAACAATTCCCCAAGACTCAACAATCAAAGCAGCATATGTCAGATTTGTATGTCATCATGATCTTTCTTTTCCTGATGTTGAAGTTGATATTTATGGGAACGATGTAGACAATGCAGACGCTCCAACAGACGAAAGTGAATTCGATGCTTTAGATTTAACTAGTAATAAAGTTGACTGGGATTTTGATACTGCGTGGACGGACGGATTAAAGTACAACACTCCTAGTTTAGTAGATATAATCCAAGAAATAGTAAATAGACCAGGATGGTCTTCAGGTAATGCTCTCCAAATTTTGTTTTTTGGTCAGGGAGAAATGTTTGATGCAAGAACCGCTAGTGCTTATGACAAGCTTGGAGGTAGCGAAAAAGCAGAGCTTCATATAGAATGGCATTGTGGTAGTTGGAGTTCTTCTAGCTCTAGCTGTTGTAGTTCCTCTTCAAGTTCTTGTTCCAGTTCATATTCTTGTTCTTCTAGTAGTTTTAGCTCCTCAAGCTTTAGTTCTTCAAGTAGTAGTTATTCTTCTAGTTCCAGCTCCAGTTGCTCGAGCAGCTTTAGCTCTAGTAGTTCTTCTAGCTGTAGCTGTTCAAGCAGCTCATTCTCTAGCTGTTCTAGCAGCTTAAGTAGCTCAAGTTGTTCGAGTTCTAGTAGTTCGAGTTCTAGTAGTTCTTCTAGCTGTAGCTGTACACAAAACACTAAAACCTTCTATCCTGGAGCAGGAAGTGATGTCTGCACAAAAGAGGATACAATAGGGGACGGAGAAACTTTTATATCTGACGAATGTAATTTCGGTAGAGCACAAGGTCCAGAGCCTTCTGGAGACGATTTCATTTATGATACGTCCATAAGATTTGAAAATGTAACAATACCGCCGTGTAGCATAATACATTCTGCATATATTAGGCTCAAAGCAGACGCAACAGCTCCTGGATCTGTGCCTATAGATATTTATGGGAATGATGTTGATGATGCTTCAGCCCCAACGGATGTTTCTTCTTTTGATAGCTTAGTTAAGACCACAGCCAAGGAGAATTGGTCTATCACTAGCCAGTGGGACAAGGATAGCCAATACGATACAGTAGACATTACAGATATTGTACAGGAGATAATAAATAGAGACGGTTTCTCTAGCGGAAATCATATGCAGATAATGCTATATGATGATAATTCTTCGTGGAATTATAGGTCATGCTATTCTAGTGGCGAAGGAGATAAACCTGAATTACATGTAACCTGGCATTGTGGTAGTTGGAGCTCTTCTAGCTCTAGTTCTTCTGAATCTAGCTGTTCGAGCAGTTCAGGCAGTTTTAGTAGTTCTTGTTCATCATCGAGCCAGAGCAGCTATAGTAGCAGTAGCTCTAGCTGTTCTTCTAGCTATAGTAGCAGTAGCTCTAGCTGTTCTTCTAGCTATAGTAGTTGGAGTTGTTCTTCTAGCTCTAGTAGTTGGAGTTGTATACAAGATACTAAAACATTTTACCCAAGCCACTATACTCATGACTGTGAACGGTGGGGTGATGATTATTTTAATAATAATAATGCTTATTTAAGGCTTGGAAACTTTGGTGCGTCAGGAAAACAATTTATTCTCTTTGACAATGTAACCATTCCACAAGATATTACGGTTAAAAAGGCTTTTGTTCGTTTTACAGCCTATTCGAGCAAGTCTGACACTGCCGTTAATGTAGATATATATGGTAATGATGCAGACAGCGCATCAGCCCCAACCAACTATTCAGAATTTGATGCCCTTGTAAAGACGAGTGCCAAGGTTGACTGGGACAACATTGGATCTTGGACGGACGGAAGCCAATATGACACGCCTGACCTAAGCAGTGTTATTCAAGAGATTATAGATCGAGATGGGTGGATTTCTGGCAATAAACTTGCTGTAATCATAGAAGACGACGGAAGTGGGTTTACCAGAGATAGGGACGCAAGGACGTATACAGACGGTAGCGAAAAACCAGAGCTTCATATAGAATGGCATTGTGGTAGTTGGAGTTCTTCTAGCTCTAGCTATAGTTCAAGCTCTAGCTGTTCTTCTAGTTTCAGTAGCTCTAGTAGCTCCAGTTCGCATAGTTCTGAGTCTTCTTCAAGTTCCAGTAGCTATTCTAGTAGCTGCTCCAGTAGTTTCAGTTCTTGCAGTAGTAGTTCGTGTAGTTCTAAATCTTCAAGTTGTTCAAGTTCAAGCCATTCCAGTTCTTCTAGCAGCTTTAGTTCTAGTAGCCATAGTTCGTCTTGTTCGAGCTCTTGGAGCTCAATTAGTTCTGATTCATTTCAAACAATAATGTGCAATTCGAATGGTGTATTTAGACTCAACGGGTTTACTGTAGGCCTTATAGATTGCTTTACTGTAGTAGGATCCCCTAACTATATTGGGGTAGAGTGGGATGGCTCGAATGTATATGCTCTTGATGGTACGGTAGAGAAGGTATACAAGCATAGTGGATTTAGTAGCACAATAGCTGATAGTATATCTACTCCATCAGATCCCGCTGATATAGCATTTGATGACAACGACCTGATTGTGGCTTGTGTTGGAAAGATATACAAGCACAGCGGATTTAGCGAAACAATAACCGATAGCTTTAGCAGTCCTGGCTCATCTACAGCCGGTGTTGCTTGGGATGGAAGTAATGTGATTTTATCTGATGTAGGAACAGACAAAATTTACAAGATGAGTGGATTCAGCAATACCATTAGTGATTCTTTTACTTTTGCCAACTTAGAAGCTTGCGATTGGGCGGATGGTAATCTATATACTTCGAGACCGACTTCAGAAGGAGCCATATACAAACACGATGGTTTTAGTGACACCATAACAGATACAATTGATCCAGGTGATCATTATGGAGAAGCAGAAGGAATAGTGCTTACATTGTAGGAGATATATTATGGCTGAAAGAAGAATATATGTGAACACCATTGGTCTCTCAATTATTATTGACATGGGTCGAGATATGTCTGGTTCGGCCAGCAGAGTTTTGGAGGTGATGTTACCAGGCGGCACTGTTACGCAGTGGACTTCTATTGGTGTGCATCCTGATAACAGCAACTGGATTGTTTATACAACAGTGTCTGGTAGCTTGCCGCAAGAAGGTTTATATAGATTACAGCCGAGTTTTACATTAGGTGGTTGGAGCGGTTTAGGGCAGACAATTAGTTTTAGGGTTTATGGTGAATATGATTAGATAGGAGGATAATAAAATGAGTGGATTTACAAGTGGTACGCCGTATTGTCTAATTACAGACAATAAAGATGCATCTGGAGTAGCCGTAGATGGTCCTTGCGTTTTTCATGGCATTTGGTTTGCTGTGGATGGGTCTAACGACATTGTCGTGAATGTGTATGACAACACTGCCGCCAGCGGGAAGAGGTTAATTCCCATTAATACCAATGACAATGGGTTTAAGGTCTTGGGTAACGCGATTTCTTACTCTATCACAATGCCAAAGCCCGTATATGTGGAAAATGGAATTTATGTAAGTATAACGGGGAACAATTATGGCTACCAAGTGCTGTATGAACAATAGGAGGCAATAATGAAAAGAGTTACTATTTTCTTATGTGCTATATTTTTGCTATTACCTTGCTATGCTATGGCACAAGGCATGGGAGGGGCTCAGGTGGGAGCCGGAAGTGGTGGCATTAGCAGCGTACATAAAGAAATAACTTTTTATGATCCAGAAGATATAAATGATGAGATTGCTTGGTTCCAAGTGGATTCTAATTTGTATCCAAGCGGTATGGAAGTTACTGTAGTGTCTATACAGCTTTCAGCAGATGCAGCCTATACTATGGGCTTTGAGCGTTGGGATGGTGATCCGCCTTCTGTACAGACAACTATAGAAGACGTTACTACTGGCGCTGGAGATAATTATAATAGGACTACAAGTACAGACATTGATAGCCAGGATATTAATGCAGATGATTGGGTATTTTTGGATATCCCATCTACAGATATTGATTGGATAACTGTGACTTTAATAGGAGATCCAAAATGATAAAAAGGCTAATTCTAACTGCTATGCTTTTGGCTCTCACTACATGGAGTTCAAGTGCGATTGTCAGGATCACTACTGCTAAAGGCCCACAGAAACCTTGCCGCCTCACAGAGAATAATGAGAATGTGCAGACATATCATTCAGGCGGAGCCGGGTCTTTACCTGGCGGGGCGGATCCAGATTATGACAGTCTGGCCGACTGGGAAGACGACACTGACTATGACTTGGTCAGCGCAAATATTACTGAAGTTTTAGAAGTCTATAGTGGCGTCCATGATGATTCTATAGTTTTTTCCGGGGCTACATCGAACCAGGATTGTCACAGAACCATGAGAGCAGCGCCGGGCCACAAACACATTGGGATACCTGGCACAGGGGCGCAGATTATCAGCTCAAGTGTGCAAACCACTATAAGTATTGAAGAGCAATATGTACAACTGCAAGATTTAGACATAACAAATACCTGGGGCGATCCTCTTCAATACCCATGTGGTGTGATGGTACTATCAAATGCTGACGGATTTCTTATGGTTGGATGTATTGTACACGACGTAATTCAGTCTGGTGATGGGTTTCATGGTCAGTGTATTGTTGAGGGAATAAATGTACATAATACTAAGACCTATTATGTAAACAACATTGTGTGTAATTGCGAAGATAGGGGCATTAATATTGGTAATTCGTATATGGATACAGATACATATATTTATAATTGCACCATATACGGTTGTATGTATGGGGTCAGAATGGAATACAACGGCAATATCCATGCTGTGAATGTGCTTTCTGCTGAAAATGCCACCATGAGAGACTGGTATATTTCTATTTGGGGCAGTGGTACAATCCAAAAAACCACAAGCACCGCTGAAGGCGTCGATACTACTGGTTGGTTCAGAGATCCCTCAAGCTGGAACCTTCATTTACATCATCCAGATTCTGCTGGTAACGGAACTTCTCTAAGTAATGACCCAAATTTCCCATTTGATGATGATATAGATGGTCTATGGAGGCGTGACCAGTGGAGCATTGGGGCTGACCAACGCAATTAGGATCTAAATTCATAAAGAAAGGAGGGATGGAGATGAACAAGAAATTAACAACTATTGGATTAGCGGCTTTTTTAATTACGACATTGGTTGTAGGCTGTGCTGTGTTTAAATCTCTTAGGAGTGAAATGGCTCCTGTTGACAAAGCCGTAAAGGTAGGAGCAGAACTTATGGATCAATATACTCTGGTCCACAAAAATGCCGAAGATGTTTATGCCACAGCAGACGAAGAAACTAAGGCATTTCTGGAAAATGAAGTTTTTGAGGATCTTAACACAACAAAGGCTCTTATTAAGAACTACAACAGTGTAGTTTATCAATGGAAAAAGGGAGAGCTGAATATTGACCCCTCTAAGAGTCTTTATGATCTCCAGCAACAGATCAATGACTCTCTAACAAGTGCTCTGTTAATGATTAACCAACTTGCAGACTAGGAGGTGCCACGTGGACGCAGCAGCTATTATTGCAATTAGCAGGGGCATCTCGATGATTACAGCAGTTGTTCTGGATCAAATGAGAAAAATGCCCGAAGCCGACAGGCCCATGCCTCTGGAAGAATTTGAGGCTAAGATGGCCGCTTTTGACGAACTTGCTGACTTGCCTACTGGCGACGATTAGGCAATAATACCCCTAACATTTATCTCAAACCTTAATAGGAGGGCTTTATTATGAAAAGTGGTTGGAAGACTTCTGAGTTCTGGGTTTCTTTGGTTGTCAAGATCCTTGGTATTTTAGTGCTTACAGGAGTTATATCTCCGGAGCAGTCTGAGGTGCTGGCAGAGCAAACAGATGTTCTTGCAGGAGCCATTGACCAGATTATCGGCGGTGTTATGCTTTCTGCATCTACTCTGGGTTACTCTTTGAGCCGTGGCAATGCCAAAAGAGGCGAAGGAGAGAGAAAACCAGAGACCAAATAAGGCGGCTTAACCCCCCTTGGGCTTGTAAGGGGCTATTTTGGTGTTTTTGGGCTGCTCTGACCGATCTGAGGGATCCACAGACGCATATAACATAGCTCCGTGCAACACAAACCTTGCCGAGGTTCTGCCATGCCTCGGTTAAGCGGGGTATCACTGGTTCTTCCTCTCTGAATGCCCAGATGGTATCCCAGGCCGATGGAAGCTTAGCCCACTTCCGCGGTCAGCCCAGGAAGGGCAGGGGTCTGGGGGTTGCCTCTGCCCTTCTATTTTTGTGAGACTTACTGAATATGTAAACTTTTTGTTAATAATTACCAATGTCTATAGATAACTTCGCTATTTCATTGTGCTTTTGCTTGCTAAACCCTTTATTGTGTGCTACACTACCGCTGACCCTGGGAAAGGGTCAGTACACTATAAGAGGATGCGCGCGCGTGCACGCGTGCACGTGTATTATATATAGAAACTGTAAAGAAACTGTAACAAACATGTCAAAGTCACATGGTCTGGACTTCAATGTCAAGCAATTTGTGTGCATGTGTGTTGAAAACCAAGCAACGTGTGGTTGTTTTTTGCAAGAATATGTGCGCTTAGTGCGCTCTTAAACGGCTTTGTTGCCTTACATACTATATAAACTCAAAAGCCGAAAGAGAGGAGGAGGGATCAGACATGAGAAAAATTTGTTTTGTGATATTTTTATTGTTCTTTTTGTTTGCCGGTGTGCAAGCCGTGGCGCAAGGACCTCCGCCGCCTACTGTTGCAATGAACATGATGGTTGAAAATGGAGGCTTTACATCTCAGTCCATTTGGAACGACCATGGAATTGGGGATGTGACTTTTTTAGAACGCTATGGTTTTGAAGCCAGAGTGGTGGCTGCCGATGTTGCCAGTTTGCGCAGACAATTCAGCGGTGCGGGAGCAGCAGCCGCAATGAGTGTTGATGCTCGCACACAGATGGTGGGCGACTATGGCGTTAAAGAGCAAGTTGGCAATAGCATTATTGACGACACTTGCTGCCAGAGTCGTGCTGCCGGAGCCCATAGTGGCGGCACATATCTAGATGGCTGGGAGAGTGCTGCGGTTACGGTCAGCAATGGTCAAGTGGGTTATGCGGTTACGGTGCCGGAGCTTGTTGGCAGAATTGGAGTCGGCTATGCAGAACGCACTGTCTGTGTTGCGGAAAACCAAGAAGGCGAGCAGACAACAGAGACCACCTATGGCAGAGAGTCTGTGGAGGTTTGGCCGGATGCTCATGTTATGGACTTTAACTTTACGGTGGAGCCAAATATGGACCCCAGGGGTCTTGTTGTTGATGGGCTTAAGCCTCTTAGCGACATTTGTCCATTTCCTCAGGATGGTGCCATGGGCGAAGATGGCGAGAAAGAAGAGATCATAGAAGAGACCAATGGTAACGGAAGCGAAGACGAGGAGGAAGAGATCCCTGCCGTCGGCTTTAACGTGCATGGTGCCAACAGTTACAACAACGGTGGTGAGGTTGGTGGTTTGTGCGGGGGATGTTTCCAGTAGGAGGTGATTTTTTATGGCAAAGCCCAAAAGCATACCTAAGCACTATATTAAAGCTCCATCGTCGGTAGCTTTTATAAAAAGTGCGCCATATATTGTGGAAGTGCCGGTGGTTTCCATTGTTCAGGAACCAGAGTGGCGGCTACTAGATTGGTTGTTGAGCTTTGGAAAGAAACCTACGCCTATTCCGGTGCCGCCACCTCCTCCGCAGGAGATAAAGCCTGATGATATAAGAGCAGCTCTTGGCAGACAGCCGATGGAGGATTGGGAACCGGCTGACAGGCTTTATGGAGCGGCAGACGAATCAATGATCATTGCCGTCGAGAGAGAAAAACGTGTTGCCAGTCATAAGTATGATGAAAACTGGTTTGACTGTGACGATTTTACCGCTGTTGGTCGTAGCGAGTGCAAGAAAGATAAGCGCACTCGTAAAATGTCCACATTTGATGCGTGGGTTGGGTTTCCGCACCAGGGGCAGATGATGTATCACTCTTTGATGGCTATATTCTCTGTCAAAAACAATAAGCTTATTCCTTTGCTTGTGGAGAATCAGAACTATAAAGTTCAGACATTTCCTCCAGATTGGGAATTCTGGGCTTTCTACGGATAATCAGTATGCCTGAAGAAGCCATTCCTACCATAATGTCCTCCAGAAAAGCGGCACGCTTGTGCATACGAGGCTGCAAATAGCACGGCACATGTGGCTCTTCAGGCATTTCAACAATTGGAGGTTGTTGCCATGAGCATTTTGGCAAAATTTAATGCTCTTAGTGGTATAAAGAAGGCCACGGCAATTATCGTATTTGTGATGGCTCTTGCCAGTCTCTGTAAAGGTGCTTATCACACGATGATGGCGGCGCATGGTTGCTATAACAACGATGTTGTGCTTGCAGAGATTGAACCGATAAAAGAAGAAGTTGAAATATGCAGGGTAGGTTTGTCTCAATTGCTCATACAAGACCAGATTCGTGAACAGAGCCAGATAATGCGAGGCTACATAAACGATTTTGGCGACTATGAACAAATGCCCCCGTCCGTAAAAAGGGAATATGAAAAAGCCAGAGATAGGAAGGAAGAACTCGAAAGACAATTAGAAAAGAACACAGACGATTTGTTCAATTAATGGCAGGAAGAGCACTTAGGGCTAGATGATACATATTACCGCAGGAGTTGTGTTTACACAACTTAAGGGTCTTTCTTCATACGAGCGTGCCGTAGCAGATAAATGTACAAAATATTTTGTTGAAGGTAGCCAATTCTCTAAACAGTTTAAGGAAGGCGTTTGGGATGGCTATGTGCATTTGCTCAATAATAGGGGTATTATGCCTTCTGGCATGCTCAATAAAGTGCTTAGAGTATTCCGTAGGAAGAATATACCTTACAAACTTAAAGACACAAGGCAATATTTTAGAATATCGAGTGTGGATGCAGGCGTCTCCCTTCCAGGAACGAAGCGGCGTCTCCGTCCTTACCAATTGGAAGCTGTATCCACACTTGTCAACAAGTTTGTTGGCACGGTGGTCTTGCCTACAGGCACAGGCAAGACCACCATTATGGCTGCATTAGCAGCAAAGATCAACAAGGAGCAGTTTCTTGTTATAGGCAGTGGCACGAGTATCTTGTTGCAGATTAAGTATGAGATAAGTAACCTAATTGGAGAAGAAGTGGGCTATATAGGTGAAGGAATTTGGAATCCAAAGCGTGTTACGGTAACAAGTGCCGATACCATGGGTAAGATGTTGTTGCCCCCGCCTAAAAGACTGAAGTTCAAAGATAAAGAAGACAAATTCAAATATTTAGCCAAAGTCAAAAGGTGGAAAGAACAGAAACCAAAGGCGTTGGCTTTCCTATCTAATCCTCGCTGCATTTGCGTAGACGAGGCCCACCATGGTCCTTCAGACACATTTAAAGCTACCTTATATGCTTGCACCAATGCGGTGTTGCGAGCAGGTTTTACGGCTACATATTCTAGATCATCTGGCGATGAAATGCTTCTCCATGCTGTTACAGGGGGTATCGTTTATAAGAAGAGCACTAGCTGGATGATACGACACGGCTATTTAAGCAGACCTGTTATAATTCTTATCCCATTTGAAGATACCCCCTTTAGCAGGGATAGAGAATGGGGTACGTATAAGGAGGCATACAGCGAAGGTATAGTACACAATAGGGAGAGAAACACGCTTTTAGCAGACTCTGCAGTGGTTATGGCTAATTATGGCATTGGCAGTATTATTTTTGTGCAGGAAGTTATACATGGTGAGAATATAGAGTGGTTGTTAAAGAAGCGTGGTTTGAAAGAACGCCAAGTTGTGTTTGTAACTGGTAACGAAACCGGAGGAACAAGGCAGCGAATACTTAAGGCGTTCCGCAAAGGCAGTATAAAGGTCTTAATTTGTACCCGCATTTTTAATGAAGGAATAGATATACCGGAAGTTGGCAGTGGCATAAAAGCAGGAGGTCAAAAGTACGAGGGCCTTAGTGTGCAACAATTAGGCCGCACGTTGCGCAAGATACCTGGAGACAATGGGGAGATTATCCTAAAGCGAGAGGAGCGAGTGTTTTGGGTGGACCCTATGGATATGCATGACGAATATCTCAGCAACCATGCCTTGCAGCGAATGTCAACGTATGAGAAGGAGAAGGAATATATCATAGAAATTGCTAACAATATAGCAGAATTGCACGCCATAGTCAAAAAACACAAAGGAAAGGTGGTGCTAGCGGCATGATGGACCGAGTGTGTTTTGTTGGACTTTTTGATGACGAAGTAAAAATCATGCTAGAAGCAATGAATGAGGTCACGCTATGTTTCCACTTAGGCATATATCAGAGTAATAGTGGCTAGAAGTTGTCCATGACGCTGGCATGAGCATATGGTCGAATAGATGTCCAAGAAGAAAATAAAGCGTTATCCGGCAATCGTTAGAAGCCCTGCAATAATGGAGGAATCTAGCAAGTTTGGCAAAACCAATCTAGATAGATTTATGCAAATGCGCAGAGCGGAGCGCAAAAGGCAAAAACAAGCTAGGGTCTACACCAAATATAAGAATGATTATTTTATGAGTTTGTTTTATGATGCAACCAACTATACGGATCTCACCAAGTACGAGATTGGTAGGATGAAAGACTTAAGGAGAGAGCTAGAAGAGGATTATAATGTGCCAATAAATTATTTTGCTGTATATGTATATAAGACAGCGTATGAGTTTTTTCAATGGATGCAGCATAAGAGAGAGAATGTGGTCGGGTTTTTCAATTCTGAAAAAGTTCTTAAGAAATTTGGTTATTGGCTGAGTGAGCAATCATATAGTTGGAGGCGCAGAAATAGTCGCTATCCGGAGGGTTTTGAGAAAAAATGGGGCAGAAGATTAAATATTGTTAATCAGAAACTCGGGATAGGGAAGGATGAAATCTTTGAAGAGGAGGTGGTGTGAGTGTCTGGTGGAGAGGATTTAACAGGAAAAGATCGAGAGATATTTAACAGTGCTATGAAGGTAATAGTTCCTAAGGGAACTAGATTCTATGGACCTCCAGAGACAGCGCCGCTTAGAGAAGATAAAAATGGTCCTTGGGAAAGTCTCCTGCGCATGGTTGTCCTTTATGTCGTGACCTAAGGACTGGCGAAGAAAGATATGTCACTCTATGTTTCCATTATGAGATATATGGGCGTTAGATGCCGCTAACAGATGCCGAAAAGATAGAAAGAGGTCTATTTTGATGCTTGAATGGATTTGGCTAAGTGTACTTATCATTTGTGTTTTAGTCTGGATGGCTATTTTATCTAAATAGGAGGTGATCATAGATGGTTGATAAAAAAAACACCAATGAATTGGGATTGTGTCCTTTTTCTTTCTCAAGAGATGGAAGCGATTATGGCTGCAACCCTAACTGCGAATGGTTTGATAAACGCAGACGAAGTTGTTGTGTTCATTCTATGAAAGCGGCCATTGAAAGATTGGCTAAGGCAATAGAGTGTAAATACAGAACAGCAGAACAGAACAAAAAAGAAAAAAGGGAAAGAGAAAGAAAGCGTGGCGTACCTGGTGACCACCGTGATCTATTTTAATGATCCAAAGAGAAGAAATAATGCCAAACGAAGCCATTTATATGCGCCACAGAGAAGCTATAAACAAGTTGCGTCGCGGAGTGATGGACAAATGTGCGGCGTGTAAAGGCGGCCTTATTCCTGTAGGATATGATGAGGAAAATGGCGTGCCCACTTTTGAAGAATGTAAGTGTAAGAAGCGCTTTGAATACCTTAAGGGCTTATGTATGGCTAATGTTCCAAAAGGCCGTTGGGATATTCTTGAACAAAAACGGGAGACTATACCCGTTACCAGTCCTTATGATTTTAAGCGTAAATTGAGCTTATATGGTAGATACATAAATCGCATTCTTAAAAACATAGACCAGGCTATAGGGCGCAGTGTAGGGCTATTTATGTTTGGTGTGCCCGGAAGCGGGAAGTCGACTGCTGCATATTACTTGATAGCCAGAGCTACTAAAAAAAGCAAGTCTTGTTATTATATCTATTTCAAAAACCTTATAGGTTTGCTTCTTGATTCCTATTCAGATAAGGAAATAAAGCCTCTCTATGATGAAATTGTCCGCGTTGAGGTATTAGTAGTTGATGAACTTAGTTTGGTTGGTAGAGTAACTCCGCATGCCGTGGCGGAGTTTACAAGTGTTCTTAAAGAAAGAGTTGAGCGTGGAAGCATAACAGTTCTGATTTCTAATTATAAGGATATTGATGAAATTAGAGAGAATTTTGGCTCTCCTATGGAAAGCCTTATGCTTGAAGGCTTTGAAGGAGTGCGCTTTGCAAGCAAGAGAGATTTGAGGGAGATAAGGAATGAAAGATTACGGAGTTTCTTCAAGTAAATCACGACAAATCGGGACGAAGTCAAAAAGTCACTTAGGACAATTATCCTATCTTGTCTTCAAGGACGCCGGGTTAAGAGGAGGCAAGTTGTTTTTATTCAACATGGGCAAGGTTAGTCATCCAGCAGAACAAAACTTTATACTTCTGAAACAATATAGCGAACATTGCGATAGACAGGTGGCTTTGGGCAAAGCCATTCCTTCGTATATGAGGTGGCTTTCAGATAGTGGATATGTGAAAACTGCTGATGATGGTTGTTTTTGTATATTGCGTGCCTTACCATCTGGAGAGGAAGACTATGGCAATAAAGAAACTCCCAAAAGAGTTGAGGATACCAAAGAAGAATTGTAAGCTTTGTCACTTACACAAGATAAGGAAGAATGTTTGTCCAGGAACAGGGCCAGGAATGGCTAGTCCAATAATTTTTACGGGCGAAGCCCCTGGCTCGCAGGAGAATTTGACCGGTATTGTATTTTGTGGAAGATCTGGACAATTTTTTAACAAAGTGCTTAAGATGCTCCGTGTTCCAAGGAACTATATAAATGCTATGAATATTATTTCGTGCTGTCTTCCCGATAATAGGGATCCTTCATTTGAAGAGGTTGCATCGTGCATTCCTTTTCTGCATGAGAAAATAAGGGCTATAAATCCTGAACTCATTGTTGCATTGGGCAAGGTGCCGTTTTTGCATCTCACAGGATATGATACAGGTGTGATTAGGAGTCACGGAATTATGCAACCCTATGTTAAAAACGAAAACATAGATGTGTTGCTTACATTTCATCCAGCCTTCATCATTAGACCGTTTGGCAGCAAATATAAGAAAGCTTTTATAAGAGATATAGATAATTCATTGAAGTTTTGTGGTTTGAGATAGTGATAGAGAAAAAACCAAAACTAAAACTTAATTGGCAGCGCGACATATTAGCTGCTCTACTTACCGATGAAGATATTATTAGGAGATCACGAGGAATTCTGCGCCCTATTTATTTTAGTTCTGTACCTTATAGGTGGTTATGTAAGAAGATATTTAGCCACTATGAAAAATATGGTTCTGTTCTAGAGAAGAGGTCTCTGAAAATAGAGCTTAATAAGTATATAAAAGAAATGGATGAGCGCAAGGCTTATCGCCTAGCGCTTATGCCCCTGTACAAACATAAACTAAAGGCCAGAGCCCACATTGTTGATACCATCCAAGAATGGGCAGAAACACAAAGTTTTGCGTTGACATTAAAGAAAGCCGCCGAACATGGTGAGAAAGGTGAACTCGGTAAGGCGAAGGATGTGGTTACATCTTCGTTTTTGTTTGATGTCAGTCGCAAAGAATATATTATACGTGATTTTACTTCAGAGTGGAGAAAACGCCAAATTCGTCGCAAAAAACAGCGTAAACTGGCTGATGAAGGAGAACGCAAACAGATCAGATTTGGGCTAGGTCCATTGGATAATGTTTGTGCGGTGTATTCCGATATGTCGTCTCTTATTACAATAGCGGCTACTAGCGGTGTAGGCAAAAGCATATTTTCGGTTAATATTGGGTCTAATAGTTTTTTGAATGATCTCAAAGTGGCACATTTTGTTTTTGAGAATGTTATAGAACAGGCTGAAGGTCGCTACGATAGCCGCTTATTGGCTTATCCATACAGAGATATTATGCGATATAGTTGGAAGAAGAAAGACTTGCAAGAGGCTAAGCGATTTATGAATGGCCTTGCTAGGAAATATAAAAATAATCTTAAGCTGTTTCACTTTCCCATAGACACTTGCAGCATTGTGATGGCCGAAGGGGTGTTGCGAGAAATTGAAATAGCTGAAGGTTGGAGACCAGATCTCATAATATATGATTCGTTAGACCATATGGTGCCGAGCGAGAAACAAGAAAACCATAGGCTTAATGTGACTAAAGTCTATAAGGATGCAAAGAGACAATCAGAAATACGCACCATACCTGTGGTTACCACTAGCCACTTAAAGGCCAGTGAGAGGCATCAGGTTGGTAGGCAAGAAGGATTCAGTGAGTCTTATGACAAGGCAAGATTATCAGATATTTGGATAACTATATCGCAGACAATTGAACAAGAAGATGATGGCGAAGCTCTTGTGTTTTTAGATAAAAATAGAGACGATAAGGGCAATCTGAAAATATTAGTGGATCTTATTTACAGGATAATGTATATTAGGTATAGAGAAGTAGCGGAATGAAGCCTGCGTCGATAAATCGATAGGAGTGAAGAATGATGAGTAAGCCGAACACCGCAATCGTTATAAGCTCAAAAAGCGCAAAAGAAGTGCTTAGGAGCACAAGGTGTTTACACCAATTACGGCATTGTGCGGTCTATTGGTTGACAGAGCCGGAATTTTTTGGTATATTGCCAGACTCTAGAATATACCAAAAAATAGATATCGCTTCTAACGAAGCTATCTTGTTGCCCATATGTTGTGGAGAGATTTGGTCTCACCATGTCTTTGTTATTGATCATGCATGGGTTTTTGATGATGATTTTCGCGGGAGGCTTTTCGAAAATTATTTGTCTGGATTTATTAGGTGTCGTGATCTTAATTGCTATTCGGATCTGGACGATAGGCGAAAGCTTGGCGGGTTAGATTATATATTTGAGCTAAGGGGCCGTGTTGATGACTACATTTACCATTTAATACATAAGCCCGTTGCTGCTGGTCGGACATACGGTGTGTTAGGGATTTATTTTGGCAGTGGCGATCCGTATAAGAAGCTTCCATTTCTTGAATACGATAACATTATAAAGGTGGTCATGGAGCGACAGTTAGCCTCTAGCGTTGTACTGTTTGGCCCGGAAGAGAATAGCATAAGAGCAGATGCTATAGTTAGTGAGAATAAGCGCTATCTGATTGTGAATGCCGTTGGGAAGATTAGTAGTTATAATCAGCTAGCTCATGGGCTTAAAGAGTGCGATGTCGTTTTGGGTGAGGACAATTTTGGAATGCATCTCGCTGTGGTTATAGGCTCTAATGTGGTAGGCTTGTTTGGACACACGGAGCCTGGTGATGTTAAACACTTTCCTAATCTAAGGATAGTGCAATCATGTGCAGAAGTTCCATGTTATCCTTGCAAGGATGAAGATCCTTGCAAGCTAGATGATAATTGCTGGAACGATTTTGATACAGAGGCAATACTCGAGGCAATAGGGGCAATGAATCCGAATGCGGCTTGATTTCGAAAAATTTATAGATAAAGAATTTCCTGATGCTTATGTGCCGCAGTCAAACCAACACGAACGTAGAATATCGTGCATTAGCAGAGATTGTCCTAAGCCGAAGAATCATATGTTTGTCAACGTAAAAAAATGTCGTTTTATGTGTCATAGATGCGGCATAGCCGGAGACGACAAGGCTTTCTTTTGCATGTATTATGGGTTGCCGTATGCAGAAGTTGTGAAAAACTATGGTGCTCTCTATGGCCTAGAGAAAGATGGTCTTTACTATGACGCTATGGAAGCCATTGTTTCGATGATTACAGAAAAAGAAGCTAGTGATCTTATAGCGAAAGTTAATGCTTTCACGATTGATTTGCCAAGGTGTTATGAGCCTATAAGCGAGGACAGTTTCCCTAAATACCTTTCGACTAGAAATATACCGAAAAAGGTTGTTGATGAATTTTTTATAGGTCAGTGCAGAGCTGGTTTTTATAAAAATAGGCTTATAATTCCGATCACAACGGGGCATAGTCTTTCTTTTGTAGCTTATAGCATGTTTTCGAAGAAAGTACTTGAGCGATTTAAGAAATTGCATAAGCAATATCCACACAACAAGGTGTATGAGAAAAACAAAAAGAAAATTCTGAATCCAAAGTCATCATTGAGTAGTTTGTTGCTTTTTAACTATGACAATGTGAAGCGTGGTTGTGAGAGATTATTTGTAGTGGAAGGTATTTTTGACGCTATTCGGTTGTGGCTATTTGGAGAAAATGCTGTTGCTATATTTGGAATAAGTCTTAGTAACTTTCAGCGTAATTTATTGCTGGCTAAGTGCCCTGGGGAGATAATATTTATGTTTGATGGAGATGTTTGGGGAGATGAAAAAAAGCTGAAAATAATAAATAAAGCAGTGGAAAAAGTTAGTTGTTATTATTCTTCTAAAATTAGCACGATAAGATTGCGAAACGGCGTAGACCCGGACGATGTGGCAGACAAGAAAACCTTGGATCAACTACTTCAGAGTAGGGTGTTATTTGGTGGTAGTATTTTTGAAGAGGTCTCAAGTAGATTATCATTTACAAATGTCTTAACTGTTTTGATAGGTGTTATTTTTTTTTGTGAATATGGGCTTTTTTTAGACTTTTTTTTATTTATGGCACCTTACATAATGTATAGTCTTTAAAGTTATGAGGTCATTAGGTTTGTGAAAGTTTGTAAACGATTTCTAACAGAAAGGAGGTGTGGTTTTTTATTCCGATTTTTGATAACCTTAGATTATTAACTAGAGAGGGGAGTAAGCATGGCTAAGAAAAACAAGACTAAGGCCAAAAAAGGCAAGAGTAAGGAGAATGCTCCTGCAAAGCCAAAGTGTTTTGGAATTTATGACTCCAAAGAGGATGACTGTCAAAAGTGTTACTATGGTTCTGGTGGCGAAGATTCTGAGTGCGCTATAGTTACAAAGGAGAGAGAAGCCGAGGAGGCTGAGGCTGCTGAAGATCAGGAAGAAGAAGAAGAAGAAGAAGAAGAAGAAGAAGAAGAAGAAGAAGAAGAA